CCCTGGATACAGGGATGCTGGACATTCTTGGTATTGAGGACACGATTACTTCTGAGGAAAGAAAAATGCTCAGAATGTATCGAGAAGCCGACAACGAGAATAAGAAGAGAGCGGAGAGTGCACTCAGACAGTAAGGAGGAAGTCATGGAAGAGAGAAATACTTTCTATCTCGCATATGGAAGCAACCTGAGCGTTGGACAGATGCTTTACAGATGTCCAAACGCTATCTATGTAGGAACTGCAGAAATCGATGGTTACGAGCTGCTTTTCAAAGGCTCGAAGACCGGAAGCTATCTGACGATTGAGAAAAATACGGGTTCCATGGTGCCGGTAGCTGTTTGGAGAATCAGCGCTGAGGATGAAAAAAATCTCGATCGGTATGAGGGCTGTCCTCGGTTCTACTACAAAACTAGGATTCCGGTAAAAGTACGCAACCTGCTGACCGGAAGACTGGGACCGGAGGTGGATGGCATTATTTACATCATGCATGAAGAACGCAGCATGGGAATCCCGACCGGGGAATACTACAACACCTGCTTGGAAGGATACAGACGCTTTGGATTCGACCCGAAGCTGCTGCTTCATGGTTTGAGCCTGAGTACCGGAGAAAAGGAAGGACAGGAGCTTGTGAACTTCTGGACCAGTAAGAGCTACGGATTCAGAAGAAGAGCGTTTGCATGGCGATGAGAGGGGAGGAGGCAGATGACTGTTGAAGAAGACATGATTTTCAACCATATCAAAGGCGCACTGTACGGAGTTGCGATCGGAGATGCACTTGGAGCCCCGAGAGAGTTTCTTTCCAGGGAGGAGGCGATGGATGAGTACGGCCCTGCAAATAATTTGCAGGGAGGAGGAGTGCTGCGCTGTACTGCAGGAAAATGCACAGACGATACGATGATGACGATCGAGGAGGCTTATGCGATCGCTGAGGATCCGGATGACCCGGTTCCGCTGGCAGGAGATCGGTTTATCAACTGGATGATCGATGATGGTTTCGGAATCGGAATCACGATTTGCAATGTCCTGACTGCCGCTGAAAAAATTCGGATAAAGCAGGGAAGAATGCTGACGACTGATCAGTGGATGAATTTGTCAAAGACTTATGCAGAAACGCACAGAGCCTGTGGGAACGGCGCACTGATGCGGTCAATCTATCCTGGACTGTTCTATAAAATGCGGAACCAGGCATCAAATACAGCGATTCAGCTAGGTAGGATCACGCACTGGGACGAACAGAGCGACTTGGCAGTCATGGTCTATACGCAGTTTATTCACGATTGTACACAGCTAGGGAAGCGTCCTCAGAAAGATCAGATACAGGAAGATTTAATCTCTGCAAGAGTGCACACAAGCTGGTGCAAACCGGGTATTTCCTCTTATTTGGACTTGAAGGCAGAACCTACCGGATGGGTAGTAGACTCGCTAAAAAACGCCCTGGAGGCTTTCTACAAGAAGCACACCTTTGAGGGAACACTGCGAAACGCAGTGGAAAGAGGCGGTGACGCAGATACGATAGGAGCGATTGCGGGAGGAATTGCTGGCGCATGGTACGGGTACAATTCGATTCCGAGACGATGGATAGATCAGCTGGACCCGTTCATTAAAGAATGCCTGAATGAGCTGGCAGGCCAGGCGTATAGAAATCGATACGGAACTGATGGTGAATAAAATCAGGAGGAAGATCAATGAGATCAGTCAGGACAGTGAGACTCAAGAGTAGAGTCAAATCCAGGACAACTGGGATGGCTAAGAGAGCGGTCAGACGAAGAATTGTTCCAACCTACGGGAAGAAGGGAATTGGTTGCATCAAGAATCCGGAAAAGGCCCTGAAAAACAAAGTGTATCACGCCACAACTGTATCAATGGATGACCTAATCGGAACGGCAACTTCAGGTTCAAAATCGAGGATGATGGAGTCATTATCCGGGAAAGCCGTGGACACATCGGAGCTCAAGACAAGTGAGGATGTGAGAACTTTAACGAAAGACGATATAGCAGACCTGAAAAAGCAGCAGAAGAACGTGAACTGCAATCTTGTTATCGGATTATTAGACATTATTCTTGGGTTTATAGCGATGGTATCAGTGCCAGGATTCGCCCTGGTGTCGATTCTTGGGATGGTGATTGTACTGCTTGCTATCCCGGCAAAGAGAAACGTAAGAATCAGGTTGAAAGCTGCTGAAAGGATGATGCTTACACTGGAAAAGGAAGAATGATGGTTGAGGAGGATGATAAGATCAACAGTTCCCTATATCATTCAAAAATATAGCAAACTATCCTGAAAAAAAACGCACATTTGTGCACTATTACGAATACCAATAACGCATCAAGTACGCTAAAATATTTGTAGAAACGGCACTTAGAAACGCACATAAATGATTTATCAATCAAGAATAGGAGGAAGAATTGAAAGAACAGACAGAAATTTCTGAGGAATATGCACAGATCGCTGCAAAAGTGATCGAAGAGCATAAGGACATTTCATGGATGAAATACGCCGAGGTGAGTATCGGATATATGTCTTCGAACAAGAAAAAGCATTCCGGTGGAAAGACCGTGTTCGCAGACTGCCGAAAGGTCCAGGACCGAGATAAGAGATTCATCCCGTTTGACTTCATTATTACGGTTTACGACCAGAATGTGACCGGTTTCAATGACAAGCAGATGGAGATTCTGATTTATCACGAGCTTCTTCATGTAGGAGTCGAGGAAAAGGATGATGGAAATGTGAAATATTTCATCGTACCTCATGACCTGGAAGAGTTCACCAAAGTCATTGATCAGTACGGAGAAGGATGGCAGCAGACAGGCGGCGATTGATGCGCTTATTGGCATTACGATGTTTAAAACAAAACATGAATTAATGCAGAGAGTAAATGCAAGTGTACAAGACGAACAAGGGTGGCTTGGTGCGGTTGCTGAATGTCTTGACGAAATTGAGGACTTGCCATCCGCACAGCCAGAACCGCTGTCCGATGCCTATATGAAATCAGTATGGACATGGTTACTTGATTATCAGATTAAGGCGGCAGAACTGAAAGGCAGATATACACCGTGTGAAGTGCTGTCGTGGGTGGCGAATGACTGGAGGAAAGAGCATGAAAGATCTGATTGACAGACAGGCGGCGATTGATGCAGATGATCTGATAAAAGTATTTGAATCATTAGAATTGATGAGCGGGCAATATCCGCAAAGCTTCACTAACATGGTGGGGAACCGTTCGATGGAAATTGAATATGCGAAGGACTATATCGACAATGCAAAAACCATTGATTCCGTGCCGGTGGTACATGCACATTGGGAACTCGCCTCTGAAGATACGGCGTATGACAACGTGTGGATATGTTCAAGCTGTGGTGAAGATTTTACACAACACAGAAAACCGAAATTTATATATTGTCCTAGTTGCGGCGCAAAGATGGACGAGGAGATTGAAGATGGATGCGTGTGAATTATGTTATGAATATGAAAATTTGGATTGCAAGTATCGTTGTAAGTATTGCGCTCTGGGAAATCCGTGCATAGATTGCGCTGACTACGACCGTGTGAAAGACACTTGCAAGTCCAGTGGAGCCTGCGGAGATCCAGCTAACAAGTGGAAAGGGACGGAAGATGAAGGAAAGGACAGCTTATGAGATTATCCAGGACGCAATAGATGAAATCTGCGATGATTACTGTCGGTATTCAAACGGTTAAGGACATCCGTCTGAGGACGGAGTATTTGAAGAATGCGAAAATTGTCCGTTTGCTGAAATGGGGTGGTTGGGATGATGCTGCGTAAGTGGAATTATAAAACCAATAAGTATGATCCTTATGAAGTTCCGGATGACTGGAATGTATCGACTTACGAGGATGATATGGGATCAATAGTCAACTGTGCGGAATGCGGGAGAACAATTATGTTTGGTTATGGATACACCAGCAGGAAGATTCACACGCTTTACGGCATGGAATATGTCGTTTGCATAGAATGTTACACCAAAGAAATTGAAGAGGAATTGAGGACATGAGGCTGATTGACGCAGATGCACTGAAGAAAATGTTAAGAGATTGGATCAGAGGTTACTGGACAGATGCTTTTGAGGTGGAAGAATGACAAGGGAAGAAGCAGTAAAAAGAATAAAAATGATTTTGGAAGAGTGTAACGAAGATGAAGTGGCAATGTGTTATGTTACACCTTTGCAAAAGACAGGACAGTGGGTATTTGTTGATAAGGCACATGAACACGCATATTGCTCTGAATGTGGTTATGGGAATGTTGATTTGTTTAACGGAAGACCACATAACTATTGCCCAAACTGTGGCGCGAAGATGGACACAAGCGATAAATCAAAAGATAAGCGATAAATTGAACTAACTGGCTGATAAGTCCAATAATCTGAAATTTGTTGGACCTGGAGGAAACGAAAAATGAAAATAGAGCTGCCATGGATTAAACCGTTTGATACGCTGGCTCTTCCGGATGATTTTGAGGATCAGGTGAAGGAAAGTTTTGGGAGGTTTACAGTTGACATGTTTTTGCTTGATCCAATGAGCGGGGAAACAAAGATGCCCGCTAATCTGAACAAGGATGACAAGACAACGGTCGATGCCTGCATGGAAGCTATTAAGATTTTGAAACGGTACAGATGGGTTCCGGTTAAGGAACGAATGCCAGACTATGGGGAATGGGTTGAGATCAGTACAAGCGAAGAAAGCAGAAACGTACATCTGGCGAGAAGACAGAATAATGAACTTTGCTATGAGTGGAAGCTGGCAAACGGGAAATGGCTTCCGATTTATTATTCTGTTCTTGCTTGGAAACCGCTGCCAGAATCCTATAAAACTCAAAATGAGGAGGAATAAGATGGCGAGAATTGAGATTGCGAATCAGATTGGAAAATATATCGAAAAGTATCAGCTGCTGAAACCGCTGCCGGCAGATCAACAGACGGATGATAATACTGCAGAACTTGATCAGGAAAATCTTGAAAAGATGCCAGAGGATGAGCGGGAGGACCTGATCAAAGCAATCGAACTTGTAGGAAGACTTACAGGCCAGAAGAACACCGGTATCCCGGAATATGACAAGCTAACAAAGAAAGATAATGATGGTGAAACAATCGTCCAGCTTACAAAAAGCACAGCTCTTAGGATGATCGAGGACGCAATGAAGAATGGTGTTGACGGAGATTATCTGGAAGTACAGCTCAGATATGCACCTGGATGGAAAGCTCAGATCGGAGTCGAAAAGGAAAACGGAGGCGTGAAAATATGAGGGAACGAAACGTCCCGGACCTGATCGATATAGTTCAAGCCTATTTCGATAAGTACGATTTATTGCAAATTCCAAATAGCGGGCACGGACTTGGACCGAATGACGGTCCGTACATGAAGAAAGAAAACTTCATGGCTATGCCTGATGCAGATCGTGAAGATTTGACAAAGGTTCAAGGATTTATTGCTCAGCTGCTGGGAATTAAACCACCGGAAGAAACTGAACAACCAGCCGGGAAAAAGGACAGCAAAGTGATTTCTATTTCGGATAAAAAGCAGGAATCAAATGAAGAGAACCACACTTTCATGATCGTGACGACCAGCATTATCAGAGCCCTGATAGAGGATGCAGAGAAAAACGAAACAGACGGATATGAGATCAAAACCAGGGTATCGGGTATCCCAGGATGGATGGTCAGAGTCGGTGTAGAGAAAATTCCAGACGAGGAATAATAGACAGATGTAGATAAACATTCCTGGAAGAAATGTCGGGAATGTTAGCAGAGAGGTAACAAATGAAACTGGTCGAGTTTTTGAATGAAGTTGTAAAAATTGCTGATCATAAAAATTATCCGAAAGAGATATTTGTGACGGACGGAGACCATAAACCGCTTCGAGTGATCGGAATCAGCATGGTGAATAACAGGATTACGATTCTGGCTGACTCGACCAGGGACACAAAGACGATTCATTGTGCACAATGCAACTTTTGGCTTAACCCAGAGAAGGCAGCAGCAGGATGGTGCATAAATCCGAAATATTCAAATCCATTGCTGAATGAGCCAAAAGGAACAGAAGGTTGAAAAGTAATTCAGAGCGGAAAGTGGCTGACTAATGAAAACTTCAGCTGCAAAGACGCTACACCGAAGAAAAGGATGGTGAGTGAATGAGCTGGGACGTAACACTGAATGATCCAGTGACTGGAAATACTCTGCTGCTGGATGAGCCACACCAGATGAGAGGCGGAACTTATGCCATTGGAGGAACAAGAGAGTGCTGGCTTAATGTTACCTGGAACTATTCAAACTATTACTTTGAAGCAGCTGATGGTGACGAGAGATTTGCCTATCAAGATTCAGACGGAAAGATCGAGCATGGATTCAGAGGACTGTACGGAAAAACCGCAGTGGAATCAATACCGATGCTAGAAGACCTGGCGGCCAGGATAGGAAAAAAGTATAAGAACCCTGATGGTACGTGGAAAACTGCTAGGAGAAAGAGACAACGTTTCTTCGACAATCACGGAATCGAGATCGACTTTCCTCAATACATAAAGCTACCTGATGGCAAGCGAAGCTGTAAAGAGGACGATTATGTAGTGAGTGAGGGAGATACCAGTAATTACTATGAGCGGACCGCAGCAAACGCTATCAAAGCTCTTAAACAGTTGGAAGCATTCGCAAAACTTAGACCTGATGGTGTATGGGACGGAGATTGAAAAATGATAAAGGAAGAGTTTGAGAAAGAAGCCTGCTCACGAGGCTCTGCTCCAAACATAGGTCTGGTAAGAAAATACACAAAGCTGCATAAGAAAGACTTTTATTATCCTCCGGAAAGGACTCACCGCCGCAGTTTAGAAAACATAACAGTACCGTAGGACGTACGGGAATATACGCCTGTGGAGACCGTGTAAAACTAAAGTCCTTTGTGGCAATGTAGTGGTCGCCGAAGCAGGAATCCCCCGGCTTCAGCCGTGGGGAGCGTCAAACAGAAGCTGACCTAATAGATTGCTATCGATACTTCGACAAGATTGGCTGGCAAGAGGAGACTCGTGGTCAGAAGAGCTCTTCCTGCAGCTACGATGAAGAGAACGATAACACGGCAGTTACCAGTGGAATGAGAAGACGGTATTTCCGCATGAAAAAAGAATCGTGAAAGAGAGGTCTAGCGAATGATAGTACCTGCAAGCATTAAGGAGATCAGGAGAGAAAAGAAAAACTTCGGGAAGCTGGAAAGACTGATGAAGCAGCATCCGGACCTGCCAGTCGTACCGATGGTGAAAGATGGGGTTTACGTGGTGGACGGAGAACCGGAGCTATATCAGGGAGACCTGGGAGACTCATTTATAGCATCTGTCTGCATCGCAAATGACAGGATCGTTATCTGGGAAAGCTCTGATTGCTGCGATATTGATAAGGTATTCACAGAATGCGGACTGGATTATGAAGATTACGGGATAACGGATGGTATGCCAGCTAAAGAACAGGATATGAAAATGTCAGCAGCTTTGCAGCAGCTTAACTGGTTGATTTGCATCATATCGATTATCGATGTCCCAAGCAAAATCATTCCGGACAATACAGAAAAGCAACCAGAGGTAAAGCCGGCAAAGAAAGCCAGGAAGAGAAAATGAGTGATCGAGCAATCCTGCTTGGAATGATAGAAGAAGAATCCGACCCGGAGCGCAAATCGGTTCTGGAAAGACTGCTTCGGCGCATGGATGAAAGAGAAAAGACAGGAACTTGGAAACCCGCAAACATTCGGGATAAGTCAATGATGTTCATATGCAGCGAATGTGGGAAAATTGCTTATTACCCTCAGGGAAACAGGAAAAAGCAAGAAAAACCTAAGACCTGCAAATATGAATTTTGTCCGAACTGCGGAAAACCGATGCAGATTTATTGAGGAGCTGATGGTATGAATGCGGAAATGCAGAAACTGAGGGATTATCTTACGGCACATAACATTCCCTGGCGTGATGACTCAGAACCTAACCAGGAAAAGATCGAAGCATTTGGAAAGCAGATCGAACCGATAGTTCGAAAAAAATTTGAACTCTATGGTAATGAGTGGAGTGTTGTTTACGGATTCGGTACCTACGGATACCAGCAGGGGCTGTTGGAATGCTGGATAAGAGGCTACGGAGCAGATCCTGATGGATGGTTGACGGCTGACGACATTATCAGAGTGATCGAGGGAACACAATGACAATTTTTGAAATGTGGGCAGAGAGCTTCAGAGATACAGATATAAACCTGGCCAGAATCGGGATAAGATCAGAGCTGCCCGGGACTGGCCTGTACAAGAGCTGGAAGCCTTGTGATCAGAGACTTCCAGTTTATCACGTATGGTTTATGGAAAAGAGGCTTATAGCGACTGAGAACCTGCAAGAAGCAGCACAGACGTATGCTAGATGCCTGAGCTCATAATAGAAATGGATGGTCAGATGAGTGAAAAGAAGAGGGATAAGCTAATCAGATTATCAGAGCTTCAGTCAATACCGATTCGCATGGACCACTACGATGAGGAAAACGGGAAATTAGACTTCATTCTGGGGATAGAAACTGCGATCGAATATGCGGAAAATCTTCCGGATGCAATCGTACATTGTGAAGAGTGCGAGCACAGAATGACCGAATCTCCTGATGGATGGTGTGTATGCGACAAAGTAGTTCATAACGGAGTAGATTACCTGCCAGATCACCAAAATGATTGGTTCTGCGCTGATGGAAGTCAGAAGAAAGACTTGAAAAAGATGCCAAATAACTTTAAGGCACTGATTAAACTCGGACTGGAAAAGACCGGAATGAAAAAGCAGGATCTTGCAAAAAAAGTTGGAACAACACCGGTCTCGATAGGAAGATATGCAAAGGCACTACGTGTTCCTGACTGGGACATGGCTATGAAGATCCTGGACGCATTAGGCTATGAGGTCGAAATCAGGATGAAAGAGGACAATGTATGAAGGAAAAGGTTGAGGATGTTTTAGATAAAGACAGGCTTTCGGCAGGAGTAGCAATCCAGCATCTGTCTACCGCAATCTTTTGTCATTGGCGGGAGAGTTTTAATGAGGAACGCTATCCGAGCATGGTGGGGACCGGCCAGATTCATGATTTATGGAACATGATGTATGCGGATATGAGAGCTCTGTACACATTAGAAAAAATGGCGGGAGTTGAATACAGGACTGCCGGCATAGACGATGGTGAAAAGGACCGGCTTAAACACAGTAAAGTTGAAAAGGCAGGCGAGAAGACTGATCAGGAGGAGAAAGCATGAGCGTGAAATACTGTTGGGAGACAGATCAGTTCAATGATCCGTGGAGACACGGCCTGCATGAATCGATCGAGGAATGTATTCAGGAAGCAAAAGAGAATGACGTAAGTCCAGGCGAGAAAATCTTTATCGGAGAGGCCATTCCGTACATTCCTCAGATCAGCGCTGACAGTGTGTGCGAGCTGCTGATGGAGGATTCAACTGAGTATGCACCGGAAGATAGTGATTGGCCGCATTTTGAAAGAGGAAAGGGATGGTTAGGAGAGGACCTGCTGCAAGAAAAACTGGATAAATTGCTGAAAGAGTGGCTGGATGAGACAAACCAGCACCCAAACTTTTATCAGATCGACAGTGTGAGGGAGGTCATGGTGGAATGATAGATAAAGAAATATCAGTCGAGTTCTGTAAGAATGTCAAATATATATGCGAGAACAGCGGAATAATGATCGGAGAAGTCGAGAAAAACGCCGGGATTTCAAGAGGCTATATTTCAAGACAGAAAAGAATATCTCTGGATTGTGCTTATAACATCGCTAAGTATTTGGACATGTCGCTGGATTCAATGGTCAGTAAGACTCTGGAAAAAGAACAGAAGATCAAAGCCCTGAAGAAGCATTTGGAAGATGTGAAAAAAGAGATTGCAGAGCTGGAAGAAAACGATTGCGAAAGCGATAAAAGCCCAGCTAGGAATACTCTTAGACGTGATATTGGGGGATACAGCAGTGGAGATGATACCGAAGAGGTCAACAATCCGTGCAGTTGAAGCAAAGACAAATTTTCAACCAATGGATGACCTGGACCTTTTCTACAACAGCGGAGTCGAGGAAGCAGTAGAATCAGTCGATTCAATGCCGGGGCTGGACATTGTGTTCTGCAGAGAATGTTGCAATTATGTCAGATTCAAACTCTTTACAGAGAATAGGGAATTGAGCGAAGCACATAACTTCTGCAAAAGAACATTTGTTGAGCATGAAGAGGACTGGTTCTGCGCAGATGGAGATAGAGGAACGGAAGAATGACAGAGAAGGAAAAAGAAATCACGATCAAGTTTCTGAAGGAAATGGAAAGAAATTGCAGAGTGGCGAAGAACTACGATGACCCAAAGAGGAGGTACAAAGGAAGGGCCCTGAGAGCTGGAATTGCTGCTGTAAAGAAGATCATGCCTCATGGTGAGTGGAAGTACGGACCTGATCAGGGAGCTTATACCTGTTCAATCTGCGGCCGTAAGTTTGAGAATGCTGTGCTTGAATCTGTGGCAGAGGACGGTGAAAAGGTACCGCACTATTGCCCAAAATGCGGAGGATTCATGGTAGGAGACAAGAAATGACAGAAAAGCAAATAATCCTGATGAGAAGAATCAACAGCTGCCTGAATCGGATAGCGAAGGCCGAGCAGCGGCTGAACCAGAGCTTCCCAGGAGCAATCAGGGGAATCACAATGAACAGTGATGGTGACACGAACGTTGAGACAGATATTTTACCTGACGACTGGTACAGAGTGATTGAGCAGCAGAACTCAAAGAAAATTCGATACTGGGTAAATCGGTTCAAAGACTGGACTGCCTGAATGTCTCCTGCGATGGTGAACGAGAAGAAAACAATAAAAGAGCTGGCAAAACAGATCAGGAAGCTGTGCACGAAGACAGAAAGCTGTTTGAATTGCGAGCTTGGAGATCAGTACGGATTTTGTAAGCTAGAAGGTATGAATCCACGAGAGTGGAGATTGAGAGGAAGGACCAGGGAGATTGATGGCTAAACTGATTAACGCTGATAAATTGATTTCTGACCTGCCTAGAATGTTTGGATGCGGAAACGTAGACCCAAAAGAAGAGAATTTCGTAAATGCGTGTGAACATTTGATCAAAACGATTCTGGAAGACGCACCCAAAGAGGATGCGGATATGATAAGGCATGGTAAGTGGCTGATAGTCGAGCCGATTGACCCTGGAATATCCACATCCTGGCGCTGCTCAGAGTGCGGAGAGATCACGATTCGAAATGTAGCGATGGATACAAACAAAACATACAAGTATTGCCCTTATTGTGGAGCCCGCATGGACTTAGGAGACCAAAATGGAACTGATCAAGAAAGCTGATGTACTGAATGAAATCAATGGCTATTACGAGAACAAGAGCGAGGAATACTGCGCTGGCTTGGATGCAGCAAAATACGCAATCTATGTAGCTGAAGTGATTGATACAGAAAAGATCATCCACTGTGAGAGCTGTGGACACAGAGTGAAAGACCAATATGGATTAGAGTTCTGCAATCATGGTATGAAAAAGATTCCGAGCTACAAGTGGTATTGCGCAGATGCGATTCCGAGAGAGGCGAAAGATGAAAGCAAAGATTGAGTTTTTCGTTTCCAGAAGATGGAAACCGGGAGACTGTTTTGAATGTCCGATCGCATATACGGATAAGCATAATAGAATACAGTGTGCATTTGAGCTTACCGTTGCTGGTAAGGACCAGACAGAATGTCAAGCGGAGATTGTCATGGATGAGGGAGAAAGCAAGACTTGAGGGAGATTTTTCAAATTTTGTCTATACAACGCACATATGTGCAGTTATAATAAAAGAAAAGATGATTTATTGTGCGTTTTGCCAGTAGAAAATACACTGTATAAAGTGTATTATTACAGCGTAGGACCTAGTTGAGTAACAAAGAAAGGGAGCGAAAATTAAATGGTTCTGACGATCAACGGGTTTGATTTTCCGATGTCTCAGGATGATGCCTGGGACGTAATCAACTATGCGAGGGAGCGCATGATTGTGGTCCAGCCTGGAGAAGAAATTCAGCCAGATATGATCATTCCGGATGAGGAGCTTAAACAGACCGGGACGGATGGGCTTGTAACAGTAGCAGAAATGCCTAAGGACTCAACGGTGATCGGGTTTCCGTCTAATTCAGATGGAGAGACAGTAGGAGCAATTACGGAGCCTAAGAAGTACAAAGGATTCCTTCTGATTCGATGCGATAGATGCCGAAAACTGAGAGCATTCAATGCCAGAAATCCGATCAGCGAATATAGATGTTCGGAATGCGGAGCGATAACACCACTGCCTGACCTGAAAATGGCCTACATGGATTGTACTTGCGGTGCACACTTCAAGTACAAAACGAATGAGACCGCAATGGAAATCAGATATAACTGCCTGAATTGCGGCAAGAAAGTAAAAATGAATCTGAACTCACGTGGAACGACATATGTAACGGCTAGGCCGAGAAAGAGAGGGTATGAATGTACCGCATGGTGAAGATCAAGAACAAGATCAAAGCGAAGCTGATTACAGCTGCCGGCGTAATAGGTTTTTTTGCAGCAGTGAGACCGGATACGGTGCCGAAGATGTGGTTCATCTCAGCGTTTTCTATCGTTTGTTACGAGCTTTACAGCTATCTCCTCTATGACCAGTTCATGGATGACTATAAAGAAAAGGTGAAAGCAGAGAAGCGTGCCGAGAGGTATGCACAGCAGCAGGAGGTAGCATAAGAAATACACCGCATCATGATGCGGTGTCTCGGGAAGTAGTTTAACAGGAAAACATATAAGACCTCCATCTATATTGTGATTTTGCGGGTTCGAATCCCGCCTTCCCGATTGCCCGCCGAACCACACTGCTAGCGGTGCATGGTCCGGAATGGAAATCAGGGTAGCCTGGCAGCCTGAGTCTTTAACGATTTCTTGACTTTAAGACAATCGGATGCCGGGGGATGGCTAAAAGCCCTTTGCCTCAACATTTGGGAAAAGTGAGAGGATGCTTTTGATACCGTTGCATTCCTGGAAACAATGCTGAAAACAGGTATGGCAGTTGGGAGAGACCAGCAGGGCGGAACGTAAAAACTCCCCAGGAGACACATGAGACTTATTACAACTCCCCTTCTCATGGCCGTGAGTTCGAATCCCACCGCCCCACTTTTGAAATGAAATACTACGTGAGGGAGTGAAATTTCACAGCGGAGCATGGAAACTGACTCTTAGCTGAGAGGGATCCGCAGATGAGCGGGAAATGTGACCGTAATCTTTACATGAACTCCCACACAGAGAGGAATAAGAGATGAGAACGCTTATGGTATTGGACTTCGAGCCTGAAACGTGCGACATATGCCCGATGAGAGGGACTGGGGACGATCATCAGGACTGTGCATTTTCGGACCAGGAAGAGCCGATGGTGATAGGCCAGAGGAAGAGAACCTGCCCGATTATCAAAGAACCGAATCAGAATAGTGTTGAGGATGCAGCAGATCAGATAGCCCGTGGAAACGAGTACAACGGAGGCTTCGCAATAGGCTGGAATGCTTGCCTGAACACGATCAATTATTTGGCAGATGACCGGAGGAACAGCTGGGATTGGTGATAGCGATAACTCACCTAAAGCAAACACCAGATATGCAAAGTTTGAATAAACCACGGATTTCAGAAACAAATGCAAACAGGTAGAGTGCAAGAAGGGGAAGAGCTGACAATGATGGTAAAGGGCGGAGAACTGGAACTGCATGTCAGGAAGCAGGCTAGCAAGCCACAAATCAATCAGATCAAGGGGACATTAGAAGACTGGAATAAGTGGCTGGCCGGCGATGATGCGGTTAGAGAGTACCACAGAAACATGGATAGACTGGTCCGAGTCGAAGAACTGGTGAGCAGAGCTAACCTGGCTAGGAACATGATCGAGGCAAAGAGCCGAGGCGAGATGGACGTAGAAAGCCTGATAGGAAGACTTATGGCCAGAAGTGCAGACATGATAATGAATGGGGATGATAAGGCAGCAGGATACGAAGAGGCTACGCTTGACGTATTCGATGAAGTAATGAAGAGGGAAGCGATGGTAAGCTCCGATGAAGCAGCGGAGGGAAGCAAGTAAAGGATAACATCTACCAGGCACAAAAAAGCTGCTGGAGAGGGCAGCAGGAGGCACATGGTAGTGATGATATAAATACAAACCGTACATTTTAACAAACTGAATACAACTAGGGAGAAAAAGAGCGGTCTGGTGAAGCCCGCTCTATTTTTGTGCATCAGCAACCAGAGGCAGGAAGGAGAGGATTTACATGAACGTACAGGCACAGCCGTGGGAGAGGCAGAAAGGAGAATCTGCAAAGAGTTTCGAAGCGTTTGCTACATTCCGGGATTTGGGGCCCGAGAGAACGATAAGCGAGGTGTCAAAGCGGTTACAAAAGAGTGGAAGCCTTTTATATCGATGGTCAAACGCTTGGGACTGGGATGAAAGAGCGAGAGCCTGGGACAATGAGCAGGACCGGAAGGCCCAGAAAGAACACATCCAGGAGATCGCCAAAATGCGGTCGAGGCACACAAAGCTGGCAGAGTCGATGCTGCTGAAAGCGGCAAAAGCACTGAAGGACTTGCCAGACGGCGCAATGAAACCAGCAGACATAACCCGCATGGTGGATGTGGCTGCACAACTGGAAAGACTATCCAGAGGAGACACGACAGATTCTATTGAGATCAAAGATGGTGGAAAGACCGAACCGGCAGTGAAATTCTATATGCCTGACAATGGGAGGGACGAGAAAGATGCCGATAACATTCAGGTCGGAGCGGAAGAAAATGCTTAAACACATGTATTACGACATGTGCGATTCATGGCTCGAAGAAGCAGAGAAGAATCCGCTTATATCGACTGAAAAACGCACAGAAATGCAGATGGATGTGAAAGAATGGAAAGTCGAGTTCAAAGAACTGATCGAGTCACTGTAAATTACCTGAATACTAGAAAAGAACAGAAGTGCGTGTCTAAAATTGGAGCGAGTGATGGTGATCACCGCTCCTTTTTAGGATGAGGAATAGGAAGAATGAAGATATTGAAGCCGCAGCCAGGACCACAAGAGCAGTTCTTGTCGTCACCAGCTGACATCGTGATTTACGGAGGAGCAGCAGGTGGAGGCAAGTCATGGTCAATCCTCTATGAACCGCTCAGACATGTAGATAACCCGAAATTCAACTGCGTAATATTCCGAAGAACGATGGCACAGGTCATGAACTCTGGTTCTATATGGGACGCATCGTTTGGAATTTACAACCTTTATCCGGGAGCGAGAGCAGTCAAAACACCGAGACCGAACTGGAAATTCCAAAGCGGCGCAAATGTGATGTTTGCACACTTGGAGAAGGAAAACTCAAAAATGGACTATCAGGGCGCAGAAATCTGTCTGATTGAGTTCGATGAGGTTTGCCATTTCACAGAAGGACAGTTTTGGTACATGCTATCCCGAAACAGATCAACATGTGGAGTGAAGCCATATGTGAGAGCAACATGTAACCCGGACCCTGATTCGTTCGTGGCAAAACTTATCTCATGGTGGTGGGACCCGAAGACCGGATATGCGATTCCGGAGAGAAGCGGGAAAATACGATATTTCGCTAGAGTGAATGAGGAACTTGTCTGGGGTGATACCAGGGAAGAAATTCTCAAACAGCCAGGAGTAATGGAAACATATGAGGCTACAAAACATGAATTTGAAAGCCAGGGGATCCGGTATGGTCTGGACAATTTCATCTTGTCCTTCACTTTTATAGCTTCTTCTATTTACGACAACAAAGAGCTGCTAAAGCAGAACCCGATGTACTTGACGAATCTTCAGGCCCTGGGATTGGTCGAGAGAGAACGACTGTTAAAGGGAAACTGGCTGATACGTCCTGCTGCCGGCCTGATGTTCAAGAGATCGCAGATCACAGTAATCGATCAAATCCCGGATGATGTGGTCAGATGGGTAAGGGGCTGGGACCTAGCAGCAACCGAGAAAGACGAGAACGGGGAGGCAGCTTACACAGCTGGTGTCCTGATGGGAAAGCGCAAAAACGGGAAATATGTTGTCGCTGATGTGGTCAATAAGCAGTATTCCGCAGATGAAGTGCGGAGACTGATACATAATACGGCAATTATCGACAAAAAACGATTCAAACACAAGGTAAAGGTAAGACTTCCTCAGGACCCGGGACAGGCAGGAAAAGACCAGGCAGCAAACTTTATCAAGATGTTGGCAGGATTCTCCGTGGCAGTGGAGCGTGAGTCAGGCGATAAGGTCACAAGAGCGGAGCCGTATGCAGCCCAATGGCAGGCTGGAAATGTCGAGATAATTGCCGGCGAATGGAATGAAATGTATTTTGCACAGCTCGAAGGATTCCCAGACGGGAAATGGAAGGACATGGTGGATGCTAGTTCTTCAGCTTTCTCAGAGCTTGAAAAAGCAAACACTTCTTCCGCACCACCGGAGGAACCTGGAAACATGAAGATGAGTTATTGGAGATAAGGAGGACGCTTAAACGATGGCAAAAATCGGTGCCGAATACGGGCGACTCGGGCAAAAGCGATTCTACAACGGAATATTCTATGAGGAGTTCGTACCAGAACTTCATGGTCTGAGGGGCGTTGAGGCTTACAAAGAAATGTCGAACAACGATGCCGTGGTAGGCGGCATTCTATATGCAATCGAGATGTTGATTCGGCAGTGTAAGTTCATGGTCGTTCCAGGCGGTGACAAAGACATTGACAAGAAGGCTGCAGAATTTGTCGAACAGTGCATGAATGACATGGAATATACCTGGCAGGATACACTTTCGGAAATTTTGAGCTTTCTCACATACGGATGGTCTTATCATGAGATCGTTTATAAGCTGAGACGTGGAAAGAAGAAGGATGTCGGACTGAGCTCAAAATACAATGATGGTCTGATTGGCTGGAAGAAGCTACCGATACGTTCTCAGGACACTTTCTACGAGTGGAGATATGAAGAAAATTCCGATAAGCTGCTTGGAATGGTCCAGAGTGCTCCGCCAAATTATACACAGGTCCTGATTCCGATCGATAAAGCCCTTCACTTTACGACAAAATCCGTCAAAGCAAATCCTGAGGGAAGATCAATTCTTCGAAGCGCATACCGGGCATGGTATTTCGTGAAAAGAATTGAAGAGATTGAAGGAATCGGTATCGAGAGAGACCTGGCTGGTTTTCCAACACTGACAGCACCGGCAGATGTAGACATTTGGGACGATAGTGACCAGGATATGAAACGGATGCTTGCCCGTGCACAGTCAATCGTTTCCGGTATTCGTAGAGATGAGCGTGAAGGACTGGTTCTCCCGAATGGATGGCAACTTCAGCTCCTTACGTCAGGCAGCAGGAGGCAGTTCGATACAAACCAGATCATTGATCGATACCACAAAGAGATTGCCACATCGGTCCTGGCAGACTTTGTACTCCTGGGGCAGAACTCTGTTGGATCGTTTGCTTTGGCTGATAGCAAAACGGCTATGTTCGCACTGGCAGTTGGAACCTATCTGGATACGATTTGTGAGGCTTTCAACAACCAGGGAATCCGAAGACTGATCGATATTAACGGACATGCATTTGATGGTATCACCGACTATCCGAAGATGACTCACACTGATATTGAGAAGCCAGACTTGACAGCATTCGCAAACTTCCTGAAAGGAATGATCGATGCAGGCGTGATCACACCGGACCCGGAACTGGAGCGTTATGTGAGACAGATCGGTGGACTTCCAGAAAAAGTTGCTACAGAGCAGCCTGATGGTGAGGGAGACCCTCAAGACCAGACACCAGTGGATGAAAAATCAGAGTCAGCGACTATGTACAAGATTCAGTCGGCACTGAGCAAGTACATACGAGGAGAGTTCCCAAGAGACCTGACAAAACAGATGCTGGAAGGAATCGGAATAAATGAGGAACGGGCTGAGGAATACTTGCAGTCTATTGACCGAAACCACAAACTGTCACCTGATGGCCAGACCGTCCTAGACGGCACGCCGAGCCGAAAATCAGCTGAAGCTAGAGCAGAACATGAAAATGCTGAAAAACGTGTAGAAGCGGCAAATACGAAGCCAGAGAAGCAAACTGACAAGATGGAAAAGCCGCAGCAGCGTAGAAACGGCATAAAGGAACATGTCAATGCAGCAGCGGGAACGCCACCGGTAAAAACCGAAGAGAAGAAAGAGGCTGATGGCGAGTGAACGAGATCAGAACTGTCTACCAGAAAGATAAATTTGCGGTCCAAAAAGTCCGTGATGGTTACATTGTCTGGAACACTGAAAAAGAGTTCAAAGAAGGACATACGCACATCTCAGACTTTGATACAGCAAAAAGACTGATCAGTCTGTCAATCCACAAGGAGGTACCGAGAAGCCTTAGCAGGTATCTTCGTGTCTCCCTGATGCGGCTTTCTAATGATGCTGACTATACAGCAAGAATCCTGGCCGGCAAAGGAAACTGCATGAACTTCGGTGAAGCAACTGCTAGGATGCGTGAAGGATACAAAATCACCAGGGAAGCCTGGCCTAATGGTGTCTTTGTATTTTACATGCCAAACAAAAAAATCTTTTTCGCAGAGCTGAGCCAGGAGTACCGGAACCGACTTAGGGGAACAAGGAGCATTGACAAGAACGGCCGTATCGAGATCAGAGGCTATTTCATTATCCGGGAAGAGGACGGTTCACTTGGCATCGGATGGATGGCCGAGATAGAAGATGTTCTTGCGGAAGACTGGGTGATTGTGCACGAAAAGAAAGAGAGGGAGAACGATGGCGAAACTTTTTTACGAAATCCGTAAATCGAATCCCTATCCTAGGCAGAAGGGTGGACGTTTTGGCTTTGCCCCAGGCGGAATGACTGCAGACGAAAAACCAAAGTTAGAAAGAAGCTCAGCTACGGACACCAGATCAACAAACGCAGGGCCCGCTTCTAGCTCAACAAAAGAGAGCAAGTATAGTGACGAGGACCGATGGCTATATGAATTTTTCTATGGAATCGATCAGAACGACCCGGATTTTGACAGAAAAGTTGATACTGCTATCAAACAAGATGAGGAAGAACGCAAGCAAAGAGAGGATAGATGGGAAGAAGAACAGAAAAAACAAGAAAAGCTAGAAGCTGAAAGAGAAGCGCAGATTCAGCGTGAACTTGATGAATCTACAGACTTTGAAGATGTGCCTGATGGGTATATGCCTCCAAAACTTAATACTGATCATGATATAAGCAAATGCAAAAGTGTTGCAGAATTAAAAGAGTACGTTCAACAAAAGTACGGAATTGATTTTGCTAAAGGAATGGACGGTATTGACCTGGAAGCTGGCAAAGCTGCTATGACCGGAATAACTACCGTAATTAGCGAGTGTGAGCCAATCCAGATGCATCGAAGCACCAAACTCTATAATGTCAATATGAGACATGCATTTAAGTATGAGATTCCGGATGACACATACGTTCCTGGAATGTTTGAGCATGGAAACATAATACTAAACCCGGATTTCTATGGAACAGGTGGGCATATAAAAGAATCTTGTCAAAACAATTCCGAAAAAGGATGGTGGCATTCAAACTCTTCGGCAGAAAGCGTTGCAGCTCATGAAGCTGGACATCATATCGAATATGTTTTGACAGAACTCAATCCTGACATTCCGCACTATGCTAAGGGGACTGCTATGACTAAACGGCACCAGGAGGCCCAGAACGTAGTCAGAACGGCGATCAGAAACATCGAAAAAAAGAGCGGAAATAAACAAAGGGAAAAGCATCACATTGAGGAAATAAGTGGGTATTCTGGGAGGTCTTATAGCGAAGCGCTTGCAGAAGCATTCGGTGACTGCATCGCAAATGGTGAAAATGCTAAGCCTCTTTCAAAAGAAATCAGAAGAGTGGCTATTCACAGGATCCAGAGGTTCATGAGGGGGAAAAACGATGGTTAAACTTTTCAATGAGATCAAGAAGAAGGTTTTGACTCAGGAGCAAAGAGACAACTTTTCGGAGAAAACATTCGGAATCCCGGAGCTGAGAAAATACCCGCTGAACGATGCACAGCATGTGCGATCTGCAGTGGTTATGTTCAATTATGTTTCACCGAAATACGAGGCGGAGCTGGCAAGAAACATAAAGCGAGCTATGAAGAAATTCAATGTTCAGATGAATGTATCAGGTCAGAACAGATTATCAAAGTACCTGAACAATGGTGAATCAGCTGAGTAAGGATAGAAAACTTTGCTTTAAGCAGCAGGAGAGAAGAATGAATACTCCGTATACATTCGAGAACACAGTCATGAAAGATTGGATGGTTGTCGAGTACACTGATCGTGATTGATCAATGAGATTGATGCAGGAGAACGTCATGGCGAAAACATTTAACGAAATCAAAAAGTATAATCCTTATCACGGGAAAGATGGGAAGTTTACCGGAAGCGGAGCTGCTTCATCAGTATCGCCTGATAGAAATTACACGATGAGCGAAGAGCTTCCTGAAATAGTCAAAGCGGATTTCGTGAATTTTGAGAAGAAACTGTCTTATGCAGACTTCATGCGATGGTTCGCTCCGATGGGAATCAAAAAGTGGCAGAAGCAGAATCGAGCACATGATGCTTTTGATATGTTTCATGTCGTCACAAAATTCTTCAGGGAATACAAGAAGCAGATCAAGACTCAGAACTTTGACATGCTGAAACTTTTCAAGTGGTTATCTGATGGTTACATCGAGATAGCACACAAGAGATATAAAGTTGATGCACCGATTATCGGGGAAATGGCATTCCTCTTCCCGGAAATGATCATCGGCTCAACGGAACGAATGCTTGAACAGTCTGGGTACGACCTGGATGGCTACACGTTCTCAGACCGAAGAGCATACGGAATCGGAGTAGAGGAATCTTCAGAGATCAATGCTGATTCGGAAGATATTGACGCTTCCAGGACCGGGATGAAGTATAAAATCTGGCATACCTGCGAGGATGAAAAGGTCAGAGAGGCACATGAACAGGCAGCAGGACAACTGAGAAAACTTAACGAGTATTTCAATGTCGGAGGGGAACTGCTGCGGTATCCGTGCGACCCAAGAGCCAGCATGAAAAATAAAGCAAATTGCAGGTGCTGGGTTGAGTATTCTAAGTAAAATAGGGGATTCATGGTGAAAACGCTGGATGAGATAAGAAAGCACAATCCATATCACGGGAAAGAGCAGTGAAGGAAGGATATATCAAGAAGAGTATGAAGAGCTCACGCACGTTTGAAGAGATTAAGAAGTACAATCACTATCATGGTGCAGACGGAAGATTTACTACTTCAGCGAAAGCTGTGCATAGAGACTATCACTCGTCCGACCCGACTGATGTCCTGGCTGAGCAGAGGACTGGATTCAAGAACTCTATGAGCGGTCATATCACTGCTGATGGTAAGATAGATCCTAAGCGGGAAGAATTGCATAAGAGAATTATCAGACAGTATCTGAAAGGACTCAAACCAACAACTGGACAGGGAGTTTACCGAATGATGGGCGGCGGGCCGGCATCCGGAAAAGGACGAGTCATCAAAGATGGATTCGTTTCTAAGATGGACCCAGCCACTTCAGTCAGGATAGACCCGGATGTGATCAAAGAAATGCTTCCAGGGTTCAAAGCTATGTCAAAGAAAACGGATAGAGCAGCAGCATTCTATCACGAAGAGAGCTCAATGATCGCCAAAAGATTGCTGAAAGTGGCAGCAGATGAACACTACAATATCACTTACGATGGAACCGGAGACGGGAGCGTTGAAAGTGTTATGGCTAAGCTGAAAGTAGCAAAAGAACACGGCTACCGAACTGAGGCGGAATATGTTACAGTAAATACGGATGAAGCGTCTAAGAGAAACGTCAGCAGGTATCTGTCCGCAATGAAGAAGGGAGAGAGCCCACGACTGGTCCCAGACGACTTTCTCAGGGAGTGCCACCCGAAAGTAACATCGATCGGAGTACAGGTTGCACATCTGTTTGATAAGGCAGAACTGTACGACAATAATGGCCCGATAGGCTCAAAGCCGGTCCTAATTGCTGCTGGAGGCAAGGGAAAAGGATTCACGCCGGTTCCGGGCCAGGAGAAAAAGTTCGAAGAGTTCCTGAATAAAGCAAACTAAGGGAGGAACTGCATGGTTGAGAGAACAAATCGTCAGAGAGAGCTCATTCATCAGATCAACGGAAGACGCTGGAACCAGCTGATTCTGGCTGTGAATGATGACATGACACCAGATCAGATCAAACCGGAGCTGAATGAGGGCGAGCTGTTTGTGTATCAGAACATGCAGAAAGAGCTTGCCAGGTATCGGAAGATCAATCCGAAGGCTGCATTCTCACCGGTTGAGTATGAGACAGACGATGAAGGATTGGACGTGTATCACGAAGAAGCCTGGAAAAACTTCAAATCGTAATGAGAACACCACATGGTTGAAGAGACCGTGTGGTGTTTTTCTATACTTGAAACATATACCGATATAGGTATATTATGAGAACAAAATTTCATGAAAGGAGAGGAAACTATGCCGGTTTCAGAGGCCCAAATGAGGGCATCTAGGAAGTATGATCAAAAAGCCTACGATCGCATCCTAGTTCTATTCAAAAAAGGTGAGAAGGACAAAATCAGGGCTGCTGCTGCTATTGAAAACAAATCAGTGAACGGATATATCACCAGCACGGTCATGAGAGATGTGGAGGAGAAGATAACTGCAGAAGCTGATGGTTGCTCAGAAAAAGTCCAGAAGGAGAACTGAGAGACGAAAGCAAAATATATCGGGACAGTCTCTTGTAACTGGCCTGGGGGAACATTACATCCACGGTACTGTGTATGAACTTAGAACATGGATAGTGGAATATCTGGGAAGATCGGCAATCTGGTTTGGTAGCCACGGTGAGCTGCCCTGCCCGTATTATTCCATGGAAGGCTTTTTGAAAAAATGGAAAGTATTATCACCTTGATGGCGAAAAACATCTGTAAAACAGGACCTGGATAATTGCTCACATCTGTGCGCTTCGATATGATTTGATATAACGGAGGGCACCGATATGGCGAAAGTATTTAGTGAAATAAGAAATGGCATAGATAATAAAGTTGAAAAGTATAATCCCTATCATGGTAAAGACGGAAGATTTACCACGGGTGGGGGATCCAAGACTACAGTTCCGTACAAAGGCGGGACCAGCGGAGCAGGAGCCTCAGCAGGCAGCTCTGGAAGTTCATCTGGGCATACAATATCAAGCTCAATGGATGATAACAGCCCGGAGGGAAAGAAACTGCACAGAGAGGCGGCTGCAACAGCGAAAGCGGCCGTAGCGAAAGCGAGTAAAGCAGAGAAACAGATCACAAATGACCTGGATGAGATCGCTGATATTACCGGGAGCGAGCTTGCCGACCGTGATTTTAGACTCAAGACTGAAAAATCGCTAACCAGAAAACTCGTTACGGAGTGTAAGGAACAGAGCGATAAAAAGAATCGAGATGTGCATCCGGATGAAGCGGTTAAGAGGATGTATGATATTAACCGTTATACAGTGATGGATGACGAAGAGCATCTTACGGCAACTTTCATGGAGACAAAAAGACGATTTGAAGCAAAGGGATATAAGGTAAAACGTGTCAAGAATACCCTGGGTGATACTAACGCTGATTACAGAGGCGTGAACTGTGTCATTGAGACAAAGGATGGTACAAGATTCGAGCTTCAGTTCCATACAAAGAAGTCTCTTGAAGTAAAAGAAGTAAACCACGTCATGTACGAAGAAGAACGCAAAGATGATACCCCACCGGAGCGGAAGAAGCAGCTGAAAAAGCAGATGAGTGAGAACGCCAGATCAATTCCGACACCGAAGGACATTGATGCGATCAAGCCTTTTGACGACCTGGCCGTTAAAAAGTCGGATTCTCCGTACTATATGTACTATGACAAGACACTTCCCTACGATTATAGGCGTTGACAATATACATATATAGGTATATCCTAAAGAAGGAAAGGAGGAACGAACATGAGGTACTTCGGTAGAATCGACATTGATGCCGGCGACTACGAAACCCTGTACCGACTCGATCAGGAAAACAATATCGGGCAGTTCTATGCAGCTGGCTCTGACGAGTGGAAAGACACTGAAAATGCATTTGAGGCACCGTATGACACGACTTACTATGACGAGCTGACAAAAGATCAGGCGATCGAGCTTAAAGCGAGGATGAAAGCGAAATATTTCAAAGCCTGAGGAAGGATGCTGAGTATTGGTATACACGGATCTTACCAGAAAAGCGATGCAGATAGCATATAGGGCACACGATGGTCAGACTGATAAAGCTGGAATGCCCTATATCATGCATCCGGTTCATGTGGCTGAGCAGATGAATGATGAAGACAGCTGTGTGGTAGCATTGCTTCATGATGTGGTTGAGGACACTGCAATCACGATTGATAATCTTAGAGAAGCGGGATTTACTGAGAAACAGCTATCGGCGATCAAAGCGATGACTCACGATAAAAGTGAGCCCTACATGGTATATGTCGAGAAACTGAGTAAAAACCCGTTGGCCGTCAAAGTAAAGATGGCCGACCTGAGGCACAATATGGACCGGTCAAGGATCATTCACTTCACAGTGAAAGACGGGGAACGGATGATGAAATACTACAAAGCCCTGAGATTCCTGAACGAGATCAGTAACAGAAACCGGAGAACCGCATAACATGGATTTGTTGACCTGAAGCCTTAACTTTCAGCAGAAGAGCAGTTACATTCGAGATAACAGTAAATCTACTGAAAGGAGAGGAATCATGGTAAAGCTATTCTTTGACATTAGAAAGAGCATGTCCTCACGGGACAAGGACTTTGAAGATGTTGAAAAATACAATACAAATCACGATGCGAGAGGAAGATTCACATATGGGACTGTAGTGGGTGGAATTTCCAATCACACTATGCGCCAGGGCGGAATGTCTGTGCATGTAAAGACCGGAAAAGAACCGAAGAGCGGATACATGGTTGCGGCTCACGCAGACCGCAGCAGGTGGATTAGTGCAAAAGAGGCCAGGGATCCGGATACCAGAGAGGCAGCAATCAGAAAGTTCATGAAAGACAATGCGGATCTGTTGTCCCAGAAGGACAATTATCTCGGAACATGGCTGGACCCGGATACCGGTATGATCAGCCTGGATATTTCGACCTGCATGTCCGACAAGAATGCGGCAATCGATTATGCAAGAGAGCATAATGAAAAGGCTATCTGGGATATTGGAAACGCTGAAAATATTTCCACGGGTGGAACGGGGAGCAATCTGCCTCCGCAGTAAAGGAGAGATACGATGGAGAAAAGTGGAAAGAGGATTCCGATCACGATGACGCAGGGAGCGGATGCAAAGTCCATTTCTGACGCAATCGGAGAGTTCCTGGAAAAGTATGATGCGAAGAGAGCACAGAAAGACGATGATCAGGATGATCAGGACGATCAGGAATAAAAATCTATAGTGAAATGGAAAAGGCCGCCTCGGTTGATGAGACGGTCTTTTTTATTGCTATGAAAATATAGTGACAAATTTGTAATTTTAAGAATGCCACATAGTTACAACGTGATGGTGAAACGGCAGTTTTGAACCTGAACTCTTCAGTCAATGCAGCAGGTGAGCTTACAATTCAGAAAGATGATTAAACGAAGACCTGGTAATAATGCCAGAAAGACTGACTATTAATAGTCAAGTTGAAAAAGAAGCTAATCGCTAAAAACTCGCAAGCGAGTTTTTCATAAGTCAGCACCTTGAAAACTGCATGACAAACAGAGCATCCGAAAGGGTGCCCTGGAACAGGATATCAGGATACTATCAGCAGGCTTTCGAAACGTATGTTTCTCCGGTCGTCTCCAGATGATAGATCAGACGGACGAGCTTTTTCGCCGCATGTGAGACCGCAACGTTATAGTGCTTTCCTTCAGCTCGCTTTTTCGCCAGATAGGCACGAAACGTCGGATCCCAGACACAGACATATTTCGTGGCATTAAACAATGCGAAACGAAGATATCTGGAGCCGCGCTTCTCCATTTTGGCATAAGTGGAAGTCAGCTGTCCGGACTGGTAGGTCGTCGGAGAAAGACCAGCGTACGCAAGCAGCTTATCCGGTGATGAGAAGCGTCTGAAGTCTCCGATCTCTGCAACGATAACGGCAGCCATACGCGGCCCCATGCCCGGGATGTCCAGCATCTTCGGCGGATGTTTATCCAGAAGAGCAAAGATCTGCGACTCGATCTCATCGATCTCACGATCCAGAAAACGGATATGGGCGATCGTATGTTGAAGTTCAAGAGATTTAGAAGGCAAGACCAAGCCGATTGATCGACGAGCGGCATTTCTGATCCTGATGGCATCATCTTTTCCATAATGACCTTTGGAGGCTTCTGAAAAGAGATGAGATAACCGGGTCAGATGAGCAGAAGCGATGTGTGAAGCTCCGGGAAACTCGTTGAGCAGGTCATAAACGGTAGGCATATGCAGAGTCGGAACGAGTTTCTCCAGTTCCGGAAAGAGGATCACGACAAGCCTGGAAAGAGAAGATTTCAGCTTTGCTCGTTCACGGACTTTATCGGCGCGATAACGGGTTAGTGACTTAAGCTCTTCGTTCTGGTATGATGTGAGCGAGTAGGGCTGTAAAGTCCGATCGCTCATGAGCAATCTCGCAATCGCTCTGGCGTCTACCGGATCCGTTTTCGTCTTTCTAAAGCTTAGACTTTTTCTGAAAAGACTTGTTTGTAACGGGTTGATAAGACAGGTGGGGAAACCTTTATCAAGGAGATAGCCAAGGAGGTTGAGATGGTAGTGACCGGTCGCTTCCAGTCCTACTTTTACATTCTGTGAGGAATCGGTCACAGAGCATATCTTCTGATACAGGTCTTCAAAGCCCTCCTGATTGTTCTGAATGGCGAAGGAATCATAAAGGACTTCGCCATCCGTGTTGGTGATAAAGCAGTCGTGCTTATCCTTTGCGACATCAACAGCAACAATGATCATAGAGATCACCTCCGTAAGATTATTTGATGCTGTTGGACCCACAAGGACTCGCTGCTTTCGTATCCTCGTTCCACATAAACCGTCATGCGGTATCTGACTGATCAACAAAGTAGCAGGAGGCTGTGGTCAGACCCTTTCTGAAACCATCTGGTGGTAGGAAACAAATACTAATCCACAGCATCCATAACAGCATAGCCTTTTACCAAGAACAGGTAAAGATTGGCTACACACTATAATACGAGGAAAAGAAAAATGGCAGAGAAAGCGACAATCATGATTGTGAAAGCGGACGAAGTAAAGCAGCTAATAGCAGAGAAGTACCATGTGGATCCTAAGAGCATTAAGTTTTGGAACGGAAGATATGAATTTATGGCTCCGGATGAAGACCAGAAAGAAGATTGACCAACGCACATAAGTGCGTTACAATGTAGCAGGAGAGAAGAATGAGAGCACAGACATTCGAACAGATCAAAAAGTATAATCCTTACCATGGTAAAGATGGAAAATTTACGTCCGGAGGAAGTGCGGCTAAAACGGTAAGGAGCAGGAAAAGCCAAGTGGCTGGATGTAAAACTGCAAAGCAGTTGGCCAATACAGTGGATAAAAAATACGGAATCCGCATGGTCGGAGATATAGAAAGCCTGGATTTTGACTCTGTAAAGGGCACTGCTGACGGAGTGGCTGCTGCAATCGATAAATTTCCGGAATTAACAGGAAAAATAAAAAGTATAAGTGTCGGTAATGATATGGCCCTTGGCCCAGCTGCGTATGCAGGAACAGAAGGGGAAGATATTTCGGTTAATTCTTCATGGTATTCCAACCCGGAAAGGATAAAGGCTGCATATGAAGGAGACCAAAAAATCGGGTTTCATCCAAATGGGGATGCGATGAAACTTATCGGAGCACACGAAGCGGGCCACGTTCTGGAAAAGACAATGTATGAGATGAAACATGCAGGCGGCCTTATGATAGCTGATGGATGGAGAGCTGGAGAAGAATCTTACGATGTAATGATGGAGGCTTACGACAGCTATAAGAAGAAAATTGAGGAAGCGGGTGGTACTGTTCCGTCAATTTCCGACCTGAGAAAAGCGGTTAGCGGATACGCAGAGCGGACAGGAGGAGGACAGGAGCTTTTTGCCGAGGCTATTTCTGATTATTGCGTGAATGGGAAGAATGCACACCCGTTTTCCAAAGAGATCGCAGAGACGGCCCGTAAGAAAATTGATGGATATAAGGAGAAAAGGAGAAAAGCCAGAAGAGCCTTTGAGGATAAGGTAGTCGAAGAACTGAAAGAAAACCCGGAACACCTACAGCAGTATTTGGACAACGACATCATAAGCCGAGAAAGAGCAATCGAAGAAGGATTCATCAAGAAAAGCTATGATCATAACTATTCTGTGATCAGAAAATACAACCCTTATCATGGTAAAGACGGCCGATTTACGACAGGAGGAGCAGAAGAGAAGGTTGTCGGAATGGGACACAATGAGGGAGTCGGAGGAGTGAACAACCCGAAAGTGCATCAGAACGGGTTTGACACGGATGATGGTACTCACTGCGGCCCAGGGGTTACAGACCCGAAGAGCTTAGCAGGAGTTCATAAGGGAGAACCTATGACATTTGAGCAGGCAAACAGCCAGAAAGCCAATCCTGGATTTGAAAACTCAACTTACAGGCATTATAATTGCCAGACCTGCGTGCTGGCTTATGAAGCTAGAAGAAGAGGCTTCAATGTAGAGGCAAAACCGAGAATGCAAGGAAACTATGATCAGGACCAGCTATCGCAAGATTCAACCTGGGCATGGCGAATCCCTGGAACAAAGGATAGACCGAAGAACATTCATAGCCCGGCAACATTTAAGGATGCAGAAGAGGCAGCAGGATTCCTGGATAATACCCTGAAAGAGGGTAAGAGATACACAATGGAATTTGGCTGGGGAGACGGCGCTGGTGCACACATTATCATAGCCGAGAGATCAAAAGGAACTACATGGCTGTATGACCCTCAGAGCGGAAAGTCATTTGTCGGAGCTGACGAGGTGAAGAAGTATGTCAGCGAGATCGGAGGCGTAGGGGGACAGCCGAGACTTTCACAGTGGAATGGTGGAGCGATCAGACTGCTGCCGGTGAGCGATTACGATATAAGCCCTGTAGTAGTGGAAACAATTCTTTCAAAGGCAACAACGTGACGGAGGAAGAAGAATGACAAAGCGAGAACTCCTGGTGATGGATTTCATCAAAGAAGAGAATCTTCCGTATAAGGTCATTAAGTATTATGGTCAGTGGAACGGCTATAACGCTTATAAAGGATTCTTTGAAAAAGAAGGCGAAATCAATTTCAGCGGACCTCCGCTTTATATCCTGGAAAAGGATGGAAAATGCCGGCTCACTGACGTGGAAGAATGCTATGAGGTAATGAGACATTTTGCAAAACTCGCAGCTGAAAAGAACGGGAAGTAACAGTGTCTCAGATTGCATGGTTGCCCAGGTGGCTAGCGTATTGACCCCAGCTCCGCTCCTAGCTCTTACAGACACAATATAATATATGTGATAGCGAAAAAGCTGTCACAGCGGAAAATAGAAGCGCAAAAATGATATTCTGATGAACGGGAAGAGTGAAGAAGAGAAGACCGAGGAGTCAGAAGGAAAGACTCTGAGATTGCTCTTCCGGTCATTTGTTCTAGTGATGGTGGCAGCAGGAGAGATCGATATACTGATTTGCATATTTTCAAAGCAATAAAGAGCTTACCTGGGTTCTTACAGATTGTGCACAACTCAACTTACAATCGAATCACGGAGGTAAACAGTGATGGTGGAGCTGGTAGAAGAGATAAAGAAATTTAATCCGTATCACGGCTCAGACGGCCGGTTTACAACTGGCGCAGCAGCTACTTCATTTACGTTCAGAACGAAGAATCCTGCGAAACAGTCTCTGGCTGATCATGCGGTAGCAAGAGAAAAGAAGAGATACGCAGCAAGTGAGGCAGCCAGAAAAAGCAGTGCTATCTCAAAGCGTAAGGATTACAGAGAGCTGACAATAGCAGCTAGAGAAGTATGCGGATTTCGGAACGGATTCTCACCTTCAGTAAAAAAGAAAATTGGATTAGATGCGGCAAAAGCGGCAATGGAAGGATTCGGCTCAGTGGCTCAGCAATTTCCTGAGATCAAGAGCTATTTGGACAAGGTTGTGATATGTCGTAGGAGAGACGCATGTGCTCAAACAAATGGTAATACGCTTGAACTGAATCCGGAGGACTGGGGAACCCTGAAACAAGCGGCTGCAGCGGCTAAGATTGAAAGTACCGATAACCTGTTCGGAAGTGGAAAGCAAAGATGGTGGGTAAAAAATGCCACTCCGCAGTCAACGATTGCCCACGAGGCAGGACATTGCGTAGAAAGCGCAATAATTATAGCCCATGGTCATACCGGTGTGGATGAAGTAAACATGTGGAATGCGCATACTTACGCAAATCAGATTGTTGATACAGCAGTCAAACATGTACAGCAGACACCGGAGGGAAGAGGAAAAGACGCTACTGCTATTCTGATGGAACTGTCCAGACAGTCGGTCGAAAAGGGCTATAAAGAGGCATTCGCAGAGAGCTTTGCGGATGTCAATGCTAATGGTGATAATGCTACACCAGTAGCCAAAGAGGTGGTAAGATTGGCCAGAGAAGAACTGGATAAGGCATATAGGCCGAAGTACATGAGCGATAATTCATAACAGATAGGGAGGATGTGCGATGACCAGAGAAGAAACGTTCAGAAAGTTTGAAGATTACATTGAACACTGGCCGTTTCCGGACCAGCCTGGGTTTGATGGTATTCACTACGGAGGAATCAAGGGACTGAAACCTGGTGCACCGGATGAGGCAATACAAGCGTATGCGAAGTACGTTGCTGAAGCTGAAGAAGGTAATGAACCTGGCAAGAAAGAATTTATCGACTGAGGAGGATACATATGATTTCATATGATGCGATCAAAGACTTTGACCAGTATGTGGAGTATTATCCTGCCTTTGATCAGCCTGGATATGATGGTGTTCATGATGGTGGAATCAAAGGACTGAAGCCGGGCGCACCGGATAAAGCGGTCCAGGCATACGCAAAGTATGTAGAAATGATAGAGACCGCAAAGAATCGTGGAATTATGCTGTGATCGGAGGCAACGATGGCTGAAAGACCGAAAAGGCGAGTCTCCGATATGGAAGATAATTTGATATTGGAGGCAGTGAAAGAATCTCAATGCTTCGACTGTGTACACAACGCAGGACTGAAATGCGAAAAGTACGGAGAAAAGCCTGGCAAGTATGTTGACGCTGATAGCACCAGCAAGTGCCCGGAACGAGAGATAGAATAGAATAAACAAATCAGTAAAAGACGGTTGTCATGGCAAAAACCAGGGCAGCCGTCTTTTTTATGCTCTGTCAAATGCGTACCCCGTTGAATGTGACCTGAATCCTTTATGAAAAACGTACTAATGCATAAAGTTAAGGCAGGTGGACGCACAGAAAGGAGCAAGCATATGGCAATACTGTTCACAGAAGCACGAAAGAACAGAGTCAGCATACTCAAATATAACCACAACCACGGGAAGGACGGAAAATTTGCACCAAGTGGCCAGAATGTAACCGGTGATGGCGATAGCGGATTGAGTTTTGAACAGGTGGACATGAATGAAGATACCAGCGGCTATAACTTTGCCCAGATGGATGAGTACATGACACGATATTCAGGCGAAAAGATCACAGTAGGTGGGAAAACATACCAGGACATGTCCGAAACTGATTATTGGGCCTATTTGAATAAGCAGGGCCCAACAAGAGAAAAGCCGATGGACAAAGATACCGCTGAAGCTGTCAGAAGAGCGCAGAACGAATATGTAAACAATGGTAAATCCAAAAGAATCAATGCTTATCTTCGGTGCGGCGGAACTGAGGAATCTTATAGAGAACATCTGAAAAAAGAAGGAAAAACCGATCGGGAAATTGAAGTTGAAATGTACTTGATGAAAGAGAGCTTGAAAGATGATCTGATTGGCGAACTGGATAAAGCAACACACGCAGATACTTTGAAAAAAGAGGTCATGTTGACCAGGATGAACGACATTCAAAGTGTGTATGCAATCGGAGAAGATGTTGAGAGAGCGGTCAAATCAGGCAAGTGGGATCTTCAATCCGTACAGGCTATCGCAGATCAGATCAATAAGCACACTGGAAAGATGCTTAGAAACCCTGGATATATGTCGGCATCGATGGCTAGCGAGCTGAATTACTTCAGAGATCGTCCTGTAAGAGTTTCAATTCTGACACCAGAGGGAACACATGCACTTGTTACAGATAATGAGGGCGAGAGCGAAGTGGTACTGGGGAGAAACAAAAAGCTGGAATTGGTCGGAGCACAGCCTGTCATGGGTGATAAAGATTATCAGCTGAATGTCATTTATCGGATACCGGATGATGTTGAGAAGTCTGCAGAAGAATCGATAGAAAAATACAATCATAATCACGGGAAGGACGGCAAGTTTGTCGGAGCTGGGCACAATGTCACAGGCGATGGTGGAAAGACACCAGAAGCGGAAGCCAAAGAAAGCACAGAAAGTGTAGCGGACCTGAAAAAGAGACAGTTCAAGATCGTTACGGCCGGCAATCCCGCACCGAATAGCTATCAGACATGGATAAGATCAGTCGATGACATTAAGACATTTGCCGAGACACTTCAGCCTGAAAACTTGGCTAATGAGGGATTTGAACCAGGAGACGACTATACAGATGATTATACCTGGGCTGATGCACAGAAAGCATTGAAGACGGGAAAGATCAGAATATATTCCTCACATCCGATCACGAACGGAATTTTTGTAACACCGAGCCGGGAGGATGCGGTCTCTTATGGCGGAAATCCCCCGTATTCAAGAACAGTAAAACTGGAAGATGTAGCCTGGATCGATCATACACAGGGACAGTTTGCAGGAGGAAGCAGCTTGAAAAAATCAGCGGTCCGTTGCCCACAGCTTTTGATGGTGGAACCGGCAAAAAGGAAGATCATTCAGAAAATGCTGGGACTGCCTGAAGAAGAAATCATTCAAAAAGCGGACGATGCACAGAGCGACCTGGACAAAATCGATGGTGAGATCCTGAAATACAATCACAATCACGATGCAAACGGGAGGTTTTGTGCAGCAGGGGCTGGCGTTGTAGTGGACCCGAATGGGACCTCAGCTCATTCACAGAAAGTATCGAAGCTGAGTGGAGAACCGATGCATGACTACTCGAAAGAGATCGGAGCGAAAGTCCTTTCTACGTCAGAGTACAAAGAAGCAAGGGCAAGGCTGAAAGCTGCAGCAGACGCATTTAATGAAGCAGATGCAGAGAAAGACAGGGCATACAAGAACCTGAAACAAAAGCCGAAGGACCAATGGACCGAGGATGATAAGTTCATGGCTTCAATCGGACTTCCACCTGAAGAAGGAAGAGAAGAATTTCATGCAGCAGCTCAAAAGTCTGATAAAGCCCTGGAAGACTTACAGCAGGCGAACAAACATCTGAAGCAGGTCATAGCGAATGCAGATGGTGGACCAAAGACAAACGCAGATATGCCTGAACCGACACCGGCAAGCCAGAAACATTATCCGGGATTTAAGGATAGTACAGGAATCAGTTTCTACGATGATCGGGAAAACTTACGAGATCATGGTCTGAAAGCCACAATCGTTGAAATGTCCCCTGAAGAGTATCTGGAAAGATGCGCAGCAAACTTCAACACAGGGAAAGAAACAGGGGAAGGAACCACAACAGCCCTTAGCCAGGTGCTGGGTTTGGATAAGAAGAACATTGAGAACTTGGCTGGAAAGATGGAAAACGGAACGGAAATGGATATGCCGTATCTGAATGTCGGAGAAGGCAACGGAGGCCAGGAGGGGAGACATCGTGCGATGGCTGCATACAACCTGGGACTCGACAAGATACCGGTCCTTTATGTCACAAAGGAAGACGGGAGCATTGAGAAGTCGGAACCCATGGTAAAAGTTGCCAAGATGCTCGGATTTGATGATTCGACCGCAAAACTTCTTGGAATGAATAGCCTGGAAGAGATCGTCAAATATAATCCCTACCACGGGAAAGACGGGAAATTTACGACTGGTGGAAATGCTAAGACAACTGTTCCATTTAAGACAAGCCAAAAGGAAATGGCCGCTTCGATGGTAAGTAATATTTCGCATACCAGTGAAACGCATGAAAATGATATTTCAAGAGAGAATGAGTCTCATAATAATGAGTGGTTCGATCATATAAAAAATGAGCGAGACAAACTAAGAGGAGAAAAAGAAAACAAAAAAGCCCTGTATGCAAAGAAACATTACTTCGCATCACAAACAGACTGTATAAAAGCTATGCAGGAAGGAACTGCAGATGAGCTATTAGACACTGGCTTCAATATTCTCGAAAAAAATGGAGATTATCGCCCAACAAAACCGACTAAAGGACAGACTAGCATTTCAGCAGAAGCCTCAAAAGTTGGATGGGATGAAGCCAGGCTAAGACATATCTGCGAAGATACGGGAGTAGACAGGAACAAAGCAGAGGAATACTACCAGAAACTGAAAAAATATTTTGGAGGATCCTACTACGAAGAAGACCGTGATGTGATCGATGATTTTGTATCAAAATCTCCAGCGTTTGATGGCATATCATACCGAGGAATAGCCTGGGATAAGGGAAGCAAGCAGTATGACGAATTTATGTCCCATGTTAAGCCTGGAAGCACGATTGGAATGCGTGACGAACCTAGCTCATGGACCAGCTTAGAAGAAATAGCCAGAGGATTTGCGCACGCAGTAGACTCAAAAGCGGATTCAGTCGTAATACAGTGCGTAAAGAACAGAACATCAACACCGGTCGCACATATTAGCAGCCAGGGAGAACAAGAGATTCTTGCAAGCTCAACTGCAAGATGGACGGTAATGTACTCAGAAACAACTGAATATCAAGGAGCGAGAAAAACATATATCTATGTAGTAGAGACTGGCCCTGATGATGGCATCGGTAAGTCAGCGAATGGTCTGCAGGATGATACCGTTTTGAAAATGTTAGGGGTAGAGAGAATAGACAAATACAACCCTTATCACGGAGCTGATGGTAAATTCACAACCGGAGGCAACGCAAAATCTACAGTTCCGAGAAAGAAAGCAGCAAAATCAGAACCCGATTCGGACCAGAGAATACACAGGCATAACCCGAGCGGGGAGCTGGATTATGCGCTTCAGCACAGGCCGAGCAGGTCAGGAAGAGCGTTTGACATAACCGAGAAAGGTGCGATTCCAGATGATTTCTGGGAACACCCGGACTGGTATTCTCTTGACGGACCGGAGCTGCGTGAATCGATGGTTGCGCTGCGGAAGATCAAAGATAGCCCAGATGCAGAAGTGACTGTGTATAGGGCAAGCCCGAAGGACGAGCTGAATGAGGGCGACTGGGTATCACTGTCAAGAACTTATGCAAAAGGAGAAGGAAGATATGAAAACGTCCCAGTACATGCATTCAAAGTTAAAGCTAAAGAGATTCAGTTCGCCGGCGATAGTCTGAATGAGTTCGGCTTCTGGCCGTCATACAGTGATGGTAAAGAAGTCGAGAAGAGTGCTATTGAAAAGTATAATCCGTATCACGGTAAGGACGGGAAATTTACGACCGGAACCGCTGCCGCCTTAGTCATCAACTACAAGCCAGGAAAAGGAAAAGCTCATACAGGAAAGACTACTAAGCAGCACACAAGCAACTCTCATGGTGAAATGAAGATCAAAGCAAAAGCTGAGGCCGGGTCCTCTTCCTGGTGGAATCACCTGAAAGAAGTACGGAAACAGCTTGACGATGGAGATGATTCTGATCAGGCTCTGTATGCAATCGACAACGGCTTTATTTCTGAAGATGACTGTATAGAGGCATTCAACTCTGGGAAAATGAAAGATGTTCTGGACGATGGCTTCCAGTTGCTTCAGCAAAATGGGGATTATCGGCCAACAAAGCCGACAAAAGGGCAGATCAGTATCATAAAAGAAGGGGAGAGAGAAGGATACATCGAAGCAAGGCTGAAACACATGCAAGAAGACTCCGGACTGGACCGAGGTTCAGTAGAGAAAAGCCTGAAAGGGCTGGAAAAGTATTTTGCTGATGAAACACTCAGAAAGTCCGACCAGGATGCAGCAGAAGTCTACCTGGACAGAGCACCAGCATTTGATGGTACGATGTATCGAGGAATACATTTCGGCAGGCGTGAAGACTATGACGAGTTCATGAAAAAGGCCGGCAAAGGCGCAACGATCGATATGCGAGGCAGGATGAGCTCATGGTCAAGCGACAAAGCAGTCGGGCTGAACTTTGCTCATGTAGGCGCAAATGATGAGGATTCTGTTATGATTGTATGCCTGCACAACAGGACTGCCGCACCAGTCGATCACTTATCTACCTACGGAGAAAAAGAGGTCATGGCGAGCTCTAAGGCTTCCTGGACGGTACTTCACAAAGAAGAACAGACCTGGCCGAGCGGAGCGAGAAAGACAACGATTTACGTGGTTGAGGCTGGTCCTGATGGTGCAGCAGGAGTATCGAAGAGCTTTGACTGTGCTGTATCGTTCGATGAATTAAGATTCGGCTATTCTTTTACTTGAAAGGCGCACATAAATGATAGCTATGTTTCACGTGAAACATACACAGGTGCGTCATTCCGAATGACATGAAAGTGTTACACTTACAGCAAATGCACAGCCGATGGCCAGAAAGGAGAAATTGCTATGAAAATGACAGAGAGGTGGGAAAAAGAAGGAGCTCAGGCATTTCATTTCACACCGTCAAAGATCAATTTCAAATACAATCCTTCCGGAGAGAGACATACTAAGGAAGAAACCGAGGAGTTTCGCAGAATGCTCAATGATCGCAGGAAGGAACGAGATTCTGAAAACAAGTAATTGATACAAGATACAAGAGCACCTGAGTGGCTTCGGCCACTCTTTTTTTATGCAATGACAACGCACTTAAATAAGTTTACCTCAACTATTAACGCACAAACGTGATTATGACATGATGGTCACAGGAATCAAAAAAGAAAGGAGAAGCCGATGAACACAGATCAGTACGTTTGGCTTACAAAGTACAACCCGTACCACGGCAAGGATGGTAAGTTCACAAGCGGTGGTGGTGCAAAGACAACGGTTCCTGATAGCCACACATCTGCGAAGAAAATCATGGCTGCATCAACTACTGAGGCAAGAACTCATTCGAGTGCGTCTGCAGGAAAAACGACAGCAAAGCCGAAGAAAAGGAGAAAACCGAAAGCACCGGTGCCCCAGACCACGAATGCCGAGGATATTGCAAACTGCACTTTCCTGAGGAAGGACCCACCTCCGAGAAATACCAGGAAAGCATATAAAGTTTTCTTCACGAAAAACGGGAAGCTGTATCCTCCAATGGTTGCAAACCCTGGCGGAGCTCCTACTCCATTTGGCGTTTGGCTTGATGCGAGAGAAGGCGAGAAAGCCGGGACCTCAAAGACTGGGAGACCTCAGGTAAAGCAGGGAGGAAAAGGTACACAGGGAGGCAGCGGAAAACTTGCTTACAGACCTGGTTGGCATCTTGGAGACACACCGGACGCTAAGCAGTTCGCTCGCAAAGACGATGATGGTGTGAGGACTCTTTTTCCAAAGAACTTTGTATGGGCTGAGTGCACGATCGATGCAGATCACGACTACCAGGAAGAAGCAATGAGCTACGGGTACACAAAGACCGGAAAGTTCCAGCATTCTCTGGCTGGGCTCCCCAAACTTCCAAAGGGAGGCTGCTACAAGTACAGAACAAACCCGAGAACCGATACGAATCCATGGTGGATCACAGGTTCAATGAGAGTTGATCGACTTCTGAATGATAAAGAGACAGACGAAATTCTGAGGCAGCATCATATCAAACCGATGAAGAGACAGGGAGGGCGTGTGGATGACCTGGCACAGCTGGGCCTTCCGTCTAGCGGGACATTTGAGAAATCCTATTCCCTTTTCAGTGAGATCAACAAGTCTGCTGACGTGAAAGTAAGACATGCATGGTTCAGAAACGGGAGAAATGAATGAAGCTAGTCAAGGCGGGACACGAGATTATCACCGAGAAGGATCCGGTGAAGAAGATCGAGAAGGTAGCGAGGACTTGTTACAAGTCCGAAAAGAGGATCACAGAGGGCTCAGCCGTAAAGATGGTACGAGCCCTGGTGAAACATAAGCACTATGCAATGCTTGAACATGCATCAATCATCCTGGAAAGCAGGACGGATGAAGTTCCTAGACTGTGCACGATATTCGTGCAGAACTATGGTGAGTTGCTGAAACTCAGAGCCACTAGCTTTGAATATTCCGGAAGAAACATTGTTTCAGGGAACATGCGGGCATGGTTGGAGTTCTTCGAAGCCTGCGCCAGAAATAACTGCAGAATTTCAAAGGACCTAGCCGAGATATTCCAGCAGAAAAAATATTTTCCGATATTTGACATGATCGATTTCAGCAAGATCACTGCTGGAAAGCTCACCTCAAAATACACAGAGCTGGATAAAGAAAACCTTTCGCCCAGGGAAATGATGGTTCATTACGACCTCACCGTGAAATTCATCTGCGACAGGGGAGTTTCACACGAGATTGTGAGACATAGAGAAGCGTCTTTCGCCCAGGAAAGCACAAGGTATTGCAACTATGGTAATGGAGTGACATTTGTCAAACCGTTCGAGTTCCCAGAGAATGACTGGCCAGGAGATTGGTGGAACAAGATTGCCGAAGGCACAGAAGACGCTTACGAAACAATGATCGGTGGAAACGTGACTCCTCAGATGGCTCGGTCTGTACTTCCGATTTCTGTAAAAACAGAACTGGTTATGACTGCAAACATGAGGGAGTGGAGGCACTTCTTTGAATTGAGGGCACTAGGAACCACAGGAGCACCGCATCCACAGATGGTGGAAGTGGCGCTTCCACTGCTCAATGACCTGTTCAAAAAGGACGAAAAGCTGGCAACCGTCCTGGGAGATCTGGTTGAGCTGGGAAATAAGAAGAAAGGGGAAAATGATGGCTGAACTGTTTTTTGACATTATGAAGACTGCATCGAAAGACGCAGACTTCAAAGCAGTTGAAGAGAAAGATATTGAAAAGTTCAACCCGTTCCACGATGCACTTGGCCGCTTCTCAACTGGACCGAATGCTGTTTCATTTACGTATAAGCCGGGAGCAAGCAAAGCTCATAACAGAGCAATCGCCCGTGAGGTTGTTCGTACTGGAAAGCTCGGAAGCGGGGTACGCATGGTTGGAACGAGGGTAGACGATGATGCCGAAGGAACTGATGTCTACGAGAATCATCGCAAAAATGCGAAGAAAATAGGTGACGCTCAGAGACAGTACACCCGTACACATCATCTTTCACAGGCTGGCGAACCCGTTGAGTCCGCAAGAGAGAGGAAAAACCGCCTGAAGAGAGTAAGAAGACAGAACAAGAAGACCGGGACAACGGCAACTACACGCCAGGCTGGCAGAAAGTATGACGATTCATGGAAACGCAACAATCAGGTCTATGACATTCTCAGAGGCGGCAATTCAAGACCTAAAAAGAAACGGACTAAGTAATTCATTATGAAAGTCCGCACAAAAGTTGTCAAAAAATCACCTGGCTCATTGAAGCAGTGTGCACAGGTGCACTATTATGCAAATCAGGAAGACACAAATGTGCGTTTTGAGGTGATAGCAAATGGATTTGAAAGTTTATATCGCATTGAAAACAGTGCTGAATAACCCGGATGACATTGCTCACACTGAGGACACCGATGACCTCCACATAACTCTGATTTATGGATGGGTAAGAAACACTACCCTGACTACTGAGGAGGCAGAGAAGAGAGTCGAGGAAGCAATCAGTGAGGTCACAAATGACATTCCTGAGAAGATTCAGTTCGATGAAACTGGGCGATTCGATGCGTCTGAGAGCAGCGATGGTAAAGACGTGATCTATGCAAGAGTGCAGCAGGGGCAGCTCGAAGCACTTCGGTCAAAACTTCTCCGTATTCTCAGAAATATGGGAATGAATGTTGTCGGAGACTTTGAAGTCTACAGACCGCATATGACTCTTGGATATGTTGAACCTGGGTTGCCGTTCAGGAAACAGCAGCTGAGTCTTTCGGCGGATATTCCGCAGGCTGTGTATGGAGTTGAGGAAGAAGATTCTGAGGAACCGGATGAGTCTGATGGTAAAGAACCGAAGAAAGAGGAAGAGCCAGAAGAAACCGAGTTCATGGTAAAAAAGTCTGTTGACGATCAGCAGCTGGTATTCGGATGGGCAAACGTCTCTGAACGAAAGAACGGAGAGCAGGTCCTGGATCTTCAGGGAGATATGGTTTCCCCGCAGGAACTCGAAAAGGCTGTGTATGAATATGTTCTGAACTGGCATACGGGCGGAGAGGAACATAACCCGATGCTTCAGAACAAATGTCGTCTGGTCGAGTCCGTAGTCTTTACGGACGAGAAGTTGAAAGCAATGGGAATCCCGCAGGGAACGGTGCCGCTTGGATGGTGGATAGGCTTCAAAGTTGATGACCCACGGACCTGGGAGCTTGTAAAGAACGGAACATATCAGATGTTCTCGATCGCAGGGCAGGGTAAGCGAGTTCCAATGAGGTAACGATGGCTGCACAGACATTTGAGCAAATTCGGAAGAACGCTGATACGAAAACGCATTCAGCGGCAGTCCTGGTAGTGCGGGACGGAAAGTTTCTCGTAGGAGAACGAAGTGATGGTAGAGGGCTTTGTGGACCAGGAGGCCACGCTGAGTGGGGAGAGACCCCACAGCAGGCGGCTAAGAGGGAGGCAAAAGAAGAGTTCAATATCATACCACTCCATCTCAGGCCACTGAACAGAACAAAATTTGGAAATACCCTGAGCAAAACCGTCTATTTCTGGACGGACGAGTTTAAGGGAGAACCGAAAACAGATGAGGTTGAAATGCTTCACGCACGATGGCTGAGCGAGTCGGAGCTCAGGAAACGGAAATTGCTTCCAAATTTCGAAGATAGTCTGAACAGGTACATGGAGCAGAACAGGAGGCCAGAGACATGATCCAGAGAAACATGAGGACGCTGATCCGGGGAGACCCGACCAGATAAATTTGCCAGCAAATATTGAAAGAAAGGAGACCAAGATGGCAAACAGATTAAAGCACATGATTTTGAAAAGTGTTGATCTGGTCCGGAGAGGTGCAAACCCGGATGCAGACATCAAGCTCTATAAGAGCGCAGATGCGGAGACACCAATTTTGAAATCAGCAGACGAGGTGGATGTGATGGTGAATAAGTCAATGGAAGCAACCGGGACCAATCTCGATTGCCTCTACAAGTCCTATAAGTCCATTATGGACGATCAGGACATCACCGACAGTGAGGCAAGAGACCTTCTTGCGAAGAGTCTGGTCCAGTTCAATGAAGCAATGTACAACGACATTATCAAGAGCTATTCCTTCGAGAAGGAACCGGCAGAAGAGGATGACGTTACAGCCAAGTATGGTGACATGCTCAAGAGCGAAAACCTGACTGACGAGGAGAAGGAGCAGCTGTCCGCACTGATCGGAAAGGCATGTGGCAAGGTTACAAAGAAGTGCGGCAAGGTCACAAAGGCTGAGGATGAAGAGGAAGATTCCGACTACGAGGAGGAGGACGACACAGAAGATTCTGAGGATTATTCCGAGGATGATGAGATTGAGGAGTCTGAGGACGAGTACGAGGATGATGGTGAAGAGGACGATGCCGAATACCAGGATGACACCGGGGACGAAGAGCCCGAGGACGATACCGAGGAAGATGTACCGGAGGAAGCACCTGAGACCAAGCCGGTCACTAAGAAGTGCGTAAAGAAGGCTTGCAAGAAGTCCGATGTAGCAAAGAGCGCAGCATATAAGAATCTGCTGAAAAAGCAGGAGGAGAACATCGCAGTTCTTCAGAAGAGATTCGATATGCAGGAGCTCACCGAGATCGCCAAGAAGTATGAGACGATCGGAGAGGACCCGGACAAACTTGCAGAAACCCTTTATGAGATGAAGCAGGCCGGTGATGGTATCTACAAGTCTTATCTGGACAACCTGGACAAGACACTATCCCTTTATGAGAAGTCCAGTGTCTTTGGCGAAATCGGAAAGTCCTTCGCAGGACCGTCATCCGATGACCCGGAGTCCAGGATTGAGCAGATTGCAAAGTCGTACATCAAGTCGCAGCCGGGAATGAACTATATCGATGCGAAAGCAAAGGCATGGTCCGATCATCCGGAGATTGCACTTGAGTACGAGCAGAACCGCAGGAGATAAAAGGAGGAAAATACAATGGCTAAGACTTATATGACAAGCCAGATCAACAATTCAGCAGTATTTGCTGAGACCGCTGGCGCAGCTATTGAAGACGTAAGAGGAAAGTTCCTCAAGTACGTTGATGGTAAAGTCGTCCCGGCTGATACCGCAGGTGAAGTCGTATTTGGTGTTGGAATTATCACCAATCGTGTCAACCTAGAAAAGGACGCAAACGTTGATGTCCAGATTAAAGACATCGGACTTGCTAAGGCAGGCGCAGAGATCGCAAAGGGTGACGAGATCGCTACCGATGCGACCGGAACCGCCGCTAAGGCAGCAGCTGGCAACTTTGTTGCAGGCATCGCTCTTGAGTCTGCATCAGCAGGTGAGTTCTTCTACTTCCAGATGACGAAGTATCAGAAGAATGCGTAAACCAGATAAAAGGAGGGTATAAGAATGTCCGTTAATACTGGCGATATTTCTACCGCAATCGCAAAGGGAGCTTTTAATCCCAATATTTACCTGACAACTATGGCGATGGCTTATTTCCAGAATGAGCAGAACAGACCGGCAAAGTCCCTGTTCCCGATTCTTCCGGTAAGACTGTCCAGCGCATCTTACTACATCTGGTCCAAAGAAGACCTGCTGCGTGACAACGTTCATGCAAAACCTCAGTTCGGCAAGGTTGACCCGGCTCAGATCGCACATGAGACTGGCGTTTACGACTGCACCGTTGAGCAGATCATCCTTGGCATTGACCAGATTGAGCAGATCAACTATGCAAGAACCAATGCACCGGCATTCATGAACAAGCAGAACATGAAGACCAAGACAATTTCTCAGCAGATGGCTATTCATCAGGATATTCTCTTCGCTGAGAAGTTCTTCAAGAAGGGCGTGTGGGGAACCGACATGGCTGGAGCTGATAACGCATCCGCTTCCAATAGCTTCGTGAAGTTCAGCGATTCCAACTCTGAACCGATTCCGTTTTTCCGCAATCTGATTTCTGACCTGAAGAAGAAGGGCCGCAAGCCGAATAAGCTGGGTCTTGGTGAGGAAACCTACAACGCACTGATCAATCATCCGTCAATCATCGAGCGTGTTACCGGCCAGGGCTCGTCTTCTAACCCGGCTCAGGCAAACGAGAATGTTCTCGCAACCCTGTTTGGAGTCGATAAGGTTGTCGTATTTGACTCGATCGTCAATAAGGCAAAGACCGGTGCTGATGGTCAGATGGATTTCATCTGCGACCCGAAGGGGGCACTGCTTCTGTACGCTACCGATGCACCGTCTATCGAAGAGCCGTCCGCAGGCTACATCTTCACATGGGATCCGCTGGGAGATGGCAATTATCTTCCGGTTCTGCAGTGGACCGGCGAGAACGGAACTCATTCCGAGTACATTGAGGGCCTTATGTCTATGGATATGAAGGTTACTTCTCAGGACCTGGGTGCGTTCCTGTCTGACTGCGTTTGATGGTGAAGGAGTGAATTAAATGTATATTGCCAAGAAACCGTGCCACTTCGGAGGAAAGACTTTCCGTGTAGGAGAGTCTATTCCGGAGGAGGCAATCGTTAAATCGAGGGTTTCTGCGCTGATCAGGTGGGGCATGATCGCTGAGGTCGATGGTGAAAAGCCGAAGACTGATGAAAAGGCAAACGAGGCGGAGGAGGAGAAATCCGATTCCGCTCAGACCGCTCAGAAAGCCCCAGAAAAGCCTGAAAGCGATGTACCCAAAGAAGTACCCTCTCAGCCGGCCAAAACCGGCAAGAGGGGCGGCAGGAAGAAAGTAGGGGCATAAGGGCATGGCTGGAACGTACACATATGACCCGTCTCAGATTTCAGGAGGTGTAAACCGAATGAGATTTGAACTGGGCGACACGATTGTGGAAGGCGGGAAGGCGACTGCTGCACTGTGTGATGAAGAATATGCACAGATGATCAGTGAGCACCCGACTAACTGGAAGCGAGCAAAGCTGAAATGCCTGGACGCAATCGTGATGAGACTTTCATTTGAGGTGAATACGTCAGTTGATGGTCTCTCGTACAGTCTCGATTCAAGAGCGGAAAGGTGGAGGCAGATGCGAAAAGAGCTGAAAAAGGAACTTTCCAGCGGAGTGCCGACAGCTGTGTACGGTTCTTACTATGGCCCGAGTGATCCGCACTACTTCCACAAGAATATGCAGACAAACATGAATTATCCGCATGAAGACTAAGAGGTGAAACGAAATGCCGTTCATTGTACCGTGGCAGGGACATAAAGAGTTTAAGCTGCTGAAGCGTAAAACGATGGTTTCTGCTGCGGGAGCGGTCGGAAAGGCAGCGAAATTTGAAGACACCGGGACCGTAATTTACGGAATGTTGTCTCAGATCAATCCGACCGAACGGGAAACTTACAAGCAGAACGGTCTCGAAGTTTCACACACACTGGTCACGTTCGGAGGCCCGCAGTTGCAGCAAAATGACTATCTGTTCATGTTGGAAGGAAATCGGATGTTCCGGGTAGAAACATTCCACGATCACGGAGAACTCGGTCATTTCACTGCGTACAGACTGAACGAGAGAAAGGACCTGCAATATGGCTCAAAGGCCGTCAGTGCAGCTGATGGAGATCAGGGAGAAAATCGACAGGACTATCATCTCGGGAGTGAAGACCAGGGCGGCTAAGGCTGCGCAGAACACTCAGCAGACCGCACAGCAGGTTGTAACGAACCCTAGTCCTTCAGCACCAGGGAATCCGCCTGGTGTCCGGACCGGACAATACCGGGCGGCGATGAAAGGTGAGAACCGGGTTGCCGGCGAATCCAATCGAGCTGTTACGGTAGTGATTCAGGTTAAGAACGGAAGAACGGTCCGCAATGGTCATCTTCTTTCAACTTACCTGGAATATGGTAATTCAAAGATTGCTGCGAGACCGCATTTCCAGAAGATCAAAGATCAGTCAGAACCGATGATAAAGCAGATTTTCGAGGCACCGTACTATGGATGAAGTCATTTACAAGTACCTAACAAAAAATACGGAGATCACGGACCTGCTTGCGAAGTATGCTGATACGCCGGCGATTTTCAACCGAGAAGCACCGGCAGCGATAGATGAGAATTGGAATGATGGTCAGACTCAATATCCACGAATCATTTTTGGGCTCGATATGCAGGATGACCCTGAACGAGAAATTTCAGGAACTCTGACGCTGGATGTGTATATTACACCTGACGTTTTTCTGGAAAACATCGAGCCGATTGTGCATAAGGCACTTGATCAGAAGTTTTTTGCAGATGCGGAGAACACGATCGCAGTGAACTGGCGCACAAATACTCCGTTCACCACCCCGGAATCGGGAGATCAGATCGCAGGAGTCACGATGGTATTTGATGTCGTTGCACTTCCTGTACAACATTTGAACTATCCGTGCCCGGTTACAGCCGTTGATTCATTCGTGAAGAAGCTCTTCCCTGATTACATTGTAATTGGGCAGGACAATCTTCCGGAAGTGTTCGAGGCGACTGATGAGAAACCGGTCCTGTATGTGAGACTGAGAAATCTCAGCGACAGCAGCAGGCCGAATACATACTTCACTCAGTGGTACGATGCAACCCTGATGGTTCATATCATAGCTCCGGACCTGACAACCAGGTCAACGATCGCAAAAATGCTGCTGGAAGCAATCGCAATCAGAAGACAGCGAATCACAATGCCCGATGATTCGCCAATGATGGTGAACAGAACAGACACTCAGATGGGTGCAGATCAGCTGAAAACCGGGCAAATCACGATTACCGGTACCTACGGAATACTTACTCAGTTCGGTGGGACACCGCTTAAAAATATAATAGTTCGATGAACGAAATGGAGTGAAAGCTATGTCGAAGAAGAGCAATGAAGCAGAAACCGTCCAGAAGGACGTTGTTGAAGCACAGGTTCCGAAGGAAACCGAGAAGAAGCCGCTCAAACTCTATCCGTTTGAAGACTTCTACGAACACCCAGAAGTGATCGGAAGCACGAAAGATATGGTCTGGGCTGCTTTCCACTATAAGGGAATTGTAGGAGCGGCAACGATTGAGGAAGCAAAGAGAATGGTTGAGGAATTTGGAGAAAGGAAGGTAGAAGGCTGATGGCATCTTTATACACAGTCGGTGAAACAAAGGTCAGACCAGGCGTGTACCGCAGATACACCACCACTAGCGTGGGTGTTGTCGCAGGCGCAGACGATGGTACTGTCGCAGCAGTCATCCAGGCAGACTGGGGGCCTCTGGGAGTTGGTGACGAGATCACTACCGTGGCAGAGCTCGAAGAACTTTACGGCAAGAGCGATAGCGTCAAGAAGGTGGCGTTCCGGGCACTTCAGGCAGGAGCGAACAAACTGAGAGTTGTTCGTGTCGGCGCTGATGGTACTTCAGGAAGTTATGAGGTTAAGGCAGGCGAAAAGGTTGCTGTAACCCTGAGCACAAAGTATCCGTCTGATCGTGCTTTCAAGGTTACGATTCAGTCTACTCTTGCAGACGCAGGAATGAAGGAACTGATCGTTTATGAAGGAACGACTGTGATCGAGAAGGTCAATTTTGTTGCCGGCGACAGCGAAATTCAGAACCTGGTTGATGCAGTCAATCAGTATTCAGCAGTATTCACCGCAAAGACAGCTGATGGTGCGACCGGAAAGATCGCTGATGTTACTCAGGCATCGATTACCGCAGGAACGAACCCGACTACTAAGACAGAAAATTACAGCACTGCGCTTTCACTTCTGGAAGCGTATCGCTTCAATGTTCTGTGTGTAGATTCAGGCGACCCGGCGGTTCACACCCTGGTTCATGCGTTCGTTACAAGAATGAAGTCCCTGGGAGCTCTGTTTATCGCAGTTGTTGGTGAACCGAAGAGCGTTGCCTTTAAGACCAGAATCCAGCATTCAGCAGCATTCAATGATGAGAACGTGGTTTATGTCGGCGGTTCCGCAATCGACACAGACGGAGACCTGGTTGAGGGTTATGAAGCAGCGGCTATTGTGGCTGGAATGATCGCTTCTACTCCGTCCAATGACTCGATCGTACATGCGACTGTCACTGACATGGAAGACCTGGGAGAGGTCCTTACCGATTCTCAGCACATAGAGGCTATCCAGCACGGCTGCGTAATGTTCAGCTCTGCTGCTGATGGCACTGTCAGAGTTGAGTCCGGTGTTACTACACTGGTCAATCCGAACAGTGATCAGGATGCAGGCTGGAAGAAGATTCGCCGTGTAAAGGTTCGTCAGGAAGCGATGGACCGTATCGACAGAACACTCGACCCGCTGTCAGGAAGAATCGACAATGACGATGATGGAATTGCAAATGTCATAAAGCTCGGAACCGATGTTCTGGATGCAATGTTCGCAGAAGGAAAGATTCAGGCCGGCTATTCGTTCATTGAGGATCCAGACAGACCGCATCAGGGTGACTCTGCATGGTTCCTGATCGCTCTTGACGACCTCGATTCTCTGGAAAAGATTTATCTGAATTACACATTCAGATACAGCGCAGTTTAAGGAGGGAAGTATAAATGGCAAGACAGATTCTTGATACCAGACAGCTCATGAGTGGGAAGGACGGTTTCATGTACATTAACGTAGATGGAACCGACTTCTTCATGGCACAGGTTGATACTTTCCAGGTCCAGGCTAGCATTTCCAATACCGATTATCAGCCTGTTGGCTCAATCCTGAGCTACGCAGTGCCGACCGGAGTTTCCTTCTCCCTGACTTTCTCTGAGGCAGTTATTTCTGATCAGTACGTTGCAAAGCCGATCATCGATGCAATCAAGGATGGTAAGATCCCGACATTCGATTTTGCTGGCGTTTGCGAGAGACCGGATGGACAGAAGCAGAGAATGACATTCAAGCGCTGCGTACCGGACGGTTCGATCGACCTGATGAACCTGACACCAGGAGACATTCTGAAGAGATCGTTCTCGTTCAGAATCAACTCCGTACCGGATTACTTGGCAAGCCTGGTATAACCAGAAAGCGTCTCCGCTCTTTGAGCACAGCTCTTAGAGTGGGGATGTAGATAAACGAAATAAAAAACTGAGGTTCATACATACAGAAGCGGTTAGAATCCGCTTGCCGGGCTACGATGGTGGCCTGGTCTATAAGGAGAAAAAATGAATAAGAAGACTACTACGGTTGCAGATGAGAACGTGGAGCAGAAGGACCAGGAGCTCGAAGAAGAGTTTGTTGATAAGAACGGACTTCCGGAGAACGTGGAGGACAAGCAGTACGACCTGGTAAAGTCCCTGCTTGAAGCAGCTGACTATAAGGAGGACGAGTCCAGCCGCCAGAAGATTGAGATCAAACGTGATGGTAAATTCCTCTTTGAGTTTACGATCAGACCTCTTTCGGAGGATGAAGTGCTTCAGATTAGAAAGGCATCTGCAAAGTACGCAAGAAACCCGGCCGGCAAGAATCTTCCGAAGATCGAGACCGAAGTCAACTGGCCGCAGTTCAAGTCTCGTAAGATTTATGAGGCAACGATCGATGAGGATCGTGAGAAAATCTGGGACAACCCGGCGATCAAGAAGAAGTTTGACCTTTTCGAAGGATGGGAAGCAGTCGATATTCTTCTTCCGGGCGGATGGAAGAACGCAGTATCTGATGCAATCGATCAGCTTTCCGGATATGACGTTGACCTCACAGATTACGCAAAAAACTGATTGAGCACAGTTCCCTAGCAACGGTATTGCACTACATTTGGCAGTGGCAGGGTAAAGAGCCGTCATGGTTCTTTACCCGAACACCAGGGGAACGTGCTTTTTTAATAGCCTCAACCCTTAAAGCGTTAGAGGATAAGCTACATGAACACTTATGATTGTGCAAAATTTCGATGAAAAGGAGCGGAGACTTGCACCATGGCTGAAACAATCATCATCGATGTAAGGACAAATTATCAGGACAACATGTCTCCACAAATTGAGGCATCTGCTAAGGCCCTTGACAGACTGGAAGAATCTTTGCAGCGAGTAAACAAAATGATGAACTCTCTGAATGGGAGTCCACTATTTGACATGCCAAACGGTGGGAAGATGCAGGCTTCTTTTGACATTCAGGACAATGCATCGAAAAAGCTAGATACAATCATGCGTGGGGTTAAAACTCTATCTGGGATTGGCACAATCAAGTTTGGTATTGAAATACTGGATAAAGTCACTCAGCCTCTTCAGATGGTACTTGGACAGCTAAAAGGACTTGGCAATGAAATGCTAACAAGAGGCTGGTCCCGTGTCGTCAACATTGATAAAGCAAAAGCAAAGCTGAAAGGTCTTGGAAACTCTGCGGAAGCGATCACCGAAATCTCGAATAATGCGCTGGCAGCTGTTAATGGTACTGCATACGGACTCGATGAGGCAGTCACAGCAGCAGCATCAGCAGTTGCAGCAGGGCTGAAACCTGGTAAAGACCTAGAAAAATATCTGGTAGATATTGCAGACCTGGCTGGTATTGCTGGTACTTCGATGGGTGATATGGGAAATATCATGAATGCAGTCGTAACTACCGGTAAAGCGCAGAACGATACTCTGCAAAGGTTAGCTGAAAGAGGTCTCCCAGTTTATCAGTGGCTCGCCAAAACGATGGGAACAACTGAAGACCAGATAACCGCTATGGCGAAGAATGGTGAAATTGGCATTACCCAGCTGCAAGCAGCCGTAGAAGAAAACATTCACGGAGCAGCTCAGGCAATGGGTGATGCAACTATCACCGGTGTTATCGACAACATTCATGCAGCTTACGCAAAAATTGGCGAAGCATTGATCGGTGCGTCTGACGATCAGAAGTCTTTGGCCGGCCAGGCACATGAGTTCCTGCTTGCTTATAAGACAGACTTGAACACTGTAAAGGGACCGCTGAAAGAAGTTGGAGAAACACTCGGAAATTTTGTCGGGCAGATCAGACCGCAGGCAATCGCTTTCATGGATAAGGCTTTTGCTGGGCTTGTTGATCGAATCCAGGATCTTAACTCAGTCATGAATAGCCAGGAATTTCAGAATGCTGACCTTCTTGGGAAATTCAAGATCGCATGGGACACTGTTATCGGAGATCCGTTAAGCAAGTGGTGGGATACAAAAGGACATGACCTGTTTATCGGAAAGGCAAATGCTCTTGGAGAGGACATCGGAAGCGGACTTTCTACGATCATGAAAGGAATCTTCGGATTAAATTCTGGAGATATGGAGCTTGCAAATCAAGCTACAACAATCGGAGCTGGATTTGCACAGGGATTCCTTCACGGATTTGATGGTTCCGGGGTTGCAAAAGCGATTGCTGATTCGATTGCAAATGCGCTTAAAAGCGTATTTAGTTCCCTTGTTGATGGAAAATTAAGCGGAACTTCAATTCTAAACGGGTTACTGCTCGGGTTCGGTGGAAAGAACCTGATGGGCGGAATCAAAACTCTCAGTGGATTGTTTGGCGGCAAGGGATTAGGAAACATCTTTACAGGCGGTGGTGTAGCAAACGTAACAACAGCAGCTACTGGAATGGAAAGATACGCAGCTGCACTGGGACGTGTGAGTGCTCTTAGCACAGCTCATGGTGGGTTAGTAGATGAGGGTGACAACATCTATGACATTGATCGCTTCTTGACCGCACCAAAACCACATGCAGGGATTCCAGTAGCAAACGCAGCAGCATTTTCAGTCGCAGCATTGGCAGTGGCAGGTGGAATTAAGGACCTGGTAACTGCATCGAAACAGAATACAGAAATTCAGAAAAGAGCGACAAAAACTTCTGGTTGGTCAAGACTCGGAGCGGTAGGTGTCGGAGCAGCAGCAGGCGCAGTCGCAGGACCGCTTGGAGCTCTGTTTGGCGCTGCTACTGGTGGACTTATCAGTTTGTTCATGGGTAATGAGCTGAAGAGACACGCAGAAGACACAAATAAGAGCTTGGAGCGCCTGACGAAAGGAACTGATGAGTATGCGAAAGCAACGGATTATGCTCAGAGGCATATGGCAACACTTTCAATTACGACTGATCAGGTAAATTCAGCAGTAGAAAAAGTGTACGGAACTCAAAATGCGTTCGTACATGGTAATTCGCAGATCGTTGAAGGACAGAATTATTTCACCCAGGCAAATACCTCGGCACAGAATGTTGAAGGGATGAATACACAGATGCAGAACGGAATTTCACTGACTCAGGAGCAGGCTGATACTTACGGCCAGCAGGTTATGTCAGCGATGGATAATTCCCTTTCATCTGTAATGAGCTATGGTGCAGGAATGCTTGAAAACTTTGGGACATTCCAGAGTGCGGGAGGCAACGTTGCAGACCTGGAAGCACAGGCAAACGCTGAATATTCAAAGCAGTTCAAGTCAACGAAAGAGAAACTTGAAAAAAATCAGGAGGAAGTAAAGGGCCTCTACGATTCTTATACTAAAGGCGATATTACACTTGACGAGTTCGCTAAAAAGGCGACTCCGTTTGTGGCTGATTCTACGCAGCTTGCTAGCGAGTTCACCAGTATGCAGAGCAGTATGCAGAAGGCGGCTTCCGTGTCTTCTATGGGCAATTTTGATGCAGATAGTGTAGAGAAAATGTCCGAAGCGTTCAAACAGATGGATGAGGCAAATAGTGAACAATACCGGACTGCTTCAACGAATGCCAAATTAGGATATGCAAAAGCCTTTGGACTTGGATCTGATGAATATGCACAGCTTGCGAAGAATGCAGATATTCAAACATTCATCAATCAGTCAAGAGAACGTGTGGATTCTCTGTCGCAGCTGAACGGTATGATCGATGATGCACTCGGCAGCGACCTTGGCTCTTATATCAATAATGCAGACTCATGGTACAAAGCTATGAGTAACCTGGAAAACGATGCAACTACATTCACGGCAGTTGGAACGGGAACTCAGTCGATTGGCGAAGCAATGAATCTGCAGCTGAATCGGAATAAGCAGTATTCTGGGCTTCAGGCATCAGCACAGGATTACGGAGCATCAATCGCAGGATGGGTCGATGAAGTCAAGACTTCGATAAACCAGATGAAAACCGAAGGAATGGAAGTTCCGCAGAGCATGATGGAGAGCTATAAGAGCGGGATTGAAATTATGGCAGCAGCAGGCTATAGCAACGCTATGGTCCAGCAGCAGGCATTCAGACTGATTCAGGACGTGAATGATGAAAATTCCCAATATCACGATGAAGCTGTTGACATGGTTGGAAAGATCCTGAGTGATACTGATCATTATTTCAGAAATGAAAATGTTGAGCAGGCATTCACAGAAGCATTGAAGTTTGCAATGACAGATACGACTGACCAGGAATACAAAGGTCTGCAGAAACAGGCAACTCACGAATTTAGCAAAAAAGAATCAGAAAAAACCGGCACTACGGATAAGACTCAGGAATATGAGGTAAAGCATGGTGACACGGTTATTGGAATTTTGAGGCAGTTGCTGGGACATGAGCCTACAAAGGAAGATATTCAGAACTTCCAGACAGCAAACCAGAAAGTGCTCGATAAATATAGTGGTGGAGATATTAACCTGATATTCCCAGGGGAAAAGTTCACAATTTCGGGAGGAAAATCTGGTGAAACAACTGAAGAAGGGTTCACACCTGGTTCTCCTCAGATTAAGTCAACAAAGAAGAAAAAGCCAAAATTAGGAGGAAAGAAAGAGCTCCCGACTGGGAATGGTATTCATACATTTGGGACGAATTACCTTACCGGGAAGCCGTGGGTTGAAAATACACCGGAAGATATTTACGGCGCTGAGGATAAGCTGCATAACAAGTCTCATGTTGGAACAATGGAAGCGAACATTAGATCAAAAGTTGGCCTTAATAACCAGAAACCTGGGGCAGGAGCGGTCCAGAACGATAAGAAACAGGAGATGATTGAGACTCGCTATGGCGAAAATGGAACGCTTTCAAACGGAAGAACGATTTCATCAAAACCTGAGACCTTTGGACAGGCAGTGGTTGGATTCTTTGGAAAAGCAGGACAAAAGATAGAAAAGGCTCTAAATATACCTCAGGTCAGTGACGAATATACGGATGGTTTAATAAAACACGCCGATGAAGTGAATGCAAAACTTAAAGAGGCAGAAAGCAATACGCTTACAAAAGAAGAAGCAAGTAAGCTCCCAGATGCAACATCAGAGCTTCAGCAGTACATTGATATGGCAAATGGGAAAACGACTTCTGCAGGCGGAAACGGAACGGCAGATCAGCTTCTTGTCGGTGTTGGTTCCGGTGGGGAAGTAAAAGCTCCGAGTTCGTCTTCTAGTGGAATGAAAGAAAGTTTCTGGTCAAGCATTGTTACCGGACTGGAAGGATGGTGGAGTGGGTTTACACTACCTGGATTCGGAATTACAGCACAGGCAGCAGAAGCACCGACATCCGGAGCAACTGTAAAAGAATCAACGCCGGCAGCAGTAGCACCGGAAACGATGGTTGGAGTCGGAACAACGGTGGCACCGGCTGAAACAACGCAGCAGGTAGTAGTCAATCAGCAGTTGACACCTGGAAGTGTAGACAATACACAGCTTCAAAGCACCGTTCAGGAATCAGCCGGTGAACCTGTAAACGTGGACAAACCAGTCAATATGACCCTTCAGCCGACTGTAACAAGCGGAGTTTCAGGAGTGGCAGATACCGTGTCAGCAGCAGCAAGTGTGGCTGCTCAGGCATCTTCAACAACTACAACCGCAAATCCGGTCGTAGACGCAACTGGAGTACCTGGTATGATCGATGCAACTTCCGTATCTGAAGCAATGAGAGCAGCAGCAGAAACCCCGGTATCCGCAACGGTACCGGTTAATGCACAGGCGGCAGGAACTGTGTATGTACCAGTTACGGTTGTTCCGCAGCTGAATGTACAGAGCGCATCCGCAACGGTAGCAGCTACAAGCGGAGGAACCGGTTCTGCAACTGTCACGGTCGGCGGCGTGCAGAAGAAAGCGAATGGTGGTTTGGTAGATTCTGCAGAACTTACATGGGTAGGAGATGAAGGATACCCGGAGATGATCATCCCGTTCGCACCGCATAGAAGGTCCAGAGCACTCGAACTTCTGTCTCAGACAGAGGACGCACTGGGAATTTCGAAGCACGCAAACGGCGGCGTGGTTGGAGGAATGCTGCCGAGTAGCAAGAGTGATGGTGAAAACGGCAATTCGGACGCTAAGCCAAAGTCCGGAGGAAACGGGAGCGTTTCAGTCGGAAATATCTCATTCCAGATCAATGGAAATGGAGGAGACGTTGTATCTCAGGTCCAGAGCAGAGCATCGGAGATTACAGAGATCGTTACGAATGCCCTGGCAGATGCGCTTGAACAGGCATATGAGAACACACCGTATGCAGCAGGCTAATAGGAGGTGATTACAATGGCCAAAGCAGGCAATGGCAAAACTATACAGACTGCGTATCGCAGGCAGCGGAAGGCAGAAATAGCCAAAAAGCGTAGAACTGCCTCCGTTCAGAAGGTCATAGAAAATCCTATTATGCGAGCTCATGGTAAGGAGGAACGGAGAGAAGAGCGAGAGATTAAACGAAACGCAGCCGCTCAGAAAAATAAAAAAACTCCGATCATGGTTGCCCAAAAAAAGGCAGCGAAAGCGGCCGCAGACATTTCCAAGCAAGTGCTTCACACAAGTTTCCAGAAGGAGCTTGAAAGGTCATGGAACAATGTGAGCAAACAGGCTATTTCCTACATGACTCAGGCAGATACGTTAATGGCACAAGCCGAAGAAATGTCTCGCCAGGCGAAAAAGATGTCAAAGGCCAGACGGACAAAAGCGATGAATCAGGCGAACGACCTGAGAGCTGAAGCAAGGAGACTGATAAAAAAGGCGCAAAAGATCAGAGCTGCATTTCAGAGGCAGGCCGCAAAGAATGATGCACAGATCGTAGCCGAGGCAGCAGCCAGAAGAAAGATCCCGAGTGGGATCATAACCTATAACCCGAAAGCAGGAATTAACTGGATTCATGTTGAAGGCGGTGTTATCAATAAGTTTCCTTTTCCAGTATCACCGCCTGAGGTAAAGGTCGAAACGACAATGCTTTTCGCAAAGCATACGATCATCGGGCTGGGAGAAATCCAGATACCGAATGGGCAAGAACAGGAGAAAATCTCATGGGAAGGAAGATTGCCGGCATATTGGCAGCCACTTGGATTCATGGTCCAAGAGGAATCTTTCATTCCTCCGAATGAGATCATTAACAACATTGAGTCGTTTCGGGTGAATAAAACGCCGGTCAAACTGACAATCGATGGTATGCTCAGCAGCAATGTGTACGTGAGCTCATTCAATTATAAGAAAGGACCTATGGGTGATTACACTTACGACATTGAGTGGTTATCATCCAGACTTCCTAGCATAACTTCACAGAAATCAAGGTCCAGGAATCACAGAGCTGCGAAGCAAACGCCTAATCCGTATCCAGGTAAAAAAGGACAGACGCTTTATCAGCTTGCAAAGATCGTCTATAAGGATGGTTCGAAATGGAAAACGCTTTATAAGAAGAACAAGAAGGCATTGAATAAAGCAGGAAATTTTGGAAGAAAGAAGACCTGCAAACTAAAAAAGAACGCAAAGCTGAGATGGTGAGGAGGTGGGCCTGATGGCAAGTATGTTAGACCCACGATACACCGTAAAAGTGGTGTCAGGTGGAAGAATCTACAAGCTCGATAATGCAATGATGAATTGCAGTGTAGCGCAGCCAGATAAGCAGATCGCTCAGAAGTGCCAGGTGGATCTAGTGAACCTGATGGTTGGAAGCAAATATCTAAGTGACATTATCAAAGTCAACTGCAAAGCCTACGTTTATTACAATGTGGGCTCCGGGCCGAAAGAAAAGATGAGGGGCCTGGTATGGACAGTAAAAATATCTGAGTCAGATGAAAATGTTCTTCAGATTCTGATTTACGACTACGCTATCTATTTGCAGAAGAGCAAGGCATCATGGTATCTGGGCGGACAGACAAAGAGTATCTTCAAGAAGATGTGTAAGAAGTGGGGAATCGGACTTTCCTACAATTACAAATCGATCAAACACGACAAACGGGCAATCCGGTCAAAGTGCCTGTCAGATACTTTCCTGGACTTTTTGGATGAAGTAAAGAAGCAGACCGGGAAGAAGTACGAAATTTACTTCAAAGGCAATACGCTTCATGTAACCGGAACCGGTACAAATGCCACAATTTACAACATCAAGAAGAAGGAAAACGCCGTAAAAGTCGAGATGGAAACCACGATGGATGAAGTCGTGACTCAGGTCGTTATCCAGGGACCGGCATCGAAAAGCGGAAAGCCGAAAATCGTTAAGACGGTCAAGAAAAATGTAAAAATCTATGGCCGGCTGCAAGATGAAATCAGCAAGGATAAAAAGACTTCTAAGAAAAAGGCCACGAAAGAGGCAAATTATATTCTGAAAGAGAAGTCGAAACCGAAGAAGACCGGAACGATCACCTGCATTGACATTCCGATGGTGAAAAGGGGAGATCGGATATACCTCAAAACCGATACGTTCCACGGATACCAGATCATCACGGATATAGAACACAATGCCGATAAGCAGGAGATGGATATAGAGACCTGCAGTGCAACAGGAATTACAGGACCGTCCGCAAAGAAGTCTAGCAAAAAGACCTCAAAGAAAAAGAACTCGAACAAAGGCAAGGGAGTCAAATACAAGGTAAAGAGCGGAGACACCGTAACAGGGATCCTGAGAAAATTCTTAGGACGTTACCCAACAACGGCTGACTTCAGCAAGTTCAAGAGGAACAATGCTGCAACATTGAATAAGTGGAGTGGTGGAAATATCGACAAAATCTATCCTGGCGAAGTATTTGTGCTTTATCGATAAGCTGAAATGCTGGAAAGGAGAAGAAAATGGTTTCGAAAGGAACGACCAGGCTTGCCCAGATTCTTTCAAAGCGGATGCATGGTACGGCATCGTACCACAACAATGTATCCGTAGAACAGGGCGTGATAGTATCAGGTCATAAGCTAAAGATGGATTCACTGGGGGTTACGATTCCGAGAAAAGGCTATTCAACCGCTTCCGGAGTCAAACTCTCAGTGGGAAATCGAGTCGTAGTGAGCTGGGCTTCCGGGGAACCGGTGATCGTAGCAAAGCTGTGAGGAAATCGATGGTAAATAGAGAAAAGGAGGTGCAGCAGTGGGAGAAGACGATGAAACTCTGGATGAAGAGCTGATAGATGATGCCGCAGATGAAGAAGAAAGCGATCAGAGCGGTGATGGTCTAATCCCTGGACCGAACGAGGAAGATGCAGCCGCAATCGAAGAACTAGAAGAAGAGGACGAAGAGGCAGCTGACGAGAACTCCGATGCAAATGCCGCAACGACAGACGAGGCAACATACCTTCCTGGCCTCAAATTTGACACCGATTTGGTTCTCAATGGCGGAGGTAACATTGTCATCTGTGAGCCTGACGAAGCCTGGCTGAACTGGTGTAAAAAGGCTCTGGCGACCCCAAGATACCAGTGTGACGATTACTCTGATCAGATGGGAGTGGACGTAGAAGCGGCTTTCTCAGCAACGTCCAGGGCAGAGGCAGAAGAAATCCTGAGAAGTGAGATCAAAGGCGCACTGGAAGCAGACCCGTATGGTCGGACCGCTCATGTAGACTCGATCAATTTCAACTGGATTGCGCCTGATGCGGTGGAAGCATCCACAGAAATCTCAGGCTTTGAGAATCTGAAGATCGATGTGAGCACTGTGTATGACGCAGGAGAATTAGGAGGCTGATATGAAAGAATACACAACTCCGGACTTGCTTACGGATGCGGACGAGACCGATATTATGAAACGCATGGTTGAAGACATGCCTATTGATATTGATGTTTCAGAGGGCTCAGTCGCATATGACCTGCTGCACCCGACTGCAGTAGAAGTGGAACGGATGAAACAGTTCGACTTGGATTATCTCTTTCAGCAGATTTGGCCGCAGTTCGCAGAAGGAGAAGCCTTGGACTATCATGGCGAGGCACGGGGGCTGCCGAGAAAGCAGCCGACTGCTGCCAGCGGGAAACTGACGATTACGGGAGATCCGGGAACGGTGATCCTGGAAGGAGACCTGTTTGCGACTGAGGGAATTGGAACGATACCGAGCGTTTCTTACGCTTCTGATGGTGAATATACGATTCCAGACACTGGAACGGTAGAAGTCAATGTCGTGTGCGCAGAGACAGGAACAGTCGGAAACTGTACAGCAGGGAAGATCATCATCGTGGAAGATTCAGATGATGGTGTAACGACCTGTACGAACAATGAGGCGATGACCGGAGGAACGGATATAGAGGAAGATGACGCTTACAGAGAGCGTATTCTGTACTTTGACCAGTCGAGAACAACGTCTTACTCCGGAACTATTTCCGATTACACCAGGTGGGCGAACGAAGTCGATGGTGTAGGAAGTGCGATCATAATCCCGGCGACTGACGACTCTGGCCTGGTGACGATTGTTATCACGGATGGTAATGGATCCCCTGCAACAGATACGCTCTGCAAGAATGTCTATAACTACATCATGCGCCCTGACAACCCGTATGAGCGGCTTGCTCCGATCAACGCTAATCTGTACGTAGTTCCTCCGACACCGGTCAAACTGACCGTAACAGCGGCCCTGGAGCTCAATGGTACATCGGTTACAGACGTAGAAAAGGCGTTTACGAATGCTATGCAGCAATATTATCCTACAGCAATCTCAGACGGAGAGGTCCGATACCAGAAGGTTGCAAACATTCTGGGAGATATTTCTGGTGTGTACGACTTTACTGGGCTGACGATCAACGGAAAATCCGAGAATATCCCGATCGCAAAGTATGAGTCACCGATTGTCGAGATCCTTACGTTTACGGAAACCAGGGGGTGATGGTAAATGCTGAATCCTACCAGGTTGATGCAGGTTATCCTCACATCAGAAGAAGCACAGCTTATCATCGATTACATGAGTCCGATTTACGGGGAGGCCAGAGTTTTTCTTTGGCTTCTTCAGGCAATCGGAACGGCTCTGGACGAGGCAAATACCTGCCGGGACGACTTTGACGCTCAGTCACAGATTGCAACGGCTACATGGTCCCTGCCGTATTACGAAGATGAATACGGAATCGTCACGAACTCAACTCTTTCAGATGAACAGAGACGAAAAAATATCTTCTCTGCAATCCGGTTCAAAGTTCCACTTAACCCGTACAAAGTGTCGATGATTCTTTCAGCAGTTGGTGGAACGAAGGTAACGATCGAGGAAAACACTGGAAAGAATCGGTTTACGGTCCATACGGACTATACAGACCTGCCGGCCGAGATGGAAAAGTTCATCAACATGGCAAAGCCGGCACACACAATCTGTGATTTCGAGATTGAGGGACTGGTCACTACAAAAGTGAAAGTCTCAAAAGCCAGACAGGAAGCAATTTATGAGTACAAGCTAAGCGGTACACAGCTCATAGGCGGAAAGCCATGGCGAAGCATTCTGGGCAGCAGCAGTGAGAGTGATGTAAACATATTGAAAGAGCAAAACGCCGCAGAATACGCATACGAACTGACTTCAGGGCTTGCAGCAGGCACGATTCCTGGGAGACAATCATTTGGAAATTTGGTCACTTCTGAAGCGGATTCAGACTTCATGGTGCAGAACGCCGTGGTCCAGCATAGAGTATGCGGCAAAGCAAACTGTGGTACAAAGTGACAGAATGGACAGATCAACTCATTACCAGTAAAGGAGGAAAAGACAGATGGAATTCTGGTCAAGCAGCTTTCTTGCGAAGAGAAGGGAGCACTGGCTGGCTTCCCTGGTGAAGTTTCAATACCAGGTTGGAGGCTCATGGTATGATGCGACAATCAACTCAAAGAAGGTCAACGGCTCACAGCTCGAAATCGTGGCTAATTGCCCGCCGATTGGTTCCGGTACAGAAACGATCACCGGGGTCCGAATCATCGATGTAGGAGGCAATGTCGCAGGCTCACAGACTATCTCAACAAAGCGTACAGCAACGCAGGGAGTCGTCAACAAATTCGTCTTCCCGATCGTGGAAACTCAGTGATGGTGTAAAGCATTTCTATGTCTATTAGACGCACAGAAGTGCATTTTACATAGTGCAAACTATCAATTACGAGAGGAGGAAACTTGAATGGAAACTATTCAGCAGCCGTATCTCGAAAATGACTGGGACAAACATTACAATCCAACCACCTGGCTTGATGATGTCCCAGAAATTGGGCAGACCGGCACACCGATGGACCAGGAACATTTCAACAACCTGGAAACCGGAATCGATGCGAACACAAAACTCCTGGCTTACCTCACGACTATCATGACCGGCCACGAAGCAAGCATCAATGATGTGAAGGGCGAGACTCATGTCGTTACGCTCAAGAACACCGGTGGATTCTATCAGAATAATTCCGATACAACGATCGTTCTGACGAACAAGCGTGACACCATGGATTACATCGTGGATTACGAGATTCAGTCTGCAGACGTTAATATCGGCGACATCGCTGTGTACGACAAGCAGGTAAACGGATTCAAGGCAAGGTTTACAGGCTCTGCTAGCTCGGCCACAGTGAAGTTCTATGTTCACGGAGGAAACGCATCCTGATGGCTAATGTAATTATTTATTCAGATGAGCGCAGAGAGCAGATGGAACAGGAGCTGCGCAATTACGGCATTGACCCGTCTCGGGCAACTCAGCACCAGAGAGAGATGGCTGACGAGATCGCCCAGAAGACGAATACCGTTTACGAAAGCCAGAGATAAAGGCGGAAAGGGGAAATTCGATGAATGTAATCGAAGTAAATGAAGGACCAAAGATTGATTACGAGGTCAGAAAAACCAAAATCACTTTTGGCGATGACGAGCTCACACTCAACCTGGCAAGGTTGGAAAGAGATGACGACATTTCAGTTGATATTTGTATCGATGAATACGGCATTCTTCACACCGGCCTGGCGAGAGAGTACGTTGCTCAGATCGAGATCCCGGCAAGACAGTACGACATGGTTGAGAAGGACAACCCGGACTATGACCCGGAGGACGAGACTTCCCAGAAGGTAATTCAGGAGAAAATCGCAGTCCCGTTCAGCATGGACAACGTAACCCTGAAACTGTACTCAATCTGACTAGGAGGGAAAGAATCAGATGGCTTACAAAGAAAATTATGACAATATGGCAGCGGCAGTCTCTGAACTGTCTGGGGGCGAGAATGTTGTCCTGATGGACGATATGGACAAGCCTGGAATCTATGTACCGATTCCGAAAATGCTCAATTCTGAGCTGATTAAGGGCGGAAGCAGCAACGTCCACCCGGCATTCATGGTTGGCGGAGTTGAGAAGCCTTGCTTCTACTACTCAAAGTACCAGAATGTCGTAATCAACAAACGTGCGTATTCCCTGGCCAGGAGAGACCCGGCTACATATGTTACGTATGATCAGGCTAAAACTTACTGCGACAACAAAGGAGCTGGATTCCACCTTTCCAGCCAGGCTGAATGGGCTGCAATCGCTCTTCTGACCCGTCAGATGGGAACTATGCCTCATGGTAATAACCAGTTCGGTCACGATTCTGCGTACCCGTATGAGAAAGGTCAGGAAGCCTCTCATGAGGGCAGTGGAGATACATATAAGATAAATCGTGTGCTGACTGGCTCTGGACCGGCTACATGGGGACATGATCATACGAAATTTGGAATCCAGGACCTGAACGGAAACATCTGGGAGTGGCAGACCGGACTGAGACTGGTTGATGGCGAGATTCAGATCATCCCGTATAACAATGCTGCGCTTGGAGCTGATTGCGATACTGGATCTTCTTCCACGCTTTGGAAAGCAATCTCTAAGAGTGGTTCACTGGTTACACCAGGGACAGCAGGTACCTTGAAATATGGTGCTTCAAATTCACTCGTTACAGCAAAACCAGATACAAGTGTAACAAACTGGTCTTCTTTCGCAGCAATGGGAATTGAAAGTGGGCTTACAGCTCCTGAGCTGGCCAAAGCGCTGATTCTATATCCGGATGAACCTAACGGGGATTACGGTGGGGACTACCATGGCTGGAACTGCCAGGGCGAGCGGGTGGCTTACTGCGGCGGCTACTGGGACAATGAGGGCTATGCCGGTGTGTTCTATGTCAACTTGAACAACCCTCGCTCGGCCTCGGGCGGCTACCTCGGGTTCCGGTCGGCTTTTATTGCCTGAGCTCCTGATTCCTGTGGGGCTGAGCGATAGCGAATGCCCCGCCCCACGGGATAGAAAACGATTATGGCAAGAAACAATGAAGAAGACAAAAAGACGCTTCTGAAGATTGAGGATATGATGGGATATGCGTATCACGCATTCAACCAATTTCCAAAATCTGTACGGTTTACGATCGTATCCGATATGAGATCATGCATGGATACAATGCTAGAAAGAGCCGTTGAAGCGGATGAAATGTATTTTAAGAAGACTACCCTGAGAGACCTGGACATTGCGAATGCAAAGCTGAAACATTATCTGCTGATATGTGACAGGGAGCATTATTTTTCACACCACACATTTGAAGTCTGGAACGACTATTTGACAGAAATAGGAAGACTAGTGGGTGCAAGACGGACGATCGTGGAGGAGTGGGAAAGCAAGAAAAAGGCTTCAAAAGGATAATCGGTAGGGAACAGGCTATTGCGGGTGGCTAACTGCGGCGGCAACTGGAACAATGAGGGCAATGCCGGTGTGTTCTATGTCAACTTGAACAACCCTCGCTCGAACTCGAACGGCAACATCGGGTTCCGGTCGGCTTTACCCCACACAAGATGTATGGTGAAACGCTATGCATAGCCAGATATTAAGAGCCTAAGGATTCTTTCTCAGTGCGATGGGGGAAAAGGAGTCTGTTTCCACGCTGAAAAGATGCGAAAAATGACGGACTGTGTGTGCGTATACAGCCCAGCGGCTGCGGAGACAAACAAAACAGCTGCAAGCGTGTAAGCCGTTAGTAACCAGTGATGGTGAGAACCACTAAGCACGAATAGGAATATTTAAGTGTCTAAGCAGATAAAGAACGTTTTTGATCAGATATTCTCGAAAGAGAATCTTTGGGAGGCTTTGCAGAACGCCTCACGGGGAAGACGATATGAACCGCCTGTTCTTAGATTCAACTACGATGGTTGGACTAACGTCACTGACCTCAGAGACCAGATTTATTCAGGCGAATACGAGATTGATAAATATTATATCTTTCAAATACATGAACCGAAATATCGAATCATCATGTCGATAGCGTTCAAGCACAGAGTCGTTCAATGGGCGATATATCAAGTGCTGAATCCGATATTTGTGCGAGGATACATAAATGATTCCTACGGCTGCATTCCAGGGCGGGGCGTGATAAGCGCAATCCTGCGCTTGGAATCGTGGCTTGATAAATCAACCCGTGATGGTAAGAACCTATATTATCTCAAACTTGATATAAGCAAGTATTTCTACAGAATCCCGCATGAAATATTGAAAGCTGTTCTCAGACGGCGCATAGCGGATGAGCGACTTCTCAGTGTGCTATTCAGTATCATTGATTGCAAACACACGTGTTTCGGACTACCGAGAGGAATGCAGCCAGAGGATGTCCCGATGGAGAACCGGCTTCCTGAAGTTGGAATGCCGATTGGGAACCTGATGAGCCAGATGTTCGCAAATCTGTTTCTAAATGAGCTTGATCAGTATTGCAAGCGGAAGCTGAGAATCAAATTATATGAACGATACATGGATGACGTGATCATCCTGAGTGAGAGCAAACAGAAATTGCATCAGTGGGAAACTTTGATTGACAATTTTCTGAGGGAAGAACTGCAGCTCGACCTGAATGAGAAAACCTGTATCAGGCCGGCAGCTCAGGGTTGTGAGTTTGTAGGCTTCAAGATCAGACCGTTCCAGATCAATGTAAGAAAATCCACTTCACTTCGAATTAAACGATCATTGGCAGGTATCCGATACGGGTATCTTCATGGCATGTACACACTGGAATACTGTACGCAGGTGTATCAGAGCTTTATTGGACTTCTGAAAAAGACTGACTCAAAACAGCTGGAAAAGAAAGTCAATGAAGAAATGATACTCTGCAAAGAACACAGTGCAGACGGGCTGGACCAGTATCAGCTCTATCAATTATGTGCGTGATGGTGTCCAGACTTTTGCACCTGGATTCTTGTACTTTGTCCTCCCGGCTCTGAGAATAGGAAACAAGAGCAGAAGGCTTGAGCCGAGAGGGGAAAGCGATGAAAAACGATCGAATAAAATTTCAAAAAATGACTGCCCGGTGGACTTTCTGCATGATGGCGCTTTTAGTCTACATGTTGCTGAATGTACAGATCACCCAGGCAAAACCAAAGATCAAGATTCAGCCTCAAACACAGCTAACCAGGCTGGGAGGAAATGTTGAATTTGAGCTGAAAGCCTCCGGGAAGAAGCTGACATATCAATGGTACGTGAAGAAACCTGGCAAGAAATGGAAAAAGATTCAGGGGGCGACCAGACGGACCTATATCCGGAAAAGTAACATCCGCCAGATCGGTTGGAAGTATCGGTGCATGGTGAAAGACCGGACCGGCAGCAGAACCAGCAAGACGGTCATGATCAAGATTACGGATATTGGATGCAATCAAACGCTTCCGTGGGCTTCTACCAGGGCTTTATTCATGCCAAAGTCACCTGATGGTCTCTGCTTTATCGGGAGTTATAAGAGCATACACAAGGCCCAGATCAAGAAAGCGATTGACTTTATCAATAAGAAGATCGGGCGGACGTTTGTGTATACTCCAGACCCGTCAGTAGCCGACATCATGGTGTCAGACTACTCGAACGGAAAAGCAATACAAAACCGATATGTCTCCCAGGAGACAGCGGATAACCTGAACGCAAACAAAAGCTGGGTAGCAGTGAGCTATTCGACAGACGATACAGCAGAACATTTCCTGGTTATGCTGAATAACAGCTATCTGAGACTTTATTCGCAGAAAATGATCAACATGGTTATTGTGCATGAACTAGGACACTGCATCGGCGTGACTCATTCACCGTACCAGGAAGACATTATGTACGGGACGATCACAGCCAGCAGTATGTCTGCAAATGATATTCAGAGATTCAAGCAGCAGAGACTGATTATGCAGGGCTGGAAGCAACAGAAATAGGCACTCATGATGAAACTGGGAAGAATCACAATACATTAAAAAGAAGGACAGAGAAATGGATTGGACAGGAGTAATATCGATTCTTCTTGGAGGAGGGATGGGTGTTTTAGGATTTGCCCAGTTCCTGATTTCCAGGCACGATGCAAAGAAAGCTCAAAATTCTGAGTTCAATAAGCGATTTGATCAGATTGACAAACGCTTTGATGATGTCCATAAGCGATTTGACACAGTGGACCAGAAGATACAGCGGGTGGAAGACAAAGGAGATGAGCGAGAAGCGGTAACAGCAAGGGTACGGATTCTGAGATTCAGCGATGAGCTGGTAGATAATAACAAAAAGCCAAGTAAGGACAGATACGATCAATGCATGTCAGACATAACAACTTACAACCACTACTGCCGGTCACACCCTGAGTTCAAGAATAATCAGACAATATCAACGGTTACATTTCTCACAGCAGATTATGAGAAACGCTTAGCAACACATGATTTTCTCCTGTAAGAGGTGATTCGGATGGTACTTTTCAGAAAGAAAAAGCGAAAGAAGAGAGAACCTGGCGACTTTATGAACGCAGCAGTGATCATGGTCCTTTCAACTGTGTTTACGTTTACAGTCGTGTGGACGATCGGATTTTTCATAAAAGGGTCAGAACCTGCAACGTTGATCACATGCTTCTTTGCTTTTATGGGCATTGAGGGAGGTTGCATGGCCTGGATAAAGAACGTCAAGACAAAGCACGGAAAGAAGCAGGAAAAGAAGCCGGCAGAACCGGAAGAAATTGTAAATGAAGAAGACGATGGTTTGGAGGGATAAAAATGGATAAACTCAATTTTTTCATTCAGAACTGGGCATTGATTATCGCAGTAATCGCACTGATTGGAGTCGTCATTTGGGCAATCATCCAGTTCGTTCAGCTTCCGACAAAGAATCAGTTGGCAAAGGTCCAGGAATGGCTGCTGTGGGCAGTCACAAAGGCTGAAGGCGAACTCGGAGAGAAGACCGGACAGTTGAAACTGAGATATGTCTATGACATGTTCGTGGCAAAATTTCCAGCAGTAGCAAAGTTCATCTCATTCGAATACTTCAGTATGATGGTTGACCGTGCACTCGATAAGATGCGTGATATTTTGGACTCAAACGAGGCAGCAGAAAAGCTAGTCCTGACCGGAGAGAAAACCGTATCAAATGAATCAGATTCAGGGGCAACGCCAGAAGCAGAGCCGGCCGAAACGGCAGATGAAGAGATCGATGGTGAAGCCTGACTGATGAACGTTTTGACAGCTGCGTGAATGACCCACCACATTGAGAAAGGAGGAACCCCTCTTTCTATACTGCTAAAATTCATATTTAGATAATTTCACAAATATCTTGTGTCGTGCATGAAACCTAAAAATTTGGGCCGTCACGCAGCTGCCCGAACCGAAAGGAGAAAATGATGGAAGATAACAGCATACAGATTTGGAAATACCTTAGAAAAGCAGGATGTACAAAGGCTGGTGCTGCTGGCCTCATGGGTAACATGCAGCACGAGAGCGGGCTTATACCGAATCGCCTGGAAGATTTGTGTAGGAGACGGATAAAGGAAACTTACGGTATCTCATATACCGATGAACAATATACGGCAGAAGTTGACAGCGGAAAGATCAAGAGAGGAAGCGAGGCTGGAAATGATGGTGGAAATACGTTTCTTCACCCACTGGCCGGCAAGCAATATGGATACGGTCTGACTCAGCTAACTTATCCGAGCAGGAAAGCTGGTCTTTACGATTTGTGTAAGAAAAAAGGAAAGAGCATCGGAGACCTGGAATGCCAGCTGGCATGGTTGATCACCGAACTGAAAACTTCTTTCAAATCGGTCTGGAATGTCGTATCAGAAAGCACCGATGTAAATACATGCACAGATACGGTCCTGACCAAATTTGAGATCCCGGCGAATCCGGAAGCTCTGAAAGCAGCTCGAAGAAAATCAGCCTGGGATTTCTACTATAAGTATCAGAATGAAGCGATCGGAATGCCAACACCAGCGGCACAGACGGCCGCAGCAGCCGTTTCAGAAGTAAAGGTGGGTAAATCTATGTACACTGAGGAATCAGCGAAACAGGCGATCATAAAGCGGGCTACCGCAGAGATCGGATACCTGGAAAAGAGATCAAATAAGAACCTGGACAGCAAGACCTTAAATGCCGGTTCCGCAAACTATACGAAGTATGCCAGGGACGTAGCGCCGCTTTCCTGGGCACAGGCTCAACCATGGTGCTGTACGTTCTATAACTGGCTTTTCTATCAAGAGTTTGGAGCTGAAAAGGGCAAGAAGATGCTCAACGGATACACCGCTTCTTGCTATCAGGCGATGATGAACTATAAGGCAAAAGGCCGTTGGGGGAAGACACCACATGTTGGCGATCAGATAATCTTCCGGAATGGTCAGCATACCGGTCTAGTCGTTGCAGTAGCAGCAGGAACGATCACAACGATCGAGGGAAACACTTCCGGAGCATCCGGAGTAGTCCCGAATGGCGGGGGAGTACGCAAGAAGTCCTATAACCGCTCATACTACGCTATCACTGGCTATGGTACACCTGACTGGTCTTTAGTAGCAGAAACGGCATCAAAGCCGAATACACCCGCACCGACAGCTCCAGCAGAACCAGCTAAGCCGGCAGCAGGAGCTCCAAGCAAGAAAACAAAGTTTCATGGCGTGTGCACCGGAGACGAGGTTGCAGTCCGGACCTGGGCTGGAACAGAGAATCCGCAACTCAAATCCATTCCTTCTCTGAATAAAGGAGATCAGGTTGATGTATGCGACACGGTGAAATCAAAAGCTGGGAAGAACTGGTACTACGTTTGCATACATGGTAATATCTACGGCTTTATGTACGCTAAGTACATTCAGAAAGTATAAAAATGCACCTGGACCGTTTGATAGACCAGATGCATGAGGTATTATAAGAAACGAGTAGCGAAGTCTCTTATTTCCCTAAGCACTCTATTATAATTCAGGAAAAGGGCTGATCATGGTGGTCAGCCCTTTTTCTGTGCGTGAAAGAAATTCTATTCTGATAGCAAGAAAGTCACATATCATCTAGTTCTTCATTCGGAATATATTCGATGATGTCTTTTGGCTGGCAGTCCAGGGCAGCGCACAAAGATGCTAACGCATTTGTCGAAACATTTCCCCCTATATGGTTGCCTGACCTGAGGGCAGTAAGGGTTGCTTCTGAAACAATATTGCGCTTCCGGATCTCGGTGGTAGTAAGTCCCTTCTTCTTCATAAGAATAAAAAGCCTCTCGTAGCTTATTTTTCCCTCTTTGAGCATAGCGGTACCTCCTAATTTTCTTCGATTATTATAGCAAAAAACGCCACTATAAAACGTGCATAATATTCGAAAAACAGAAAACTCATTTTTGTGCGTTATTCCAGTATTGCATACCACGTTAAAACGTGTAATTATATAGACGTAAGGAAGACAGATGATCACTTCTAAGGGAGGTAAAAGATATGGCTAAGAAAGCTGCTGAGAAACTTACTGATAGACAGATGCTCCTGAGGGTTAAGGAGTGGAAGAAGAATGAGGCTCTGCTGAAAGAGATCAATGCAAGACAGGAGACTCTGAAAGCCGAGATGAGCGGAAGCCTGGAAATCCAGGGAGAGGAATCGAAGCAGGTAGGTGATTCCACCGTCTACTGGCAGACAGTAGCGAGCAACCACCTGGACACCACCGCACTGAAGAAAGATCTTCCGGATGTCTATGTGAAATACTTCAAGGTCGGGACCACAAAGAAGTTCAGGGTCGCATGAACGGCCCTGAGGGCGCTTCCACTGGTTTAAGCGAAGTAGTAAGCAGGTTTTCTGGTCCGAGCGACAGGAGACCTGCTGAAGAGTAGCAAGACAGGAAAATGGAAGCGAGAGACCTGATGATCGGATTTAATAGGAGGATTGAGAGGATGCTGAATAAGGAAGAAAAGGTTCTGAAGCAGGCTTACATCGATGAGGTTGTCGCTGAGTCATTCGGAGAGAGCATGAGGAAGTATTTCGAAAAGAAGATCGATCGAGTGGTCGAGCTGCATGATGGCCGCATGATTGCGATCGAGAAGCCGAGCATTCAGACGAAATTCTGCTTCGGTTATCACGACAGCAGATACGACACAGATGATTATGACCGGGCAAACGGAATGGCAAACCACGCACAGAAGTCTGAGGAATATTTCATCAAAGAGAACATGGACGCATTCGAGAGAGAGGCGAAGAGATTCACGCATCCGAAGCGCAGCGAGATGATCAAGTCGATGGTCCAGTACACTGGTTCACCGAAGAACTCCCGGATTTGCTGCCTGCACAGCCTTGACCGCTATTACGACATTCCGAATGAGACGGACAGAGATATTACCGCTGAGGATTTCGAGGCCGTCAGAAAGGCGTATGAGGCCACCGGGAATGACTTCCGTAAACGACTGGGAACGTACCTGAAGAGATATGGGCTTTCAAAGGTACAGAGCTGGACTTACTGGGAGGATGCATAATGACGGATGATCAAGCATTCAAAATCTGGGGAGAGAGGGCAGCATCACTCACACAGAACCCGGAGATTCAGAGAGAAATGGAGGAGCTAGCTGAAAAGAACGGCCGTGATTATGCGGTCCGCTGGCTGTACATGGTGGCCGCAGGCACCCTGGTAGGGACGAGGTGATCAGGATGAACCGTTATATGATTTCTCACCTTAATGGCGCAGTTGATCAGGACGGGAAGACGGTCCGAGCAGACTTTTCTATCTGGTATTGTCATCCGATCGGGAGACCGTCTGAAGCGGTTCCTGGAAGTATAGGAAAACGATGGCAAGCTCTGAGAAGTTGCCGGCAGATGAATAAGGCAGATGAGATCAAAGGAGGATTGCTATGAAACTGAGTGATTATGTGATTTGGCCGATGGCTCAGAAGAGGTTCGGAGAGAAAAGAGACAAAACTCTCTGGACATCCAGTGGAGTCACCGAACCGAGAGAAGCAATGCAGCAGTTCATTGTGTGGTCGAATGGCTACGGATGGAAGCTCAATGAGACATGGATTGAAATCTACAAAGTCCCAGTAGGGAAGATGCAGGTTACAGTGGAAGTGGACCTTTGGCCGTACTTCAAGAAGTATCTGCCGGCTCCGGAGGAAGTGAGATGGATGGTCCTGGGAGTAAGCAGCGGAAAGGCTGTTGGAAAAGCATTTGAGAAATATGACAATGCACTCAAAATCGCCGAGGCAGTCAAAGAGGACAACGATTTTGCCAGCATGTACGAGTGGAAAGACGGAGCATGGATAAAGGCATTCTCTATCTGATGAATAGGAGGAAGAAGAGATGAACAAAGTGGTCGAGAAGATGAGGAAGCAGGGATACCCGCTGAGGATCAGAGGAAATGATGGTTATGAAGCCTACCTGGTAGGAGCACAGCCCCTGTGCGGGAATGAGTATGCAGGAATCTACCGATACCCGGGAGGCGACTGCGTACACTTCCTGGAAGATATTAGAAGCACCCGTGGCTTTGAGATCATTGAGAATTGAGGAGGAAGAAATGAAACTGTATCATGTAACAGCAATGACCGAAAGCCTGGAAAAACTGTCCGCTAAGGACAGCTTTTTCTCGTGGGAGGATGCGATAGACCAGATAAAAGACTGGAAGAAGTCAGGAAAGAAATTGAAGACTGCATGGGTGTCTGAAAAGGACATCAACGGGCATGAAGAGGTTACGGAGGTGGACTTGAATGAAGAATAACGAAGTCATGGAGGATATTCTGAAATCGGTTATGAAATACCGAACAGACCTGACAGAAATCGATAACAAGATCAGGAAAATTGAAAGAGAGATCAGAGATGTTATCCCGACAAACAATAGATCGGCACAAAAGCTGCAAACCAGAGCAGCGAGATCGCAGCTGGCATGGTTGAACAGACAAAAGCTGAAGATCAAGAGACCGGTATCCAGAGGGGCAGAGCTGGCAGCTAAGTCATGGTTGGCAGGAGCCGATGAACCCTATCTGTACAGTATCGGTCCGACCTGGGTTGATGAGTTTTTGGACACAATGAAGCAGGCTGGGATGAAGAAATTCTTCTATGAAGGCAAAGGGCCGAACGGATTTGAATGTCTGATGGACTTCACTGATCGAGGCTGCGAGATCAGCGAGGTATGCAAGGTCAAAACCCTGACCGGAGACGAAATCCGGGGAGTGCGTCTTACAATCAAATGACGCATATATGTACATTTTTATCGGCTTAAAAATTGTATTTTTGTGCTTTATTCCAATATTGATATACTGATGCAAGTATATTATATTATAGACGTAGCTGAGAGGAGTCCTGGTTAAGAGGAGGATTTGAAATGGCAAACGTCAGAGCACTTTCGATCGATGTTTACAGAGACAGTTCGATTGGGTATTACGATTACTCGAATCATGGAGTTTCTTCCAGATTCAATGAGCTGTATCTGGCTTGTGAGGACGGGAACCTGATTGTTGATGAGAAGGACCCGCAGCTGGTCAAGATCGTGAAGAGACATCTCTTCGGGAAGGATTATCTTCACATCGAACCGTATCAGAGTGAGGGACACTGGTTCATGGCGGGAGGAAATCTCGCTTTCTCCTGCGATTCAAGATTCAGAGAACTTTCCGAGTATCCGCTTCAGATTCATGACAGGGAGGAAAAATAATATGAGCTGCTGGATTGTCGAACCGAAGAGCGTCAAGAAAATTGCTGAGGTAATCAATCAGACACTGAGTCACGAGGGAATGTTCGGAATATACGCCCCGTCAAACGGGCCGTTGGCCGCTGAATACATAGGCATGAGTGTAGAGGAAATCTACAATAAGCTCTATCAGATGAACATCGATGCTTATGACGCAAGATACGGAGAGAAAGATTTCATCCCGAAGATGCCGAAGCAGGGCTACCTGGGAGATGCTTACCTGAATATCTACCAGACCCTGAAAACGGTTGAGTGCTTCCTCTATCAGTGCTGCGAGGGAGATGTCGACACCAGAGAGTCATATAAGGGCGTTGAGCAACTGGCAAATATCATCAGGCGGGCGATCATCGGCAAGAGCAAGGAATATCAGAACGCTAAGTGGGAATGATTAGAGATCGCATAAATTCATGGATTTATAGCGCACTAAAGTGCCTGTTGAGATTGTTCGACAGGCACTTTAGTGATATTATGAAAAAGAAATCTTACAATTTAGCTGCACTAAAGAAGAAAGTGAGCAAAACATGGTAAATGAGAGAGGATTACCAAATCAACTTGAGATAGATGAAGAGTCCTTTATAATTTTCGGCGTGGCAGAGCTGCTGAGCCTGATCCTGATCATCTACTCAAAAAGCAACAGGAAAGCAGCTTTTCAGAAAGAAGCTATATTCCTGGGAACAAGTCTGATGATTCATCTGCTGCTTCAGATCATAAGCGGAAGGAAACCGCATAGACACTACATAACAACGATCAGGAAGGTGGTGTGATGGCTATGTACAAGAAAATCGGACTTCGTTGCCCATTTTGCGGGAAAGAGGAAACACTAGAATTTGCACACCGTGGGAGCTACCTGGCAGTAGAGTGTGCAATAGCGAGAGGCGGCTGCGGGGCCAGAGGCCCAGAAGCAATGAAGCATGGTGAAGCGGTCCAGCTGTGGAATAATCGGACTACTGAGAGGGATGCGGATGCAGAATCAGCACATATTGATTCCAATCAGACAGGAAATGCTGACGGAAGAAAAGATGAGAACACTGGAAAAAATCTTCCGAAAGCTGGACTCTGAACTGAATGAGTCTCATCGATCGAAGAAGATCATTGATTGGTCTTCAAAAGTCACTTCTTACGAGATAGCAGTCATGGAGCAAGCTATCCTGACGTGCAAAAATATCATCTATCTATATTTATCCAAAGGAAAGGAGCAAAGAAAATTGAACATCAAGAAAGTCAGAGAAAATGCACACATTCCGACCAGGGCGGACGAGGGAGCAGCAGGATACGACCTGTATGCAGCGACTGATGGTGACATAGTGATTGAACCTGGAAAGACAGCTATGATTCCGTCCGGATATGCGTTTGAAATCCCTGCTGGATACTTCGGCGGTGTATTCCCGAGGAGCGGCCTTTCTACAAAGCATGGTATCAGGCTTGCAAACTGCGTGGCCGTGATCGATTCTTCATACAGGGGAGAAGTACAAATCCCGCTGCATAATGACCTGGATGAGGCATATACGATTCATACCGGGGACCGGGTGGCGCAGATGGTGATCATTCCGTATTTCGCAGAGGACCTGAATGAAACAGACGAGCTGAGCGATACCACCAGAGGCCAGGGCGGGTTCGGTTCATCCGGACGCTGAGATGAATACGGATGTAATGTTTAGCAGCAAGACGGACGAGTGGTCCACACCTCAGAAATTCTTTGATGGCCTGAATGCAGAATTTCGATTCGACCTGGACCCGTGCGCCAGCGCTGAAAATTTCAAGTGCAAAAACTATTTCACGAAAGAAGAGGATGGACTAAACCAGGACTGGGGAGGACACAGTGTTTTTTGTAACCCTCCGTATGGCCGCCAGATTCCCAAATGGGTTGAAAAAGGATTTAATGAATCAAAGAAGCCGAAAACAACCGTAGTCATGCTGCTGCCGGCCAGGACCGATACGTCATGGTTCCACGACTATTGCTACGGAAAAGCGGAGATCAGATTCGTGCGTGGCCGATTGAGATTCGGAGGCTGCGTATATAACGCCCCGTTTCCGTCCATGGTAGTTGTGTTCAGATAAATAGCTCGTGAGATGCGTAGAAGCTGCTTCCTGACGATTTGAGGGAACGGCCTATTATTTTATCAATAAAACGCACAGACGTGTCATATAAGGCAAATGCAAACGCACAGGAGTATCAATGAGAGATCGACCAGATAGAAAAACTGCACCGGAAGGATCTTACTGTTCGGCACAGAGCATGGTCAGAACCGAGGCTGGATACCGGGAGATACGTTATCTGCATCAGGGAGATGTGGTCCTGACTCATACCGGTTTATGGAAGAGAGTTCAGGAAGTTCGTATTTTCTGCCCAAAACAGGCGGTTCGCCTGACCGCATTTGGAAGCCTGGAAACAGTCGTTGCAACACCGGATTTGTCTGTATTCGTGAGCACAAAGATCAATGGTTCTGATCGAAGCAGGCCACATTGGAAGAGACTGAGAGAGCTCACACCATTCGACTTTGTTGCTGTGCTCACACCTGCAGAACCGTACTTCTATTACACCTGGAAACCGGTCGTAGAGGTGGAAAAAGTAGAGCCGAAAGGCAAATATTACAACGTGATCGTTGATGGTGAGAATAGCCTGACGATAGAGGACATAGCAATCCACGGATTCGTTTCAGGAGGAGATGAGATATGCACAGACTAATCCTTGGAGACTGCCTGGAAAAGATGAGCGAAATTCCTGACCGGTCCGTTGACATGGTACTTGCGGACCTGCCCTATGGAACCCTGAATAAGTCAAACAAGAGCTCTGAGTGGGATGTGATGTTGCCACTGGATAAAGTTTGGAAAGAGTACAAACGAGTATGCAAGCCAAATGCAGCGATCGTGATGTTTGCTCAGGGAATGTTTACAGCAGACCTGATGTACAGCAATAAGAACTGGTGGAGATACAACCTGATTTGGGACAAAGGCCGGCCGAGCGGATTCCTTAATGCAAACCGAATGCCGCTCAGATCACACGAGGATATTTGCGTATTCTATGAGCATTTGCCGGTCTATAACCCGCAGATGGTGAAATGCCTGCCAACTGAAAGAGTACATTCCAGGGGAAACGTTAAGAAAGTAGAGAATCAATGCTACGGAGAGTACAAACAGTTCAAAGCGAGAATCATGGATGAAAAGTATCCGAGGTCAATTCTTAGAGTCAACAAAGAGCATCGAAACGGAGAAAACTTTCATCCAACTCAGAAACCGGTGAAGCTCCTGGAGTGGTTGATCAGAACATACACAAATCCAGGAATGATGGTGCTGGACAATACGTGTGGCTCTGGTAGCACAGGTGTTGCAGCGGCTATGACCGGTAGAGAATTTACCGGGATAGAACTGAATGGCGGATATTTCGAGATCGCAAAGCAGAGAATTGAAGCAGCAGAAGCAATCATGGAAAAAAGAAAGAACTAAGCCAGACGGAATCTAACAGAATAAGCCAGTGGGAGGTGTGCTTATGAAAACACTCGCTAGTGGTGAATCAGAGTTTTCTTCTGTAAGAGTGATCAATCGAGACGGAAACCCATGGTTCGTAGGCCGAGATGTGTGTCTTGCATTTGGAGATAGTAACCCGAATCGTACTTTGAAGAGAGTTGAGGCTGAAGATCGTTCCCTGATCGATATTGAGGATGCCAAAGGAAGAAAACAGCATACAGTTGTGATCAATGAAAGCGGTATGTATTCTGTTCTTTTTGCGATGACTCCGCAGCGAGCGAACCGTGATGGTGTGTCAAATGCGTACCCCGAAGAGGTCCAGCAGAGAATTGATAAGATCAAACGTTTTAAGCACTGGGTGACTTCTGATGTTCTTCCGTCAATCCGTAAGCATGGTGTATTCGCAATAGATGAAATGCTGAACGACCCGGATGCGATGATTGCGGCATTGACCGCTTTGAAAGAAGAACGCTCGAAAACAAAGAAACTGGAAGAGCGCAATATGCATCTTTCAAAGTGGAATAACGAGCTTCAGGACCAGGTGATGGTTCAGACGCAGCAGATCGCCGAGATGAGGCCGAAAGCGTCCTACTACGATATTGTTCTTAACTGCAAAGACCTGGTTTCAATCACTGTGATCGCAAAAGACTACGGATGGTCCGCAGTCCGCATGAACTCCTATCTTCATGACCGAAAAGTACAGTTCCGACAGGGAGATGTGTGGCTGCTTTACCAGAAGTACGCAGCCCAGGGCTACACCAGCACGAAGACTATCCAGTACGAGGGCGGGGATGGTTCGCTTCACACTACTGTGCACACTTACTGGACGCAGAAAGGCCGGCTTTTTCTGTATGAGCTGCTCCGGGAGGACAATATCTTTCCACTGATTGAGCAGGAGATGTTTGAGAAGCAGGCGATCGCTAACGTAAGCGGTTGAAAGGAGAGAGCCGATGGACTCTGTGTAAGAAAAACTTCTGAGAAGCGGTTATGAGGATGTGAAACTTCTCACAGACGTTTCTTATGATGACGCTCTGGTCGCAATCACAACAGATAACCGAGCTGTGTACGATTACGACCTGATGGTTGAGTGCATTATGAATGCACAAAAGTGGGAATATGCAGATGCAGTCGAGTGGATAGAGTACAACACGCTTCGGGCACTACCCTATATGGGTGAAGACGGACCGATTGTGATTCACCGGCTGGATGAGGAATAGGAGGAATCATGCGAGTTTTTATATCTCAGCCGATGAGAGGCAAGACAGAAGAGGAGATTCTTCAACAGCGTGAGGAGATCAAAGAGGCATTTGATGGTGAGGGAGCCACGTTCATTGATTCGGTAATCTCGGACGACACTCCGAAAGACATAAATGATGCATTGTGGAAGCTGGGAAGGTCTCTTCAGCTTTTGGCAGGAGCAGACCTGATGGTACTTGCACCAGGTTGGAAAGATGCAAGAGGATGCCGAATTGAGTACCGGGCAGCAGAGGATTACGGGATCCAGATCGCCACATATAAAGAATCACTCCCTGATGAAGATGAAGACGAGCTGATGGACGAAAGCCTGCTGGACCGTATTGACGATGAAGAAGAGAACGAAGACGGGGAAGAGGATGGCAAACCGGAAGGAAGTATTGGAAGCAGCGAAGCTGATTCGTGACTATTGTTCAAATTGTTCTATCAAGGAATGCGTGATGGAATGCCCGCTGGGGAAAGGAAATCTTTGCCAGGGAGAGAAAATACCTAGGAACTGGGAACTACCGAAATATGTGTATATACCGGTACCTGTTCCAGCACTCCCACGCAAGAGGAGGCAGTAGGAATGAGCGTAAATATTGAAGAACCGATTATGCCGCCTGAGGAAGTTCAGATCAAGTTTGTCGTACCTACTGTCGAGGAAAGCATTGAAAGATTAGGCTTCATGGCTGGGAAAATGGGCTACCCAGATAGCTCTGCTGCTCGCAGAGGAAAGAATGCACTGAAGAAAGAAATCCCTATGTCAGATCATTACACAGGAGTGTGCGCAAAATGCGGTGAGAGAGTCAAAACAAACGAAATATACTGTCACAGATGCGGCCAGAAGCAACCGAAGGCAGTTTACAAAGGAAAATTAGAGGATGATGGAGATAGAGGAGGGAAAAGAAAGAAAATGAAACTGACGATCGTGATTAACGGAAGGGGCGGTGTCGGAAAAGACACTATGTGTGAGGCGGCAGGCAAACTGTTCAAAACGATGGTGGTTTCCTCAATCGATCCTATTAAGCAGGCAGCAAAGTTCCTGGGCTGGGAAGGCCAAAAGGAACCGGATGATCGAAGATTTCTTTCATATCTGAAAGAACTGTCAATCCATTATAACAATTATCCGACTCAATACCTGGAAGGCAAATATAGGGAGTTCATGGATAGTGATGCAGAAATCCTGTTTGTTCATATCAGAGAGCCAAAGGAGATTCGAAAGTTCTTAGACGCTGTTCATGGCAAAGCAATCACACTGCTGATCACACGACCTGGATTCGGAGCTCATTACGGCAATCAAGCGGATGACAATGTTGACGATTTCCTGTATGACTATCAGTACCGAAACGACCAGCCACTGGAACAGTCGAAGAATCACTTTCTTGCATTCCTTGGTGAGCTGATGGTTAAAGCTGCTGAGAGCTAATCAACTTCAAATCTGTTTAGAAAATCCTCACTGCAATACGCAGCGGGGATTTTTTATGCTATGAGGACGGCAGACACGGCTCCTGGCGCTGATCACAATAAAGTCTCCTTATATGTTGGAAGAAAGGATAAATGAGGCGAATACGAGCATACAGACGCATTCTGAAAACGAAGTATATTGGATAGTGAGCATATTTGGCCTGATTGTGCAGTTATCAACATCTTTCGTTAATAAGTAACGTACTTTTGTGCATTATTTAGATAGACAAAACCACGGTAAATAGTGTAATCTATAAGCGTACAGGAGATCAGGTTTTCAGGAGAATATGAGATGAAAGGATTTGAGTTTTTCAAGAAACAGTATGATGAACGCCACCAGGTTATGGTTGAGAGAATCAACCCGCAGTACCCGGACGGAACATACGAGTTTGTTCATATCGCTTGGCAGTATTTCTTCGGAGATGCGAAAGCGGACGGCTGGTTCAGGGTCAATGGAATTGACGATATTGAGTGGATGTACGAGCAGAAGTACATGCGCAAGATCGAGCGTAGCTCCTGGGAGGCCCGCCAGAGAGGCCAGCAGTATTACGCAGCCCTGACAATAAAGGGCCTGAAACATCTGTATAAGAACTACATTAAGCCTGAATACGAGGCTTCTAAGGTGCAGTGAGGAGGGAGATATGGAAACTAAGATCGTGGAGCTGAGCATTATGAATTGCATCGACTACATCAAGGATGATGTAAATCAGATCGAGAAGCACGGGTATCATGGATTGGCAGCCAGTAGAACGAAAGCTGAAATGCAGCATGACATTGATCAGATGCTGGTTGCTATCCAAGACCTGAAGAGACGCATCGGAATTTATTGATAGGAGGTTGAAGAGATGAGACGTTACTTTGTCGAAGGTGAATTTGACGAGTTCTACACACCTGCCGATGACATCAACATGTATCTCTATGACGAAGAAGAGGAGGGCGAGAATGAGGGCGAAGATGAGGAGGATGACTGATGGTCAGACGTGACATGATGACTCGCTTGGGGGATTGCCGGGACACAATCGACCTGCATAGCTACTACTACACGGTGATGAGAAATACCGATAACAGCTGGGCAGCAAACCGGGATTTCATGGATAGCCTGGAGGCAGCGGCTAAGATTGAGGCAGATAAGGAAAACTGCGTGAGAGAGATAATGTTCAGCCGCTTCTTTGAAACCCTGAGCAAAAAAGCGTTGTGGGTAAGATTTTGAGAGGAGGAAATGTATGAGCTATTCAGTAAGGGGATTTGTAAAACCGTCTCACCCGATTCACGACATCGAGGTTGATAATCTTGGCAAGGCTGCCGCAGAACGACTTGCAGCGGACCTGAGCCGCTTCGGATTCGAGCTTGTAGTGATCGATCAGATCACCAGGGACCACATGCTCACTTATCAGATGATTCGAAACGGAAAGATTTTCCGCTGGAATCAGGAAGAACAGCGCTACAACGATACAGACTATGAAGTCACCGGAACAAAGTTTTACTCCATGGTAGATCGGGAAAATCTGAACGACCTGAAGCGGTGGAACAAAACGCTGGAAGACCGGTACGGCGATAAGGCCAAAAGGCTTGAATGTGAGAAATCGCCAGCTCTTCAGAAAACCTACGCTGAGGCGTTTGGAAAGTACCTGGCATACCAGGATACGGCAAATTCACTTGCCAGGCTGTGAGAAAGGAGAGATTGATATGACGGAAGAGGATTTCGAGTGGTACTGCCAGAAGGATATTGAGGCTGATGCTTGCACCGATGAATCATTCTTAGAGGAACCGGACGATGATGGTCCAGGAGACGGAGCGTTCTTCTGTGAGGAGGGATATTACAACTACCGTTTCGGTTCTTAAAAATTATAGGAAAGAGGCGCACAAACATGCGCCATTTCCTTGCAAAAGCGCATAAATACGCTATAATCGAATAGAGCGCACAATAGTGCGTTTCTGAAGAAAACATCTCCTTATGGGGTTGTTACCACCAAACAAAGCGAAATGATTACATCACAATGATTATTGATTCGGCTGGGTGGGGCCGATGGTAAGGTGGCTGCCACAAGAGCCTTACGGTCCAAACAACTGCAACTGGCAACGATACATCAAATCAATCGGAGCCAGACCGTGGCTCCGGGGAGGTGATTAAAGCTCAAGGAGGACAAATGCCAGGAGGAGTGCAGCCGGTTAAAGCAGTTCTATATGTGAACGGCAAACCGATGGCGGAGTTGGAAGAAATCGAAAACATTGAATTAGATGAGCGATCGATGCAGGATGATTACTCAGAAAAGCAAATGATCAATAAGGATGAAACGTTTTCATTCACTATTGAAAATGCGGAGTTCAATGAAAAAACCTTTTGGAAAATAATCAGGATTGGGCGAAAAGCTCACTGGATAAAGCTCTATCAAAAGATGACTAGGCACCGCTATCATGGTGGAATAAGCCGATCAAAACATCAGTGGAAACCGAATAGGAAAGGAAGAACAGTTCGAGAATGGTTAAGATGATGCCAATAATTCTGGACATGGTTCTGGTCGGAATTGGAAGCCAGACTGTAGCGGCAGTTCCCCCGCAGATGCCCGCAATCGTCACAGAGTCTGAAGCACAGCAGACAGAGGCCGAGGCAGGAGAGACAAAAGACTATTCCATGGTTGAACCGGAATCGGACCTTTGGCTGCTGGCTCATGTAGTATGCGGCGAAGCACAGTATTGTGATCGCACTGAAATGGAATATGTCGCCTCAGTGGTATTAAATCGGGTCATGGATGATCGATTCCCTGACACGATCGCAGAAGTCGTGTATCAACCTGGACAATATGGATGCGTAAGAGATCAGAACTGGTACAAAACACCGACCCAAGCAAACTGGGAGGAAGCAGAATATGTCCTAAATACGTATAATACGTATGGATATACAGTTCTTCCTGACGATGTTGTCTTTCAAGCACAGTTTCCCCAAGGGGAAGGAACATATCTTCTGACTGACTGGGGACATTATTACTGCTACTAAGGAGGGAAAATGACTTACGGAGAAAAGTTTAGAGAAATGGCGGATGACGAGCTTGCTTCTGTACTCTGGTGGTACAGCATTCACGCTATGTGCAGCTTCATGGAGAAGGGCGGAAAAGGCGTAATGGACTATAAAGAGCTTAAAAAGTGGATTCGTACTGAGTATGATCCTAACTGCAAACTGATCAATGCCCCTCAGGAGGACAAGTGATGGATAGAATTGACGTGGAGCAGTTCGCTAGGGATTTTGTAGTGGCCCTGGCAAGCAGCGGAGCGGTAAAGAGCTCGCAGGACGGATTTCTGGAATATGAGAATTTCATCAACTGCATGGAGACAGGCGGCCAGATTGATCCGGAAGAACCAGATGATGATGACGAGGACTTTGCTGAAGAGCTTTCGGAGGATGACATTGAAGAGGAAGATCTCGAAGACTCTGAGTAATATTTTCCAATACTCCATTTGGATAATATTGTTTATTTCGTATATTGTGCTTCCACTTATGCTTGTACTTGGCTTGAAATACGAATACTCAAAAACAAAGCAGGACGAATCACAGAATATAGGCGTAATGCAGGTAGTGAGCAGCGGATACATTGATGGCTGTAAATACACAGTGATCGTGGATACGGATACAGCTAGACGCTATATCCTGGTCCAGGGCAAGAAAGAAATTGAAATTTCGCCGCTTGAATCACCGGTAGAAACAGGTTAGTAAGTGGAAACCAGATGATGAGCAACAAAAAGGAGGCGGTTTGATGGTAAACAGGGAAAACCCCAGGATCCTTAGAATCGAGTACAGGCCAGACCCTGGCGATAGGCATAGAGGAAGATGCCTCTGGGCATACTTTGACTTTGACTTAGACCACTGGCTTTTGAATATCCAGAGCGATTGCGGTTCGGCAGCATTTGGATGGCCAGAAAACAGTTCTGAGTCATTTGTTGAGTTCTGTTCGACACTTCATGCTGATTATCTTACCAAAAAAATGTTTAGAAAGTCTGTGGTCGATATAAAAGCAACGATTGAGAACGTCAAAGACTATCTTTCTGATATGGAGCTCCCCAGGAAGAAACGAAATGCAGCAATCGATGGTTTGAAAGCAACTTTCGAAGAATATAACTGTACACACAGTATCGACCTGGCATCATATCTCCTGGAAGACCGGAATTATACATACGGATTGGAAATTGATGAAGCGTGGGACCTGGTTATTGATGATTACACCAGTGATGAGAAAAAGATCGTGGATATTTTCATTTCGCAGATTGCACCAGAGCTTCGGGCGATGGTGCAAGAAGAAAGTAGAAGCAGGAGGGAGACGGGATAATGAACCGATACGGTACGAAATCTTTGAAGCAGGAGATCAAACACTGCATCAGGAAAGCGATGTTCAGCGATCGTCATGGCAGAAGAAAAACAGCTGACAAATATACACGGTTAGCTGCCTGGCTTACAGAATTGCTCCTTTGGAGAGAGTGGTCGGATAAAGAATATGGGAAGAAAGACAAAGATTGACTGGGCTGACGCTTCCTGGAACCCCGTCACGGGCTGCCTTCATGGCTGTGCTTATTGTTATGCGAAGAAGATTGCAGAACGGTTTGCAGGCTGTGATACGGGCAGCACATACGGATACGGAACCAGCAGGGAGTGGCGTAGAATCAACCCGTACATGGTGAATGCACCGATGTTTGAAGTCGGCAAAGATCGTCCTCCGATCAATGTGAGATTTAACAATAAGACTCAAAAGACGGAAATATCCGTTGCACCGTATCCGTTCGGGTTTGCTCCAACATTCAGATATGACAAACTGGAAGAGCCACAGCACTGGAAAACACCGAAGAATATATTTGTGTGCTCGATGGCTGATTTGTTTGGAGACTGGGTGCCGGCAGAGTGGATTTGGCATGTGTTTTCTGCTGCCAGGAGAGCGCCGCAGCATCGCTATCTATTTCTAACCAAAAACCCAAAGAGATACATAAAACTCCTGTCATCCGACTTGCTTCCAGATGACGACAATTTCTGGTATGGAGCAACCTGGGAGACAGATAGGTGGCACAATCACGGACGAGTTATCGTACCGGATATTGATGGCTATGATCAGCAGACGGAGGATCTTCTTCATCCTGAAACACAGTATACCTGGAATACAGTGCCGGGAGGCAATGTATTTCCTGACCTGGAAGGAAGACACCGGTTTATCAGCTTTGAGCCGCTGCTATGCGATATTATGAAGCTGAATTATCAGTCGAATATTGAATGGTACATTATTGGAGCTGAGACCGGAAAACGGCCAGGGAAAATAATCCCAGAGCGGCAATGGGTTGATCATATTACTCAAAACGCTGACCGGAATAAAGCAAAAGTTTTTATGAAGGAAAGCCTGGCGACACTGATGGCTGATGACTTCAGGCAAGAATTTCCCTGGGAGGTGAGATCGTGAAGCTCTTCCTGAAAATAGCTCTGGCTGTACTCGTTGTGACCGGGGCTATTGCTATGATAGAAGTCCCTGCTGTAACCTTTATTCTGAACATGTAATAAATCCAGATATAAGGGAAGCGATTTATCATGGGCAAACCTTTTTTTAGCTGCCGTGAGTGCAAAGACAGAAAAGTAGGATGTCACAGCACCTGCGAGAAATATAAAAGAGACGTTGAAGAAGCAAGAGATGAAAAGACGAAGATTTTCAAAGCAGCAAGCAGTGATCGTGTGTATTTGAACTACGTCACGAAGAGAAGTGAGAAGAACAGCAAGCATAAAAAGAGGTGATTGATGGTGGATAATCAAATTCCTGAAAACGCCAGGAAGATCGTCTATAAGATGTACGGAGGACGCTGCGCATATTGCGGACATTCGATCAAACCTGATGAAATGCAGATCGATCACCTGACTCTTTGCAATGACGCTGACGATGCACTTGAAAACATGCTTCCGGTATGCCCACTATGCGGAACGTACAAAGGGAAGATGAGCATAGAAGAATTTCGTGAAGAACTTTCAAAGCTGCCTCAGCTTCTCGAAGAAATTATCTTTTATAAGCTGGCCAGGAGCTATGACCTGGTAGAAGATGGATGGTCCCCTAGAAAAGTCACATTCTGGTTTGAATCTCATTCAGAGCAGCGGGAAGAAATTCTTACTAGGGTTGATAAAAATCGAGAGCAGCATTACATTAAGGCCGGCAAAGACCTGATGGTGAAAATAAAATCTTGAAGAAATGCTAGTTTTCGATAGAAAAAACTATGAACAAATTGCATTTAAAAAGAAAAGGAGAAAAATCAGTATGACAAAAGCAGAGCTTGTAGCTAAGATGGCAGAGAAAACCGGAGCTACAAAGGCAGAAACAGACAAGATGGTGAACGCTTTTATCACAACAGTCAGAGAGAATCTTCAGAACGGTGGAACTGTGAAGCTGGTAGGATTTGGCACTTTCTCTGTATCCAGCAGAAAGGGACGTACTGGCCGCAACCCACAGACCGGTGAGCCGATCGAGATCGCTGCCTCTAAGAATGTCAAGTTCAAGGCATCTAAGGACCTGAACAATATGATCAAGTGATTGCCTTTGACTAAATCTTCGACTAAACCCTGTATTTTTTGACTAAACATGAAATCAGAGCGGCCAAGCGTGGACCGCTCTTTTTATTCCTTTAGTGAAGTAAATCTGTGTCACCTACTGGTGTAAATTGATCTTCAAAGGAAACATCTCTTTTATCTTTTCTTCATCAAGAAGTCCTTCTTTGGATAGAAACGCTATTGTATTCAAGACACAGTTACCAAGGTTATTCTGCTCTTCCCATTTTTCACACTCATCAGCGAGATGTTTCCTCTGTGAAAATAATAAAGTCACTTTCCATCTCCTTCTTTTCTTCCTTTATTGATGCGATAAAAGTTACTGACCCATACACGGACCCTATTTTACTAATACATTAGCGGAGCGATGCGTTCCACAATACTGACTTCTACGGTGTTGCTATCACGATGGATACATATCTCTTTGACAGGATCTCGTTGCCTGCTGTTCGCCACGAAGAGGCAGCATATCTGAGCAGCGCGCCATGTGTGAACACATGGCTATTAGCAGTCAATCCATATTACAAAAGTAAGATTTTGATTCAAAAAATAAACATTGCATCCCCCATGAGACAAAAGGTAATGCACTTCTTACTATTGTAAGCAAGGGGGGCACGGTTACTATAACACACAACTTCAGTGTATCTGATAGCGTTTTTTTATTTTCTTTACCAGATCGTCTATTTCTCTCCGCCCTGCTGGTCCTCGAATACCATCAACGGCCGTTCCTCGATAAACCACTATGATTGTCGGAGTTTCTTTGATTTGGAAAAGCCTGGTAAGAAAATTTTGATTATTACTGCATACACACCCAGCTGCAATATCATCTCGTCCGAGCACATACCTGGATAACTCGACTCGTTCTTCTTTACTGGCATCTTCCCCATCGAGATAGAATAACAAGAGGACCGGGATTTTTGATTTAACCACCTGGTCTTTGAAATTCGCATGAGTGACTACAAACTCCATTCATTCCTCCAATCAGAGAACAAAATAGGCAATAATGAGCAGGATTATCCAGTCGCTGAATAGTCCAACCATTATTGCCTTATCGCAGTCTTTTCCTCTACGCCAGAACCTGGCAACCAGGTAGACACCGAACCAGTGAAACAGAGAGAGAACCATCAATAATAAAAATATCAGGAAGCGAAATAACATAGGCAGAATACCCTCCTCAGCATTCCGAGCATTTTCTTACAGCTTACTGTACCCGACCGGCATTATTCAATAAGTCAGGTCCGATTGCTCAAAGCGCTGAAGAGCGGTTTTCCATCAACCGTTTGAATCCAGGGAATCAGGCTGCTTCCAACGGTCTCACCTGAGAGGCACCGAAGAAACGAGCTTTGTAGATAGCTCCGTCACCCTTACTTCCATATATCAGATCACATCCGAAGAGGGCTTTGCTGCCATGCATAACCTCAAATCCAGCTTTCTTCCAGTCGGACCAGGTGTGAGTCTCCTCGGTGATTCCAGCTGCCCGCTTAGCTGTTTCAATACGCTCCGCATTGATCGGACGAGCCTTAGCGGACATCCAGGCACGATGAAGAGCTTCACCGAAAGCAATATTCTTATTCTTTCTGAAATTTTCCCAAGCTCTGGTCATGATCGCTGACAGATCGTATCTCTTCATAGCTATTTCTCCTTCCCTCGTATTATGTGAGGCACTCGCCTCCTGGCTTCATCTATATACTACTATACTTGCATCACTATATCTATACACAGTCTCTACTATATTTGCATCAATATATTTTAGGATTTGTGCATTTTTATATTGATGTAAGTATATGTTTGATGTAGAATAAACGAAAAAGAAATTATGCGTTTCAGATTGCAGAATAGGAGTTTGACCATGGAAGAACAGACCAAGCCGAAAGTCAGCAAAGCCCAGCAGAGGGCAACGAATAAATATTTGAAAAAGGCATATGATCGAATAAATGTCACCTTACATAAGGGTGATCGGGAAAAATTGAAAGAAGCTGCGGCTGCTGCCGGTGAAAGCGTCAACGCTTATATCCTGGAAGCGATTCGCCAGCGTATGATAGATGATCATCAATAAGGGAAGATAAAGAGGTAATTCTTATGGGAGAAGGTAAATGCACTGATTATGAGGACTTTTTAGAAGAATTAAAAGAATCTCCATGCTATGGGTGTAAATATTACGAAAGAGAAGAGCCGATTGAGTGTAAATCATGTTCAAGAGGATGGTATAAAGGGGATTCGGATAATTTTTCGTGACGATAAAGGAGGAACAACATGAGCAGTGTAAAAAAGTGTGATATATGCGGAAAAGAATTGAGTATAAATGATGTCCAATGGATATGGATTTCAGAAGCAAGACCTGCTTATGATTCGGAGCGTACATTTGATTTATGCATTGACTGCCAAAAGAAAATTGCGAACATGGTACATTCCAATATTTTCGATCACATAATTACGAAATGAAAAATATTGTACTAAAGGAAGATTTGTATCAGCATTTCGAGAAAGGAAGTGAGTAAATATGCATGAGCCAATCAGTAAAAGACTTGTATATAAAGATGAGTTGAAAGCTGTCTATAGAGTAGAATATCCGATTATCGAAATCGATGAATATCATAACCTTTTGGTAATCGATACGGAAACCAAATCATGTGCATTTCCACTTGACTCCAACCGCATTTCCAGTGTTCTTTAGAAGTGCTAAACGTGATTATGATAATGACTATAATGCATATGTGCATTCGCAAAAGAAGCAATAAAAAACCGGTAATCGCTATGCGAAAACCGGATTCTCCTTCTAAACATGTTAGATGAGTTCTTGTGTTCTTATTATAGCAAAGAAAGGCCCACTGTCAAGGCATTGTCTAATCTTTGACGATATTTTCGGCTGATTTCAGGACGGCTATCAGCATCGGTAGTAACACACCCGCCCCTTACTACCATTTTGACTACTAACGACTGCTGTATTATGCCGATTTCATAACTGTGCGTGAAACACTTGCAAAACGCACGAATGTGCGGTATCTTAATGCAGGATGAGATAAGCTCCTGTCTCCCAGAACCGGACAGGGTGCGGATGGCTGCTCCCAAAGCCGAATCATCAATCAGGGAGTCTGATCACGGGGATCCTCTCAATCCGGTACACGAAAGTGTGCTTCACATCCCCTTGTGATGACTTTACTGACAACCCCAGGCACCGACTGTCATGGTTGGTGCCTTTTGTTGTGCTTAAATTGATTATGCAGAATTTTCATTTCGTCATCTCTGACTCTTTGAGTATGAAGGAATGTGATAGGCCGTTCCGGAAAGTGATGTTAGATACTTTTCCGTTCGTGATGGTGATTCGGTCAATCACTGACAGAAAGAAGTTTCTTAGGACCGAATGATCGAGTTCGAGCAGCAGGCGGTTAAAACTGATATAATTTCGATTCGCCAGCTGCTGAGACAAAATGAATTGCGAAGCCTTTTCCAAAAACTCTTCATCACTCACCCCTGGGACCGAATGATCATCACTCAGAGCGTCTAACTGAGCTTGCAGCGAAGACATCTTATCTGTGTATTTCTGCTTTTCGAGGATGAAGTTTTTCTCACTCATTGTCTCGTCTATAAGATAGAGATTCCTTAGACGGTCGAGTGATTTCCTGATCTTGTCGATCTCTCTCCTCAGTTTTGTAATTTCAGATGTTTTGGCCGATGATGGTGTGAGCTTCAATTTGGCCCCGTAAACGTCTTCTGATATTTCCCCTGATTGCAATACAGAGAACAGGTCTTCCAGGCCGGCAGGGGCTATGTGATCGATGTAGGAGAATGTATCGCCTCGCAGAAGGATCCGCTCTAGCTGTTGCGTGGAAGTTATGGTTGAAATCCTCTTCTGTGCGTTAAGCATATTCAGAATATAATTGATCACGACATCTCCCACAACTGGGTCACTGGTCCCTCTGGAATTGCAAACGTCTGTTGACTTGCGCTTCATGGGACAGCTGTAATTTGAGTACCGGTAGCCGGCTTTCCTGGGCGTTGAAGAATGAGCCAGGAACATTTCTCCGCAATTTCCGCAGAAGAGCAGGCCAGCGAAGATATGCACAGTTCCGTGTACATTGGACTTCCTTCTCTGTACGTCAAATCGATTGTTCTGGTGCAACAGCGTGATAATCCTCTCCTTCTGGTCCCTGGATATGATCGCCGAGTGATGGTCAGGAATTGTTACCCACTCAGATTCATCTTTCTGATCAGCCCTGTTACCGGTTCCTCCCTTCAGCCTGTTGTAGACATAATCCCCAACATAGAACTTATTTACAAGAATAATTCGAAGAGATACCGGATTCCAAAGTCCGCCAGCCCTGGTTGTGTATCCTTCATGGTTGAGCTGCCTGGCAACGATAAGAAGAGATTTCTTCCGCTCGTAATCATCGTGAATCCGCCTGACCAGCTCTGCTTCCTGATCATTGATCGAGAACTGCATGGTTTCGAAGTCATAATCATAACCGAATGGAATGCGGCCTCCATTCCATTTGCCAGCGTTTGCCCTGGAAATCATTGTGGCCGTGACTCGCTCACTGGTCATATTTCTTTCAAGCTCAGCGAAGACCAGGATAATTTTGAGCATTGCTTCTCCCATGGCGGTTGAAGTGTCGAACTGCTCATTTCGAGAAACAAACGTGACTCCCAGTTTCTTCAGCTCGGCATACATGGTTGCAAAGTCCAGCAAATTACGGGAGATACGATCAATTTTCCAGACCAGCAGGTGTGTAAATGCTCCAGCTCTGATCATTCGCATCATCCGCTGAAACTCGGGCCGCTCGGTATTCTTCCCAGAATAGCCAGCATCTTCGAAGATGGTATAATCCGTGGTATGCAGGATGAGTTGTGCATAAGCGGTCAGGTCTTTTCTCTGCATCGGAAGGGAATCTTTATCAACTTGGTGGAGCGTGGAGACTCGGCAGTAGATTGCGACCTTAGCATTTGATGGCTGCATTTTAAGCTATCCCTTGCTCTGAATCGGATGATTTTTGTGTCTGCGACTGTGTTCCCTCTGATTTGGTTGCGAGGTACGCATCTGACAGACCACGCAGATAAACGACAGCATTACTCTGAAGCTGGTGCGGCAGTTTGCGGAAAAGAGTGATCATGGTATATTCTGCATCGGTCCTGATTACTCTCTCGTCATTCTGATTGTATGCTTTTCCGGTCAAGAGATAATCGATCGAGACACCGAGGTACTCCGATACAGTCATAAGAAGCTCAGCAGACGGCCCAGAACTATTCTGCCAGCGATGGATGTTTCCAGTAGAAACCCCCATTTTTTTCATAGCGCCGGTGGGCGTTAGACCTTTCACGCTGCAAGCCTTTACAAAATTATCCCAGAACATAAGAACCCTCCCAAAAATAAAAACGTGCAAAAATGATATGTTACGTGTTGACGAACGCACTATGATGAGTATAATTAAAATTGTAAGTTAAATATGTGTGTTCATTATAGCACAATCCCAGAACAGAAAAGCTCACAAGGAGGTGAATATTGAGTGAAGCAGAAACTATCTCGATGGAGTAAATCTGTCCAGATCGCTATGATCAAGCAGAATTTGAGCCGGGGGCAGCTGGCAAAGAATATCGGCCGCTCACCGCAGTACCTCAGTGCGGTAGTGTGTCAGAGAGTCAAGTCGCCTGAAATGGAAAAACTCATTTCTGACTATCTGAACATCCCGAACGAGGGAAAGGATGTTTATGATTAAGATTGTAACAAGGGTTAGGTGAGATCGGAATGGGAGATAAGTGCACAAAAGTGAATGAAAACGTCTACTTTGGTGCGAGAAAAAAGGCTTCAGCGTACAATCAGGCACTATTTTCCAGGGACCGTGCAGCAGAACTGATCGGGGTTTCTACTTCAACACTGGCTGATTATGAACTCGGTGTAACGAAAGTCGTTCCAGTCGATAAAGTGGTCCTGATGGCTGATTTGTACGGAGCACCAGAGCTAAAGACCTGGTACTGCAAGAATGAATGTCCGATCGGACGAGATTATCCGGTTAAGACCGAAGTTGGTACGATGGATGGAATCGCTCTGAGGCTATTGAGAGTCCTGGATACAGAGGAGATCGATGAGATGAAGCGTACTCTGATCAATATCGCCAGCGATGGTCATATTGGAGAGAACGAGAAACCGAAGCTGAAAAAGATTCTTTCGGAATTGGACAGAATCATTCTGGCAGCAAGCGAATTGAAACTGGCCGGCACTAAGATTTTAGGGAACTAAGCGATGGCTAATGTCGAAGAAATGTGGAAGATCTTGAAGCGGGATTACGGGATTCAGTCGATTGATGAACTGAAAGCTGCTATGGCTACAAATCATGGCATTAACATCGCTATTTTTACACAAAACAGGAGGAAGAATTATGGCAGAAGTGATGCAACAGGTACAGCAGGTACAGCAGGTTCAGCAGGTGACAGAAGCGTTTCCTGCTACTCAGCGTGAATACCTGCAGAGAATCAATGACAGGCTCATGGCTGAGCTGGTGAAAAATGACGGAGCGCTCCCGCCAGGGTTCAACAAAAAGAGATTCAGCTTGAACTGCCTGGCTGTGATTAGAGACATCTTGAACGATAGCAAACGGGCACAGAGCCTGGCCGGAATTAGCATTGACTCGATTGTGACAACCCTGATCAAAGGCGCATACCTTGGATTGGATTTTTACAACGGGGAATGCTACGCAATCCCATATGGTACCCAGATGACGTTCCAAACCGATTACAAGGGCGAAATCAAGCTCTGTAAACGGTACAGTACAAACGAGATTCGAGACATTTTTGCTAAGGTGGTTCATAAGGGAGACGAGTTTTATGAGGAAGTCGATTCCGGAGATCAGAAGATCGTTTTTAGACCGCAGCCTTTCTCAAATTCGGAGATCATCGGCGTGTTCGCAATCGTGAAGTACAAAGATGGCTCGATGATGTATGAAACAATGTCGAAAGAGGAGGTCGATAAGGTCCGGAACAATTACTCTAAAGCAAAGAACAGCCAGGCATGGTTAAACTCTTACGGTGAGATGGCAAAGAAAACTTGCCTGAGACGACTTCTGAAGTACATTGACTTGAACTTTGACAATATCGAGGCTATGCAGGCATTTCAGGAATCTGGCGTTGCAGATTTCGGAGGAACTGATCAGCCGGCAGCAGAAACTGAGGTGGTTGACGTGGCTAACCAAATCCAGAGCACAACCAAAGCCCTTCCGAACAAGCCACAGCAGAGCCCGCAGCAGGTAATTCGCCAACAGCCGGCTCGTCAGCCAATTTCGCAGCCAGCGCAGCAGCCGCACCAGATGGAATTTAAGGAATTTAACATGGTGACTGGATGATCGAGGGAGGCGAGCGATGGTTGATTTCAAACTTACATCGGACAACTACTATTCTCCGGAAGCGAATAAAGTCCTCATGTCGGTTTCGCAGTGGAAAGATTTTAATGGGACATGGGCGCATCACGGGTGTGAGTTCCAGGCACTGAAAAAGCTCTCCGGAGAGTGGGTAGAACCGAAAGGCACAGCTTTGATGGTCGGCTCGTATGTTGACGCATATGTTGAAGGAACCCTGGATAAGTTCAAAGCGGCAAATCCGGAAATCTTCAAGAAAGATGGGACGCTGAGAGCAGAATATGTGAAAGCCGAACAGATCATCCAGCGGATGGAGTCGGATAAATACTTCATGACCTATCTGTCAGGAGAAAAACAGACGATCATGGAGGGAAATCTATTCGGAGCCAGGTGGAAGATCAAGATGGATTCTTACATACCAGGCGTAGCAATCGTTGACCTGAAAGTCATGCGCTCAATCTCAGAACTTCACTGGGTGAAAGACATGGGTTACATCGATACAATTCGGTTCTGGAATTACGATGTTCAGGGAGCTGTTTACCAGGAAATCGTTCGCCAGAATACAGGCAAACGACTGCCGTTCTATATCGCCGCCACAACGAAAGAGAATGAGCCCGACCTTAGAATCATTCAGATCACGCAGAATTACCTGGATGAAGCCCTGAGTCTGGTAGAAAGCAAGATGCCGAGAACCCTGATGGTGAAAAGTGGAGAGGTGGAACCTGATCATTGTGAGACCTGCGATTGCTGCCGGCATTACCGGAAACTTTCGAAACCGATTTCTCTCGATGAACTTTGCGGGCAGATCGCAGTGTAATTTATTTTAAGATCAGCACGCACATAAGAACGTTGTGTGATATGATGGATTCACATAAGTGCACAATAGGGGCAGCGCAAAAGCTGCCTCTAAGCACTAAAATTTCGGATTGAGAGGATAAGTGAACATGGCAATCTATCGCACTATCCAGCTCAGCTTCTGGACGGATTCAAAAGTCGCCGATGACTTTACACCGGAAGACAAATATTTCTATCTTTATCTGCTTACAAATCCAAACACAAATCTTTGTGGCTGCTACGACTTTAGCTTCAAGAGAGCTGAATCAGAGCTGGGATACACTCAGGACACGATCAATAAGCTCCTTAACCGAATGAAAGACGTACACAAGGTGATTGACTACGATTCTGATACAAAAGAAATCTTGGTCACAAACTGGTGCAAGTTCAACTGGACCTCTTCAGAGAAATTCCTTACTGCTTGTGAGAATGAAATCATTAAGGTAAAAAGCAATCATTTCAGAGAGTTTCTTGCTCTAAATATCGCTAAAATACGGGATTCTGGAAGCAGTAAGGATACGGTATGGATACCGTATCCCTACCCTATGGATACAACTGTTACTGATACTGTTACTGTATATGCTTCTGATTTAGAAAAAGATAAGGGTAAAGAACAGGTAGTGGTAGATAGGGAGTCTGAGGGGAAGAAGGAGGAGGAAGAGAAAAGGGAGAAGAAGAAACCGGCCAGCAGGGCTCCAAAGAAATGTGATGGTGAAATCGTACAAATGCCGCAGCAGTATTACGAGGACCCGAGATTGAATGAGGCGTACTCAGGATATGTCGAGATGCGGAAACGGATGAAGAAACCGTTTACAGAGCGAGCCCAGAAGATGGTACAGAAACGGCTGAACATCTTGGCCACTGACCCGTTCGGGAGGTTTGACCCGGAGACGGCTGCAAGGATCCTGGATGAATCGGTTATCAATGGCTGGACAAATATCTATGCGCTCAAGTCCGAGGAAGGTAGAGGCAACGCACGAAACGGTGCGATTGATTGGAGCCGGGTATAAGCACTGAAAGGGGATGATGGTGTGACACGGGAGGATATGCAAAAGGTTCTGGCAGTGATCGACAACGTGTACGTCAACTGGCATCCAAAGGACGCTAAGCTGACGTTGGAAGTCTGGTTGAGATTACTGAAAGATTATTCAGCAGCAGATGTTGGAGAGGCGCTGAGACGATACATGGTGTCTGATACGAGCGGTTTTGCACCGATTCCGAGCCAGATCATCAATATCATTCATACGACCCAGGACGACACCGACTCAAACGAGATGGAGGCGTGGGCGATGGTCCGTAAGGCGATCGCAAACGGAAGCTACGGAGCAGCCAAAGAGTTTGAGCTGCTTCCGCAGACCGTCCAGAAAGCCGTAGGAAGCAGCGATAATCTCCGTGAATGGGCGATGATGGACATCGAGACGGTTGAATCCGTTGTTCAGAGCAACTTTTCCAGGAACTACAGGAATACGCTGAGACGGGAGAGAGAGCTGAGAAGACTCACACCGGTGGCGGCCGGCAACGAGATCGAGAAGAAGCCTGATGCTGAAAAAAACGTTGAGCTTCTGATACAGAAAACCGAAAAACAGCTAGCCTCGCCTGATATGAGCAACGACTTCACCAGGAGACTGTATAAGCAGTTCGGAAAGATGCCTGAGAAGGAGAAGGCTTGAAAAGCATTTTGCAAGATAAGCGGCAGTGCTTCCTTTGCGGGAGCACTCAGCTGCATGGATGGAATCACCTGGAACTTCACCACGTATTCGGAGGACCGAATCGCAAATGGTCCAGCAAATACGGATTGATGGTTTGGCTTTGCGGGGAGACCTGTCACCGAAATGGACCGAATGCGGTTCACAAAAATCGTGAATCAGACTTGAAAGTAAAGCGGGCTGCTCAAAATAAGTTCGAGGAAACGCATTCCAGAGAAGAGTTCATGAAAATATTCGGGAAGAACTATATCTGGGACGAGGAAAACGACAATGATGGTGAAGTTTGAAATCCCTGGTGAGGCAGTTCCAAAAGCCAGGCCGAGAGTAGTCAATGTTCACGGGTTTTCCAGAACGTACACTCCGAAGAGGACAACAAATTTCGAGAACCTGGTTAAGCTCATGTACACAGAGAGCTATCCGGACGTTGTGTTGAGCGGACCGCTGGCGATGGAGATACGAGTATTCTTCCAGATACCGAAGTCGGCAACAAAGAAGAACCGAACCAAATGGCTTACAGGCCGGTATCCCGTAACAAAACGTCCAGACCTGGATAATCTGATCAAATCAATCTGCGATGCACTGAATAAAGTCGCTTATGATGACGATTCCCAGGTGGCTGAGATTCATATCACGAAAGAATACGGAGAGATACCTAAAACGATGGTGACACTGAAAGAGATCGAGAGAGTCCGAGAGGAGTGAAATGTTCGTAGCACTGGTGATTATGACGGTTCTACTTTTCATAGCGATGTTGGGAGAATCAGACTCGTTAGGAGAAATCGGACTGTCAATCGCATATAGCTCAACGCTGATAATGATGGTGATTTATCGCCTGAATACGATGCCGAGAGCATAAAAGATTCAAAACTAGGAGGAAGAAAAATGGAAGAACTTAGCTTAGTGATTCAGCAGCCGAAATCGTTCATCACAAACATCGTCTGGAATAAAGACGAAATCAAGAGCTTTATCGAGCAGAAGGTGAAAGACTACAAGAATGTTGTCTACACTGAGGACACGATAAAAGACGCAAAGGCGGACCGAGCGTACCTGAACAAGATGAAGAAATCCATCTCCGCTCGCAGAATTGAGGTCAAGAACGCAATCTTGGCTCCGTATAACGAGTTCGAGGATGGCGTGAAAGAAATCCTGGCCCCGATCGATGAGGCAATCACTGAGATCGATGCCACAATAAAAGGGGCTGAAGCTCAGAAGAAGAAGGAACGCAGAGAAGCCCTGGAAAAGCACTATGAGACTTACGACCAGGATTTCCGCTCCATGGTCGGCTTTGACAGACTCTTGAATGACAAAATGCTTCTGGCCTCTAAGACCGAGAAAAAAGCGATCAGTGAGCTGGATGAGGCAAAACAGAAAATCCTGGCTGATCTTGACACCCTGAAAATGAGCGTTGAAGAACAGGACATGGTATATGCACAGGAAAGATACCTGGCCACATTTGATGTAGCCGAAGTTATTCGTGAGATGCATGAACTCTCCGAGAGAAGAAAAGCGGCGGAGGAGGCCAGCAGACGAGCCCAGGAGCAGCAGGAAGCCGCTAAAACGTCTCAGACAGTAAATTCAGCCAGCGAACGCACAGAAACGGTAGAAACGGCAAATAATAGCGCACAGCAGTATGAACAGGCAGTTGACCCGTTCCTTCAGCAGCCAGAAGCACCAGTCAACGCACTGCCGGCAGCAGAAGAGGTAACAGCCACAGCTCCGGAACCAAAGCAGGAGGAACCAGCTGTAGAGCTCTATCGAGCAAAGTTTATTGCAATCGGTACAAAGCAGCAGCTGATCGACCTGAGACAGTACATGATCGATAGCGGGATCCGCTTTGAATGAGGTGATGGTATGAACTGGGTCAAAGCTATTCCACCGAAGGCTCTGAAAGATCGTTTCGGAATGTACCAGCAAGACAGCTGGCATTCCGAAATGGACCGATGCTGGATTGACAACGATGAAAACATATGCGTTTGCTCTCGCCTGATTCGGACAAAGTTCGGCAACGTGGAACACGTCACGATCACTCACGGGCAACGGACATCTGATGGTTCAGGAGAAATTTCCTGGGCTAAGAAAATGCAGATAAAGAATGAGCTCTTCGGAGAGAACCGATTTGCAATCGAAGTTTATCCGAAGCAGAAAAACCTGGTAGATGTAAGCGATGTTTATCACCTTTGGGTATTCGATAAAAAACTGGAAATGCCGTTCGGCATCGCTCCAAAGGAATATACCAGAGCAATCAACCGAGGATATAACTTCACTGAAGCGGACATGAATACACTGGTAGCGGATTATCAGAGAACTGGAAAGATTTGACTGTAGGAGGCAGGAATGAAGGGGTGGAAATTATTACTAGCTGAGGCAGCTGTACTGATTGTGATGAATATGATGGTGTTTTGCGTAATGTCATTCCCGTTCTATTTCTTCTTTCCTGCTTTAACAGTGATCAAGTGCGCCGCACTGATTGGAGTCATGGTTGGGATTGCCGAAACAATTATTCTGAGAAAAATGTTGTGACTGGGAGGGAATATGTATAAAACTGGGGATTACGTCTATGTTCCAAACGCACTTGAATATTCCTGGGAACCATTCGGAACGAAGATTGAAGAAGTGCAGGAACACGATGGCGAATCAACCTATTACTGCCAGACACCGCAACGGTCCTATACTTTCAATGCTGAGGTGTTCTATCAGCAATTTCCGTTCAAACATAAAGAAGTTTTTCCATTTACCAGAGAGGGATTAGCCAGCTGCAAGACCTATATACACAATTACTACTACGATGGCTTATGCGAGGGATGCGAGTTCGAAGAACTGGGAGGCTTAATCCTGAGGTGTCGCACTTGCCAGAACTGTAAGAAATACCAGAAGGATGGTGAAACGCTTCTCGTTTGCAGCAGAAGAAAACTGGTAGTCGGGAATATTGCGCATTTCGGTTCGGAAATGGAAGCCTGCAGATACTACGTATCGAACAAGATGAAATTTCCTGATTACGAATACATTTTGAAAAACTGCGACTTTAACAAAAATTGCATTCATCACCGGTACAGCTGCCACAAAACCTGCACTTATGAATTTTATCTAAGCAAGCTGATACCGATTCATGGTGTGGAAGAAGAAACCGGCAGATCAGTGTGGATGAAAATTCCGAGGTCACAGTGGATAGAAGCAGATGATACCAGAGAGTTCTGGCCGGCGTGCATCGGATATATGAAAGAAGCCAAGAGGAAAAGCAAAAGCCGGGTGGTCTGGGAAAACTGCGATCGCATGGTGAAATTGAAACCGGAGGTATTGTGAAGTCGTTTCCACTAAGCTAAGATGCAAATGTGAGCACTCGACTGCGCACAATTCTTCCTAGTTTTGGGAGCGGTAGAAATACCGCTCCTTTTTTGATACGAGGAGGATTTATGAAACCGTTTAAGCAGAACATCAACATGCAGAAGATCAGTATCGATAAGCTGGTTCCTGCAGACTATAACCCGAGAAAACGTCTGACACCTGAGGATAAAGAATATCAGGACATAAAACGGAGTATTGAAGAATTTGGATACATTGACCCTATCATTGTCAATAAAGACATGACGATCATTTCAGGACATCAGAGATACTATGTCTTGAAAGATATGGGGATACCAGAAGTTCTGGTCAATGTCGTTGACATGGATAAAGTTAGCGAGAAAATGGCAAACATCGGCCTAAATAAGATCAGTGGCGAATGGGATGAGCAGCAGCTTGCAGACGTTTTGAAAGAGCTGGAAGAGGACGGATATGATTACACACTTACTGGATTTTCTGAAGAGGAGTTCCAGGAACTTCTTGACAGTCTGGAAGATGACCTGGATGACGAAGAAGGAGGATTTGATGGTGAATCTTCTGGAGACGGGAACTTTGAAGAACCTGAGCCTTTTGTTGAGCCTGGTGACATCTGGCTACTCGGCCGCCACAGACTGATGTGCGGAGATTCAACGGACCCGGAGCAGGTAAAGAAACTAATGAACGGAGAGACGGCAAACATGGTGATCACGGACCCGCCGTACAATGTCGATTACGGAGCAACCGAAGTGCTGCGTGGGCAGACCGTTGCTCGTGGAATTTCAAACGACAACATGTCAAAGCAGCATTTTCTGGAATTTCTGACGGCTGCATTTCAGAGTGCTTACGACAATGTGATGGATGGTGGGGCTGTGTACAGCTTTGCTTCCGACAAGTATCTTGATAGCTTCATTGGGGCGATCAATGCTAGTGGGCTGCACTATTCGCAGATGTGTATATGGGAAAAAGATTTCATTATCCTGGGCAACTACGATTATCAGGCGCAGCATGAGCCGGTTATCTATTCTTTCAAACCAACTGCAAAACACACTTTCTATGGTGGAAGAAACAAATCTTCAATTTGGAAGTTCGATCACATGAGAAAAGCTAAGCTACATCCGACAATGAAGCCACTTTCACTGATCGGATTCCCTATCAGAAATTCATCTCAGGAGAATGGTATTGTCCTGGACCTCTTCGGCGGAAGCGGAACGACAATGATCGCTTCAGAGCAGCTAAACCGGTCCGCATATCTCATGGAGATCGACCCGAAATTCGCATCTACGATCGTCCGCCGTTATCTGGCTTATAAGCAGAGTACCGGTGACATTAGAGTGATCAGATACGGTAAAACGATGGACTGTGAGCAGGTTTACGTACCAACTGAGCAGGATTATGCGTATAAAGACGGCTCAGTCGATGATCCTCAGAAGGGTGATATGGAGGACGTTGAAATCCTGGGAGATGATCAGAATTAAGCTCTGAAAATATACACAAACGGAGCTCATAAACAACTCAAATCCTCATAATTATACACAAGTAGCGCACATAAGTGATAATTATATCTAACCGAACGGTTAAATATTTGTGCTTTAGTGACATAGATAATATTACATATGTGCGTTACTATTATCTTGCAGCCGGGAGCTGCCAGCATTTGGGAGAATTTGATATGAGGATTGAGAGAAACAGTTTCATTGAGAGAATGAAGCAGCAGACGATAGGGGTTGAAGTTGAGATGTTTGGCATCAACCGAAAGAGAGCAGCTGTTCTGACCGCAAAGTTCTTTGGGACTTATGTCGATGACAGCTCGATCGGATGGGAACAGCACCTGGATGTTTACTACTGTCTGGATCAGCAGGGACGCAAGTGGAAATACGCTTACGACTGTTCGATCAGACAGCAGGTGAGCAATTATCCGCAGCACCTGAAGTGCGAGCTCAATACGCCGGTTCTGACTTATGACGACATACCGACTCTTCAGGAAGTGCTGAGAATGCTGCGTAAAGAGGGAGCTAAGTCCAATCCTGAAAATTCATGCGGAATCCACGTCCACATTGGAGCGGACCTGGGAAAAGAGGGAGGACACACACCCCAGTCACTTCGAAATCTGACAAATCTGATGAAAGCTCATGAATCGATTCTGATCGAATCGATCAGCATTCCCTGGAACAGAAGAAGGTATTGCAAGACAACTGATAGCCGCTGGGTTGAGGCAGTCAATAAGCAGAAGCCGAAGACAATCGAGGAGTTTAGGCGCTGCTGGTATAAATCGCAGGGTGAGGACCCTGATGGCAATATTCGCCACTACAACGAAACCAGATACCACATGCTCAATCTCCACAGCTTATTCGACCCGCATGGGCACGGGACGATCGAGTTCCGGTGCTTCCAGTTCGACAACCCGAGTCAGGACCGGAAGGGCGGAATACACGCTGGTATGGTAAAGGCTTACATTCAGCTCTGCCTGGCAATGTCTCAGTATTCTAAGGAAGTCACTAGGACGACCCCGAACGAGAACCTGGATAGCAACCACAAATACGCAATGCGCTGCTGGCTTCTGCGTCTGGGATTTATCGGGAAAGAGTTCGAGACGGCAAGAGACGTTCTGACACGCCGACTGAGCGGGAACGCTGCTTACAGCGGGAATAGGGCAGCCTGACTTACAAAAACCTCACAGGGCCTATCAGAGAGGCTCTGTGAGAACAATAAAAGGAGGAATAGACATTATGAGCTACAGAGACAAGTGGATGATTGAGACGATAAAAAAGGCAGAGGATGGTGATCCTGAGGAACTTGAAAGGCTTTACGAAGACCCCGATAACGCAGAACGGTTAGATTGGATGATGCGAGGAGAAGAGTCGATCGAAGAGAGAAACGGATGGTGATGGAATGAGCATCGGTCAGAATATCAGGAAAACCAGATCAGAAAATGGTATGACGCAGACTGAACTGGCTAATAAGATCGGGATCACAAAGCAGTTGATGTACAAGTACGAGATGGACGTAATCAAAGAGATTCCGATTGAAATCGTGGCGAAGGCAGCAAAAGCCCTGGATACAGGGATGCTGGACATTCTTGGTATTGAGGACACGATTACTTCTGAGGAAAGAAAAATGCTCAGAATGTATCGAGAAGCCGACAACGAGCA